TACAAGATTGAAATAGAAGGCGATAGGTGTATGGTAGAACATACACTTACCAGCATGGCATGTCCTTTTGCTGATCAAATCTGTGCTGATATAGAAAGTGCAATGATAAACACACCAGGAGTACGTGCAATTGATAGACAGTTGGTATTTGAACCTATGTTTACAATGGAAATGGTTCCAGAAGAAACTAAACTAATAATGGGATGGTATTAATGACAGTATTTAATGATTTAATTACAAAAGGTCTTAATATAAGTCAAGTTCCTGCTTTAACTAAACAAGCAAGAAATTGGTATAGGTCAAAAGCACAACTAACAAATGTTACTGCAACTAAACTGTTAAGGCAAGCCAATAAGACTACTCAACCTGATATGGTTAGGCCGGGATCTATGATAATGTTTTTTTATGATCCTAAAACTAAAGATAAATTGCCTTACTACGATAAATTTCCTGTTATATTTCCTATTGAAAAAATGGATGACGGATTTCTAGGATTAAATTTTCATTATCTTCCATATAAAATGAGAGCATTGTTTATGGATGCATTATATGAAATTGCTACAGATACAAAATATGATGATAAGACTAGAATAAAAATATCATACGAAAGGTGCAAACAAATGGCATCTTTAAAATTTTATAAACCAACAATAAAAAGATACCTAAATAACCATATTAGATCACGTTTAATTGCCGTAGAAGCTACTGAATGGGATATAGCATTATTTCTCCCGGTTGAGAGATTTGCTAAAGCCAATAAAGGTAAAGTATGGCGAGATAGTCAAAGGATGTTAACAAGATAATGCCAGGTTTCAATATTGGAGAATTTAAATCAAAGATAGATCAGGCTGGCGGACTTGCTAAACCTAATTTATTTTATGTTGAATTTAGTGCTCCTAAATGGATGACTAAACAGAAATCATTATCACTGGGTGACAAATTAAATAATCTTGCTGGCACATTAGCAGGCGTTGGATCAATAGCACAAGGTATTGGAATGAAAGGTGTAGCAGGCCAAATTAGTTCAGCAACAGGTGTTCTTTCAACTGCTGCAGGTGCTGTAAATAGAATATCTAAATTAGCAGGTGGATTAGGTGAAAAACCTATGCAAATGGCTGATGTGCAACAAAATCTATACTTTTTTTGTAATTCAGCTATAATGCCAGGAATCTCATTAGCCCCGATTGATTTTAAACAACATGGATATGGTATGACAGATAGAAGACCTAACTCTGGCGTTGTAGATCAATTAACACTTACATTTACATTAGATAATGGTGGTATGATAATGAAGTTTTTTCATAATTCATTAAATCAGGTTTTTAATTACAATGTCAATGGTAATGATATGCATTCTGTACAAACATTAAATAGTAAAGAGGCTCAACCATTTGAATTTGGTTATCATGATGATTATATCCATGATGAATTGAGATTGACTCATCTTAAACCCGACGGAAGTCCTATTACACAATATACATTTCATGGTGCATATCCTGTGCAAATAGGAGATGTGTCTTTAAGTTGGGCTGCAAATGATGAAATCGCATTACTGCCAGTTGGCTTCATGTATCGTAATTGGACATCATCTCATATATCAGGATCATCACCAAGCACAGGGAAGTCATTATCACTTGGAGATAAGCTACAAAAAATAGGATCTATAGCACAAACAATATCAACATTTAAATCACCACGATCTGTAGGTGATGCTGTGAATTTGATGAATAATGCATCATTAGTTGCATCGAATTTAAATTTTTAATTATTAGGAGTATATATTATGGCCCTTCCAAAAATAGACCAACCTCTATTTAATTTGACCATACCATCAACAAAAGAACAAATAAGAGTAAGACCCTTTCTCGTCAAAGATGAAAAGATATTATTAATAGCACTTGAATCAAATGATCAAATACAAATATTAACCGCTATTCAACAAATAGTACAAAATTGTATACAAGGAGATGTTGATGTTACAAATTTACCAACATTTGATTTAGAATATCTTTTTGTGAGATTAAGAAATATCAGTGTAGGCAATGTAGTGAAATTATCATTTTTAGATGATAGTGTTAGTGATGGTGGTGAACAGATTAATTATGAATTAGATTTAGAAGATGTTAATGTTATATTTCCAGATGAGCCAAATAATATTATTGATATAGATGATACATATAAATTACAAATGAAATATCCTTCATTCACTACTATTTCTAAAATAGGATCTGCTGATATGAATACTGATAATAGTTTTAAATTTATTACTGAATGTATTGATAAATTATTTACTAATGAAGAGGTTTGGGTATTATCTGATAGTACAACTACAGAAAAGACAACTTTTCTTGAAGGATTATCTGTAGAAACATTTAAAAAAATAAATCAATTTTTTGAAGATGCACCTAAATTAAAACATACGATTAAATACCAAACCAGAAATGGAATTAAAGAAAGGACCCTGCAAGGCTTAACCGATTTTTTTATGTATGCATGAGCTATACGAATTTAAGCTCATATTATCAAATAGTATTTTCGATGGTTCAACATCATAAATACTCAATAACAGAAATTGAAAATATTATACCATTTGAAAGGGATCTTTATGTTGATATGTTGGTAGCACACCTCGAAGCAGAGAAGGATAAAAATAATGGCTAAAAAACCAAAGACATTACAACCAAATTCCTCGTATGATGAATTTGATATTGATGGTGATGGAATTGTTAGTGATGAAGAACTTGAAATGAGCAGTAAATTAATGAGACTAGAGAATGAAGATAAAAAAGCAGATGCACAAAGAAATATGGCATGGTTTGCTTTATTTGGAATGTTATTATATCCATTTGCAGTTGTCATTGCAACATGGGTAGGACTAGATACTGCGGGTAAAATATTAGGAGATATGGCACCCACATATTTTGTATCGGTTGCAGCAATAGTAGCAGCATTTTATGCTAAAGAAGCATTGGTTAAAAAATAATGGCACCTTTACCTAATATGAGACAAAAAGCAACCGCTGGTGTTGGCGCTTTTGGCAAAGTAATTACAGACTCAATAAAAGACACAGTTAAGACTACTGCTAAAGTTGGAGTTGCTGGAATAATAGGACCTGAGATATTAACTTTAAAATCAGTTATGTCAAGTGGACTTGGTGATTTAAAAGGTTCTCTATCCCAAAATTATGCTGACTTATTAGGTGCTACGAATGATAATAATGATAATTTAGATGCTATTAAAAAGACAGGTGAAAAGAATTTAAATACACTTAATAAATTAGGAACACTAACAGAGAGTGGCGTTTTATCTCAACTCAGAATAATAAGTGATAATACAAGTTATCTTGCAGAATTAAAAGAGGATCTAGCTATTAATCAAGCAAGAAAAGAATTAGATGTGCAAAGTGCTCCAATGTTTACGGCTGCTAATGATAATACACCATCATCAGATAAAGATAAAAAAGGAATGAGTCCTTTGATGCTGGCAGGTTTAATTATTGGTGGAATATCTGCATTTGCAACTAACTTCTTATCTGCATTGAAAGTTGGCACACTTAAATGGATTAAGGCTGTAGGCAAATTAACAGGTATAACGGCATTACTTACAAAATTAAGTACAGCATTAAAATTTGATAACATTAAAGCCAATTTAAAATTATTTTATAATAATATTGCTAATAATGTTTCCAGATTTAGAACAATGAGTGTTGAAGCTTTCAGAAATGCTGGTACTACAATATCAGAGAGGTTAGCTAAATTAAGAGCATCAATATTAAATATTTTTAAAGGTGAAGGTATGGTTGCAAGAATATTGACATCTATATCCAGAATACCTAAAATGATATCTAGTGTGTTGCAAAATCCTTTTGATGATATTATTATTGGATTGCGAAGTGCGTTTACCGGACTTAAAACCTATACAACAGATCTAGTAAAAGGGTTTAGTTTAAAATCTGTCACTGAGCCATTATCTAAGGTTTGGAATTTTATTAAAAAGAACCCTATAGTAACAGCTCTTGGAAAATTAGGTTCTCTATTAGGAAAAATATTTTATCCAATTGGTGTAGCATTATCTTTATATGATGGCATGAAAGAAGGAAAAAATGAGTTTGATAAGGCAGAGGGATATCAAAAATATTTTAAAGGGTTTCAAGGTGGTGTAAGAGGATTTTTAGGAAGTTTTATAGGCATGCCTTTAGATTTATTAAAGTCTGTAATCTCATGGGCATTAGGGGCATTAGGATTTAAAAAAGCAGAAGCGTTTTTAGACTCATTTAAAATAGAAAATATAATCCGCAAATTAGTTGATGGTGTTTTTGATGTATTGTATAATATAATTAACTCAGTTATTGATGGGATAGCTACTGTGGCGGAAAAGTTGGGTTTTGATAAAGCCGCTAATTCGTTGAAGCAATTAAAATTTAAAAGTAGTGATGATAAATTAAACGCAGAAGCTGCTATGAAATCAGGTGTTGAGGATTTAAGTGGTGTAGGCGGCAGCACATTAAATAGAGCTGGTGGTGAAATAATATTACAAAAAGATCGTCGCCAAGATTATATAGACGGCCGTAGAATGAAAGATTTGCTTAAAGATTATGAATTAAAAAATGATAAGGTTTATATGGATGATCTTTCTTCGACCGTTGATAAATTAGGCCAAGCAGCTAAATCTTTAAACACTATAGCACAGAACATACCTAGTAACTATTCCGCAGGAGGAACAAATATTACTAGTGTTGCGAGTGCTGGAAGTAATAATAACAATAAACAATCTAGTATTACGTTTGGTGGTAACGGTAAAAGTTCTTCCAAAGCCTGGGAAAATATTGTTTTATAAATTATAAAGGCGACCGAAGCCGCCTCTAGTTACAATTTTATTTACTATTAATTAGATTCTGCTAACCGTTGAAAAAATGATAACGATTCATCTTCATCTTGCGCAGGTGCAGCTTCTACTGTAGATAGAGGTGCTGCAGCAACAGGGGCAGCTTTTGCAGATGTCTCTAAATTATATGAAGCTGGTTCTTGATTAGGTGTTTCAACAGATTGCTGAACACCATCTAATGCAAGCACAGTATATAACTTTTGTTTTAATTCATCATATGATTTAAAGTTAGAAGGATCCGTAAATTCCTTAATACTAAACTGTGACTTCCATGTTTTTTCCATTTTATCATCATCATCTAATAATGGTCTAGGTGTATCAAATTCTGATTTATCATAATTACGATATCCTTCAACATTACGTATCTTTAATTTAAAATCTGCGCCTTCCCACAAATCAAATGGATTTCTTGGACTTTCATCTTCAAATTCTGGGTTCATCATATCATTTAATTTATCAAATATTTTTTTACCATATTTGTATAAAAACACTTGTCCTTCATTTTGAGGATTACTAGGATCTTTAACAACATAGATATTAGAATAGAAGGATAATCTTCTTTTATATTTCCTTACAAGATCTTTATTAGCTGCTATGCCCGAATTCCATAACATATTATTATATTCGGATACAGGATCTTTTTGTGCTAGAGTTGTTAATGATCTTTCGATATACCACTTTCCAGTAGGACCTTGAAATCCATGATCCCATACTCTCACAAAAGGAACATCTTCATTTTGTGGAGCAGGCAAGAAACGTATAACTGCATATCCATTTCCTCCCTTATCAACTTCGGGTTTCCAGAATCTTGTATCAGCACTACTATTTTGAGCTGATGAAATATTTAATTTATTAAGTTCGGAAGTTATTTTGTCAATTGAATTTTGACGTGAATTTTTCATATCTGAAAAAGAGCTAGACATATTATATCTCCTTATTGTATAGCGGTTTATAGCGGTGTATTAATTTGTATTAAAATGATCTAATACAAATTGTTTATATTTGTTTAATTGTATAGATAGAAATGGTTTATAATTTTCCATCTTATTATTTATATTACTCCATATAATGTCAGAAGTCAACTTATTATTCCACACCTTAGAATAATTAATTAACATATCTAATATTATAATAGTTTCGATGCATATCTCATCTCTCATAAAGAGGAGCATTAAATGGGGATGACCATATTCTGGCATTTTAAAATTATCATCAAAGTTATCTTTTAATTTGCATAGATCTTGTTTAAATGTATATGATAATGATTCTTGTCTTTTTTTCCAATCATTATATACTTTATCTGATGCATTGTCTTTCACACTCCCGACCCAAAAATCTGGACCTTCACATAACATATTGGCTAATAAGTAATTAACCACTTCTTTCTTTTTTGATAATTTATAAAATAGATACTTATCTCTTCTAGTATCAAACTTATCTTTTGATACATTTATTTTACCATTATATTTAAAATAATCATAGCTACCACTAAAGTGTCTCTTTAGAGCTAAGTAACTTTGATATGCTTCAAACGGTTCCAATTTTACGAAATTCCTCATATAGGTAATTGGGCTCCATGCTTCAATAAATTTGCATCATGACATTCTACTTCTAATTTAGCTTTAATTACAGATGACTGTCTTGTCAATTGTGCTATTGTTTCTACTTCCATTTTATTTTGTTCTGAATATATGAGTAAAGCTTCCATGTACTCACATTTTTTCTCTGATACAATTCGCTCAATATCTGCTGCAAATTTGTGTTTATTTTTTATTTCTATCATATTTAATAATGGTGCCGTCACCAAGATTTGAACTCGGGACCTGATGATTACAAATCAACTGCTCTACCAACTGAGCTATGACGGCAATTCCTTTCCTATTATATAATTTATTATACTATATTTTATTGATAATATCAACAATAAAATTATATTTATTGTTCAATACCTAGCCATGCATAACATCCAGGAGCATAATCTTCTGCTATATCTTTAAATCTTATTTGGAATAATTTACTTGACTCTATCCAATAATCTAAGGGATAATCAAAAAACTCTTCCATATCATCTGAGGTATATGCCCAAGGAAAAAATTTAGTTGTTGCTATGTGTTTTGAAAATATAAACATAGGGCAGTATAAAAACTTGCCCATCCACATTGTAGAACCATGATAACCTATTGCTAGTTTACATCTTGCATATAAATCATGTACTTCTCTTATTGGGCTTCTATAACTAACCTCCACAATAGTCTCATTTGGATTTTTTTCTTTAATTGTTTTAATAAACTCAGGCCACTTATTATTGAGTTCATCCTTCCATTGTTTATTTTTAGCATATACACTCATCGGTATTTCATTATCTAACGTTGTATTAATTACTATTATATTTCTCTCATATCTATTATGGTATTCACTAAGCCAAAAATTATGTGCAGAACTGCCATTAAAATAATTAATATGGTCTACATCATAATTATCATCAAAAGAATGATAACATTCTACATTAGCTTCAATAGATGCATTATGTATATAATTAGCCAAACTAAAGATTGACCACGGAGTCTTATTATTATATTTCCAATTTGCTTTATTTTTATAATGGAACCATAATGTGACAAATTTTTTCTTTCTAAATGATTGCATATAGGCATAGCTGATCGGAGATACAAAATCACCATATCCAATTTTTGCTTTCCATTCTATATTCACAATATTTTTTCCCAAGAAAAAGTTATTATAGGTTTAGGCCCCTTCAATCTATTTCTTCTGGCTACTGCATTTCTCATTGTATCCCAATCTGTCTTTGATCCTGGTTGGTACAATACCATTTTTTCATTATCATAAATTGTTATATCAACATCTGAGAATATTATTTTTCTTCCTTTTCTTAGAGGAGTAGCTTCCCATATAGTAGGAGATAATATTGCACCGGATTCCTTTAATGATTCATAAAACAAATCATCTCCCGTATGCATGTTAGTTAATTCTTCATCATACCCAGTAGCTGACCAAAATGTATCTTTGTGTATTAAAAATACATTTATAGCTTCTTTATTTTTATTTGAGATACTAAACGTATATACTTTTTGATTATCTGTAGTGCCTGATTTTATAAAGTTATTAATTTCCTTAATAGTATCTATATCTATTTCCCAATCAATATCTATTAACAAATTCCAATCAGTATCTGTTTTATCCATGCCTAGATTTCTACAACCATGTGAATTAAATCCGATATCATATATTACTCTATATAAATCAATATTGATATTAAAATTTTTAATAATAGGTTCAGCCGGTGTCCTGGATGCATCATCAACAATTATTATCCTGTTGTAATAATTACTACATTGTTTATATTTTTCTAGTTGTTTTTTTAGAAAATCTTTTTCATTATAATAGGTATGAATTATATTAAACATACACCTTCCTATTATCAAATGCTCTGTCCCAACCAAAGAATCTTGCTTTCCAATCACTTTGATCATCAGATGCAAGATGTTTCCATTCTTCCTTTTTATTAAAAACCTCTATAGCTTTATTATCCCAATCAGTGCTGAGAATTAAATCTTCGGCTTTTCTTTTGATATCACATATTTCTTGAAAATTATTTCTATCTACTTCAATATGGAATAATTCAAAACATACATGTTCACTTACATAATCAATACTAATATCAATTCCATATTTTGATTTAATTGATAGTAATTTATTTAGTAGAGGTCTCTCTCCCTTTAACCGTAATAATTGTAGTCTTGCATCACCTCCATACACCCAACGGGTATTAATGATGCAGTGATCTAGAACCGGCCCTTGTACGGCGTTCTCTGCGTCTTTAAACCATGATTTATGGTGTGCTGTGTGGTATAAATGCTTTTCGGATATATCTATACCTTGATTATGATACCAATATTGTTCGAGGGGTGTTAATTCATATCCATCTTTATCAAAAAATCGTAATGATTTAGATAATGCATCATCATCACTTATAGAGTATAGTATCTCTGGTGATGGTTCATGCCAATTATTTGTCAGTTCCAGTTTCATTATTTACTCCATAATAAAAATTGCGTTCAGCGTAATAGTCTTCCCATGTATATTTATCTGTTGGTAATTGTATGGTTTTTTTCTTGCGCGCCGGTAGTTCTTTATTAATCACTCTATTAATTTTTTTCTTTGGTGTATTTAATCTTCTTATATTCATTTAAAGCTATTCTCTTATTTGTTGTTTTTATTATTAATTTATAATTGTGATATACAAGATATTCAGTTTTACTTTTTCTTGTGGTAATAATAATGGTAGCCATGATATGGCCTATTTCTTTTTTTTAACTATACTTCTTAAGCTTTTCATGACGTCATCAATGTTTGGTTTTTTTGAGTTGGGATTATACACACATCGGTATTGTTTAGGACATCCAATAATTGTATCTGTAAATTCCATTTCATATGTTTTTTGTGCGCCTCTATATACACATGCCAAGCCACCATTGAATGTTTTTTGAAACATCAATCTACATGTTGTATATTTTTTTAAAGTTTTATCACCTCTATGTATTTGCTGTTGTCTAGTATATTCTTTTTTCTTACCATATGTCTTAGCTTTTGCTAAACTCTCTATAGGTATAATAACACATAAAAATATAAAAATCAACAAATATTTTATTATCATATTTTCCCCATGATATCTAAAATAATATAACCACCAATAACTATGAATCCAGCACCGCCTAACATCAGAATAGCTATGCCAATTGCATTTAGTATTTCTTTCTTTCTTTGTGCTTGATCATAAATCATACGTTGTCTATCTTTTCTGATTTTACCTTGCAGAGCTAATAATTCATTCCAAGCAGCAGGACCATGTGTTAAATTAATAAAGGTTTTTAATTCTTGTTCCATTGCTTCTGCTTTTTTCTTTGCCGCAAATATATCCATAGCTTCTTGTTCAATACTTGATCCATCAAACATCTTTTTAAATAATGGTGGTTTCTTATTCATTTTTTCAGCATGATCAAGATCTGCTATAGCGCCCATCCAACGTCCTACATCTGAATACATACTTTCCATATCTTTACCGAAAGTTATTCCTTTTTTTATAACATTGAAAGCTGATGTTGCTATAGCTATTGCGCTTATTGGATCCATTATTTGTGTACCTTTGTTTTAGATGTGTCAACTGTCTTAGGCAGACAATATGCAGTGATTCGATCTGTTTCACTATCACGCCTTGGTACATTAGGTTGAGCATTAATACGCTCTGCAAAGTATAGGCAATTGTTTATATTCTCAAAATATAAGTCTCGGTTCACTACAGTATTACCCAACATAACAGTTAGAAGAAATACAGTAGTCATTGTTCTTTCCTATTTATAAATATATAATATGTAATAACTATTTATTAGGAATATAATGAAATTATTAAATTTATTAAAAAAAAGATTTAATGCAACTCACTGGTCTGATAAACAAATAGAAAAAAATAAACTTGATTATATTTTAGATTGTATATATCATACTCCATCTAAACAATGTAGATATGCATATGAGGTCTTTGTATTAAATAATAGTACAAATGCGCAATCTATTAAGGAATGGTTATTTTGGGAAAATACTGTATGTGTTGGAGGATCAAGATTTAATGCTTATGTTGATCCAGATAAAGTAAACCCCCAAAATAATAGATACAACGGTCAAGTGAGAGCACCAACTGTATTAATTTGGGTGGGCAAGAATAAAAGCAATGATACAAAAAATGATTGTGTTGTAAGTGCAACGGTTGCTATGATGGCAGCACAAGAACAAAATATAGATACAGGATTTTGTGGGTGCTTTGGTATGAATGATGTTCCAACTAAACTTGATAGAAAGAATCATTACGCTCATATGATATTAGGATTAGGTTATATAGATTATATGACGGAGACATCTAACACAGTCATAGCAGAAGAATATAACAGAAAAGTGTATAAGAATGATGTACATTATGGAAATGATACTAATAATATTGCATCAGGATTAACTCATAGATATAGGAGTATAAAGCCCTTTAAAAATACAATAATAAAATCAATATAAATAATTATTATTATAGGAGTATATACCATGGATAATGTGATTGTTAACTCACAAAAAAATAAAACCTCAGGATCAATTAATTTTAATAACCAAGATGTTGATTTATCAACAATTGCTGATGAACTTGCGTTACTTAATATAGGCGATTGGGAACCTTTAAAATTTAAAATTAATTGTAATCAATTTAAAAAAGAAATAAAACAATTAGATAATGAATGGGTTGATTATCTGCCTAGAACAGATAGACCAAATAACAGATTGGGTATGGCAATAACTAATCTGCCAGGAATGACACACCAAGATAATCCTAGCCTTGCACAAGCTTGCATATCAGCAGGTAGAAGAGTGAAAGAAGAAGAATTTAATAATCATACAATGATATTTGATAAATTGCCTTCATTGCATAATGTATTAGATACTTTTGAACCACTTGGTAGAACATTTTTAGTAAGATGTGGTATAGGCGGCCATTTTTATCCACATAGAGATCATCACAATATGCCTAGAGAAGCATTTAGATTAATAGCTTTTTTAGAAGATTGTTCACCACATCAATATGATTGGATACATGATAATAAAATAATGCCTATAGAAGAAGGGAGGGTGTATTATGTTAATACTAGAAAGATACATAGAACAATGAGTTGGGCTAAAAGAAGTACACATTTAATAATTAACTCACCATTCAATTCAATAAATGTACAAAAGGTATTGGCTAATTTGCGTTAGGGAGAATATTGTCAACATATTGTTTGTGTTGTGATAATGTTAATATGCTTTGTATGCAGTTAGGATTGTTACTGCGACCACAACAAGTATTTTTCATATTATCTAAAATTGTTGTATTAATATTATAATTTTTATTTAAATAATTAGATAGTATATTTAATGTACTACGTTTATTTAAATTTTGCATAGAAATAAAGGGATACATACCTAACTTATGTGCTTCCATTATTTGCTTAGGTATAATAAAATTGCCAGCTGGGTTTAACTTATGTTTACCTATATGTGTTGATCTATATTTTTTAAAAAGATAATATCTATCAGTTATTCTTACACAATTATGCCATGCATCATTAATACACATTCCACCAAATGCTACTACATCATCATCTTTATATAATACATCAAATCTAATATAGTCTTGGGTTCTAGATGCATCTTTATAATTATTGGCATTAATATGATTTAAATTTTTAAGTTCATCATAAGCCACGGCAAATAATTTATCTATTAAATATTTGTCTTTAATTTTATTCTTAATATTGAAATTCATTTTTCTTTACATGTTCAAAAAAAGGTGCTATTTTAAAATCTTGAGTAATGCGCCCGCGCCTTGTACTATTTAATAAAGGAGAATACTCACCATTATTATCCCAATTAGTTAATTTAATCCATATTCCACTTTTATAGACTAGCTTGGGTTTGGGGTTTACAGGAAATAAAATACTTTGTTTTTCTATTCTTATAAAAGTTTTATCAATATGTTCTTGTGTAATATTGAATTGATTGGCAACTAAATTAGTTAAAGTATTCATATCATGATTGGGTGCGTTAATATATCTCCCAATCTGCCCTACATTCTTAAATCTTATAACACAATTTTCGATACCATTATTCTTTAATAAATTAATCATACGTGTGGGTGCATCATCATTAAGACCCTTAACCATTATACAACCAATATCTATAACCATATTCATTTTCTTAATATTTTGTAATGCTAATATTTTTTTATCTGCACATCTTAATTCATCTATTTCTTCATACCAATCATTATTATCTACACCATTCATGCTAATATAGACATGTCGCAATCCTGCTTCTTTTAATGATTCAATATAAGACAATTTAGATAGTCTTAAACCATTAGTGAGCAAGCATACTTTATGACCAGCTTTTTTTACTCTAGTAATTATAGATGGCAAATCCTTTCTCATAGTAGGTTCTGCGCCTATAATTCTTATCATAATTCTTTTAGGAAATTTGCTTATACAATATATAAGTTTATCTATATCCATATCAGGAATATTTCTATTAGGAATATAACAATTCTTACATTTCATATTGCATCTATGAGTTACATCAGCTACTACTTCTGCAAATGTATTATCCTGAGGATTTTGTTCATAGTAATTTAGCGTTGACATCTATTCTCTTCTTAGCATCTTTAAAAGACATTTGCTTTATTCTTAATTTAAACAATACTCTATCTTCATTAATTTGTTTAGGTACTGCGTGTAAATGATTTGTATTGATTAATGCAACATCATAATAATAATGACCAATGTTCTTAAACGAAATGGGTGTTTGTGAACCAACAACTAAAAAATTAATAGCACACATTACATCGCCATCAACATGATAGGGAACATCAGTACCTTCTTTTTGATTAAAAAATCTTGGACTTAAATCATCTACCATTAATATTCTTTTAAAAATTTTATGTAATCTGTCTGATTCATTATTTGGATCCACATCTATCTTTGAAGATATCTTCCAATCCCTTTGATTAGAGAACCAGTCTTTATCTTCAACATTGTAACTGATACTGTCTTTTTCAATAAACCCTAATCTTTTATATCTCTCAAGATTCTTTTCATTTATAGCATTATATCTAATAGCTTTTGATTCTTCTAATAATTTATTTTTATTATAATTAATTTTAAATGAATATATTACACTATCTTTTAAATCATTTAATCTATCATCTACTATACTACTCATTATTATTCTTCCATCCCATAACCTAACATTTCAGCAACACCAAAAACTTCCATTATCATAAACGACATCAATAAAAGTATAATACTCCATACAATAAGTTTACCACTAAAATTTGTAGCTGCTAATTTAATTGCGATTAACTCATTGCCAAAAAATCTCATAGCTAGTTCAAATTCATTATGATCGCTATTGCCTTCTTTACTTTGTATTGCTTTGGTATGCTGCTTGGCAAATTTAATAGGTGGTTCATTATTTTTCTTTTCTTCCATTATAATCTCCTAAAAAAAATGTAGGGGTAACAATTCCCCTACACGGATGTATTAAGCCATCACACTTTTTAGCAGGACTATTTTAGTTCCCTCGTGCGTCCAGCCCGCCCTGCTGTGTAGGTAATTTTACGTTCTTATATCGAGTCTACCTTATTCTTAGTGGTAGCCCACCTACGTCGCCGCACCTCGTAAAGTGCACACGTGAATCCTGGTTTTTTGTAAGTAGTGTTGCAACACATACATACCTCAGGAAAGCTTTGGAGGATTCTGTTTCCAAGCTCCTCCGGGCTCATAAGAATTATGCTACAAGAGCTATATCTTTAGGACTAACATTGTCATTTACTTTTATTTACTTTCTTCGCATTAACCCAGCTTAGATCGGGATAACTTAACACTTTTACTAATCACCAGTCGATTCTGTTTCAGCCCCATCAGAATTATTTACAAAGGTCTTCGTACTTTGTTGTATGCACCCTATGTTGAGAAAGGTCTCTTCCAAGATATCCTACAGGTTTATTTTTCAATTCTTGTTTCTTCAACCATAATTTTATTTTTTCTTTAATCTTTTTAAACATATCATCCTCTTAAATAATTATGGTGGAGCTGCTCGGCACTGCCCCGAGGTCTTGTATGATATTCAAATTGCCTCATTGTTATACTTTTATTTATCTTCTTTTAAACTTGTTTCTTTTATCAAATTTTTTATCATCTCTTCTACTGAATGTGTTATCAGTAACAGGCATCTTAGGTGAGCGATATCCATTAGGTAACTTAAAATTATTCTCTCTAGCCCAATGGATTGTTTGCTCTACTGTATGTTTTCTCAATTTATTATTCTCCAAATAAAATTAAATAGGGGGGGAGAGTGGTTAGCTCTCCCATGCGCAACTTTTAAACAGATACTAGAGATTTAGATTTCTCTGCATACTTTAAAGCAGATTCTAATGCAAGATTCTTTTTATCTTTATTAACACCAAACCATGCGGATTGTAAACGAGTATCTTGATTACGACCTAATTCATGATCAGTTAAAAAGGTAACAGCATTAAAAGCCTGCCACCAAGAACCTTCAGCATATTCAGCACCTGGTTGTGTATGTAATATTTCTTTAGCTCTAATAGCATTTCTTGATGCATCTTCTTTATTTTTACCATAATTAGGAAACACTAATTTAAAGTATGCATCTAGTTCTATATCTTCAGCTTTCTTAATTCCTAAAAAGCTTGCCATATCTTTATACTTATCCATCTTATCTTTAGCAATACCTAAAGCTTCTTCCATCTCTCTCACATTAAATGTCTTTCTATGTGTTTGTGTGGAAGCTATATTGGATACAGTTCCTAAACTTAAAGATAAAGTATTATTACATACTACTCTTATAGGTGTAGCTCTCATATGAATACCTGCACCAAATTTATGTGGGTTTACTAATAATAAAAAGTTATCAACCTGGTCTCCTTTAAACAATTCAAAAGAGTCTTTCATTTTAGCTAAACCCCAAACGATTTGNCCATCTTTTAATGATCCTGCAGTATGCATCTCCAGATCTTTCTTTTCAACAAATCTATCAAATATCTCAAATGCTTCAGCATTCTGGCAAGGATTCCAAGATTTAGATACGGTGGTAAGGAACTTATTATCTGTATCCCTTACAAGACCAAATTTGCCTGTCTCTACTTTTTTACCATCTACTTCAAAGAAGGTAGGAAGCTTAGACACTGTCCAATCTATTTGTGCTGCTTTTAACATCTCTGCAGTAGTAAGATTATTATCTACTTTAGTACCTAATCCGTGCCACGGAACTTCACCGGCATATGCCATTGTTTCTACTTCATGACTCATAATATATTCTCCACTTTAATTTTCATTTTATAATTTATTATATCACAAAAATAAACTAATGTCAACCTTTTTTTTGATAAAAGTTTATTTAAATTCATCAGGTCCTAATAAACCTTCTTCAACACTTTTAATATGTTTACACTTACGATATGCTGCACAGTTACAATCAAATCCATAATTAGTCATTGTAACACTATACTTATCACCCTTAGAACCAATCACCGGCCATACTACATCTACCAGGTGATGATTCTTAGTATTAATATATTCAGATCTATGTGACATTACTTATTAATCCTAATAAGGGTTATAATCAATATCTAAACCATATTCAAAATGACCATTGTCCATATCAAATATGCATTTATGTACTAAATTACAAAATACTTCCTTCATAGGGATTCCTTCTTTATCACCTATCTCTTCACATAATTCAATACGTTTAATTTTAGCATAACCAAACTTGCCATAAACTTCTTGACCGACTTTTAACTTTGCACCAGACATATTATAATACTCCCTTATTAACATCATTCCATACTTCAGTAACAGCTTCCTGCACATCACTTGCATCCATCCATGGATACTCGAGTTGTCTTATAATCTCAACCTTTGTTATAGCTTGTTGAAGAACTTCAGATTCTTTAATAAGCTTTTCTGCTATATCAAAGAATTTTTCTTCTAGATCTAATACCCATTTACTTGTCTTACTCATAAAATATCTCCTTATTTCTTTATTTTATAATTAATTATATCACAAAAATAAACTAATGTCAACAGTTTTTTTCAGAAAAATACATTTTTATTTAATTAATTTTCTCATATCAGCCATCTTATTATAATCAATAAGCCATTGCTTAGGAGTTTTAATTGGAATATTCTTAATAATCATTTTAAGACCTGCTTTTTTAATTTCACTCTTTAAAAGTTTAGCAGCATCAACACCCATAAATCTGGATACTAGTCTTAATAATACTTTACGGTAGGAGACATCATGATGCATGTAGCCAGCCGAATGAGCTAACTCGTGTAATAAGACATATTGATCAAATCCACATGTCTGATCTAATTGTATCTTATATCCCCATGATGTGCCAGCGGTTGCTGGATCTTTAACTAATTTTTTAGCTACAACAATTACATTTTTATAACCACGAGACTGTGTGAGCTCAACCCATAATTTGGATTTACATACTCTCTTTGCATATTTTTGAGCTTCATTTATAGAATTAAATTTAATAGTACAAGGCCATTTTTTTTCAAATCTTCTTTCAGCATCATAAAATTTTGATTTAGTGGAATCTTTATATGCAACTCTACCTTGATTCTTTAATCTATTTTTTTTCTTATAATATGTTGCATACTTAATAGCCAAATCATCATCCATAATTATCCTTGCCGACTTAAATGGATCATCATATACTTTTAATTTCATATTTTTACCCTTTAATTTTTTATCTATATTATTATTATAGTGTAAGTTTAAATTAAAGTCAACAGTTTTGTGATAAAAATTATTAATTAGTTTTGTTGAAAAAAGATTCGACGTTGTCTTTAGCAAGCTGTAAGGATTTGTGGAGTGTGTCTTTAACTTTATCAGTAGTCCAATCGACATTCCAACTCTTACCTTTTTTAGTAATGATGGCAATACATATTCTCATATTACCACGATCTATAAATGCTTCGTGTGTTATAGATTTAGAATTTTTATTTTGTTTCCAAATAAATTTATACATCTATTTATTAATCCTTTACTTTATCATACGATTATCTTGATGTTTTGCTCTTATTGCCTTAGGCCATGATACTTTTTTCTTAGGCCTATCATTAGTGGGAACTGAACCAAACATATTACTATCAACCATTTTAGGTTTTAACTTAGATTTTAAATTATTTAATTCATTATTATCTACTGATTTATTATAATGTTTTTTAATCTCTTCAGCTTTTTCTTTAAGAGCATCAAGAGATATTTCTTTAGAGAGTTTTTTTCTCTCTTGAATATTAAAATCTAATTTATCTCTAATATTTTTTATTCTTTTTTCGAAATCATCATCCATAATATTTATCTCCCTAATTAATATTTAAAATTTGTTCTGTGTAAACAATAAAAATCCCATACCCAGAATATAATAATAGACATAATAATATCACCTGCTGCTGCACATTGTGTAATACTCCAACTAGTTAGTATTATTGCAATCCAATCAATGATAGTAAATTTATTCATCTATTTTATGAACCACTAATGGCGAACTTGAATATGAATCCATATAATCATTGCCCATAAATCTTCTAACATTAACTCTCTTATACAATGTTCCTTCTTTCATAACATACGTAACTAATTCTTGCTGAACTAATTCACCATCAGGCTGATCAAATACATTATCTAAATTATATAATGATTTTTCTTCTTCATTCATAACACTATTCTCTATCATTTTACACTTCCTATCATTATTAATATTGCAACATAAAAAAAGGCAAAGATTAAAACCGGTGTTGCATTAGATAAATGTTTATTATCTTTCGGTTCATAATCTTCTTTTAAATAATAATAACCCATATAATCCCTATCCCAAGCATCTCTTCTTGTATCTTTTTTAGTTTGATCTATTTTAATAGATAGTGGATCTACCTTGTAATCAATTCTTGTTCTACTCATTAGAATATCTCTTCTTTTTAAATCTAAGGGTGTAAGTATGGCCTTCATATCTAAATGTAATTTTTGAAGAGTCATAAACATGTTCTGTGTGTTCTCTATATCTGGTTTCATTTCCACATATTGTTTTTGTATCATTTGATGCATCGGAATTAGAATGACCTAACATACCTCCTATAATAGCGCCCAACGCACCATTATTTTTAGCATCTCCAACATTGTTACCTATTATACCACCAATGATAGCACCCTTTAAAGTATCACCAGTCTTATCGCCACCTGTAGTTATATCTTTACATATTTGCAACTGGTATGGCATTCTTTTTATTACCATTTTATAATCATCTACTATAGTAGCATCTTGAGCTAATGCATTACTTGTTATGGCTATACCTACTAACAATATATAATAATTTTTAAAAAACATTTAAAACTCCTCAGCTATGCCTAATAGTTCGGCTACAATAAATAGGCAGGCTGCTAATTGTATTTGCGAAGCAAAAAGCGCTACGCCTCCTCCTATTCTAATTACACTCTTAACCATAGATATATAAAAGTGTTTCTTACTAGGATCTTTTCCAACGGTATTATTCAACATTTTCCTTATACCTAACATCCTTGTTCTCCATCAGGCATACTATTTGCTTTCTCTGTTTTATTATTAAAAGAGAAAAGTGGAAGGATGTTATTAACAGATGTATGATCGCCTGTTCTGTGAACATAATCATCTAACTCTGTCTCAATCCATTTCTCTTCTTTATTATCAAATATTTTTTCCATAGCAAACATTCTATCTTCATAGTATGTTACTGTCCATACCTTATCTTCAGAAGATAACTCTGCTTCCGCCATTCGATTACCATGGTGGTACATATGGTTAGCATTTGGATTAAACGACCATATCTCGCCATCATCACCATGAAAGGTAAAGTCATCTTTATTTTTTACTACTACCTTATCTTCTTTAGGTTCAGGGAAGCCAGATTGAATAACTTTATTATATTCATCCATACATACTACTTCATCTATATAAGTAAAGCCAGCTGCCCATAACGAGGATCTAATAGTTCTCATTACTTCATTTAAATGATCGGTTTCTATTTCATGTGAATTAATAAGACCGTCATCATCTATAGTTATCTTAATCTTCATTTTTATCTCCTCATGCTAGCTAGCTCTTTAGCTGCGTTACTATCTTTTCTAATTGGAATAAGATTACTTTTATGCAATGTACCAATACCTATTATCTCATCACCCGTATAAGTATTTTCTTTACGAGCTGAGCAAACACCTATTATATTATTAGAACAAGAATAAGATCCTTGATGTATAGTATAATCTGGAACTTTATATATACCTAACCTTTTACCTTTCGCGGAATGAGGTAATTTAGCTTTAAGCTGATCGGGCGCGAGCCCACGCTTCCGAAGCCAGGTATCATGTTCATGCCTTGATTGTAATTCACGTGAACTTATTTTCTTTTTTCTTTTCATAATATCTCCTATATAACAATAGCTAGTAATAAGACTATAGCTAATACACTATAGAACAATACTACAAATACACCAAGCTTTAGTATGAGACTTATTAACCCAAACATACCCATACCGTAGCTAAGAACATAAAGAACACAACATAATTTAAAAATTCCGTAATCAACATTTTTATTCCTTCTCTATTATATACTTTATTATATTACAAAAATAAATTAAAAGCAACCGTTAATACTCTTTAGATTCTATAGATAGAATCTGATGAGGAAAATATCCAAAGTCACTATAATTCTTTAATGCATCATTAATAGAGTCTTGCTCACTCTTATCACTAAGACCATAGACTATAGCTTTATCTCCGCTAGGTGCGTCACCTGCGTCTTTAAAGATTTGTAAAGGATCATATTTTATTTTAGTTTCATAAGTCATTTAAATTTCCACTTCTATTATTTCATTACTACAATAATTAGTATACTATATTTTTTTAATTAAGTCAACAGAAAAAGGTTATAATCGAAATTTTTTTTTAATTTTTTTTTTATATCGAATATTTGGAAAACCTTTTGCTCTTTTCATAGGTCGCTCATTAAGGGCAATTCGCTTTACCCACCCCCCGGCTAGCTATGTGCCACCCTGAATAATCGCCTAGTGCTTTATATCCATACCTCCCATATCATCAGGCCACCTTACATTATAGCCGCCAGGGCCTACATCAGGACATACAGCCAGGAACATACCCCACTCACCCTTACTAACATAAGCCCATACATCATTAAGTCCCATATACTCAAAACCATAAAGAATTCTATCTACGATACTCTTTACTTTTATACTAGTGGGATTGAGGTAAGGGTAGGTAATGTGTATCACATCCCCTTGTATAGACTGAGGCGCGCCGGCGGTTATCTTTACTCTTAAAGAAGAATCAACCTCTCTTATCATTCTATTAATAAGATCCTTCTGAGTATCATTAAAATGTTTCATTTAAACCCTCTCAATTGTATTCGGTGAAGAATAATACGTGTAACTAGGACCTAAGTCTAATCTATAAAGTTTTACTCGCTTAGCAGTAAAACCAATTATCTTAGCAGCTTTCATATGATCCGGGTTGCCAATGATGTTAACTACATCATTAACTTTAAGATTAAACTTTTCAGTTACATTTTTCATTTAAGCACCAAAGCTTTGTTCGAATACTGGACGAGTCTCTAAAGGAGCAACACCCATCAATTCGTGAGTATTAAGCTCTTCTATTATACCTACCTGGACATCCTTAGTAACTAGGATAATAGTACTATCACTATTGATAAATCTTTCAATAGCTAAACCACTATTCCAAGCGTCATGAGTCTCAGACATAAGAAACGAAGCAAACTCATTAACCTTATTAGTATCCGTAGTAGAGATCTCAACCTCTAACTCTTCTAACTTATTAACTTTACTTGAAACGATGATGTCTTTAAAATTTGCGAAGTCCATTTTATTTCCTTTTCTCTATTATATAATTTATTATACCATAGAAAAAAACATAAGTCAACAGTTTTTTTCACAAAAACTCACTTTTTTTTAACTTTCTTTTAACCGCTTTCTCTCTCTCATATCTCTCAGGGTCTCTACTCTCTACCTCACTACAAACCCCCGCATATATGCGCAGTATATCGCTTCTATCATAGCCGCATAGAGAGCTCCCGTATATCCCCTCGAGAGAATGGATTAATGCGGCTTAACGAGCTCATTATTATTTTTATTTCTATTTAAAATGAATTAAAAAAGGAAAACACTGTGATATACTGTGGTTCACTGTGTATTTTAGGGCGCTTTCCAGCGTAAGACTACGTCTATTTAATATATACCGCGCGGCCAGATATGCTATTTATAGACAGACTTAATCATGTTAGATTTATCTCTAGATTCTACCATATTAGAGACTAATTTATCTATTTCTTCTATATGTTGTGGGTGTTCTCCTATGGCTACAGGATTGTTTAAATAGATCTCTAATGTAGCTTTATTAGTTAAATAATCACCTTCATACTTAGCCAACATAGCTTGTAGTATTTCTTCTTTCATATTGTATCTCCCTCAATATAATGTTTTTATATGTGTTTTAAATTTATTAACGTCTTCTATATTATTAAATAATACTGTGTGTTCATACGAATCAGTATAGTAATCTTTAATATATTCTTTGTGTTTTATATTCTCTTTAAGCCAGTTATTAATTCTTAGTGTATAGTCGCTATGAAATGTAATCTTAATAGCTTTAGATTTCCAAGCTAATTTATATTCAAATATCTCTTGTGGTGTCAATGTGTTTATCCTTTAAATTTAGATTCATACGCACAATATGAGTGTTTTTGTATTTCTGAAAAAGATGTTTTCAATGGTGTAAGTGAATCATCCAAAGTAATATTTTTTCTTAAGGGTACCGCCTTTAAAGCTGCTCTATGTCTATCGGACTTTACAAATATTAATGTGAAATCTTCATGCTTAGCTATATTAACAGCTTCTTCCATATCGTCCTCATTGTATCCAAATATGATATATTGCCATACTATATCATGCCCTAAAGCTCTACCTTGTTGCATACGTGCCCAAGTGTCTTTAAAATTAGATCCTACTCTATATATCTCAGACTTCTCGTCTATGCCATCAACTCCAAAAACCCAGCTATTTTTACCTCTATTATAACTATAAGCTTCATTCCAAAAACTATCTGTCTTACCACTACCAACAGTAGATATACGCACATACTTTCCTATTGCGAGTTTTAATAGATTTAAAAAATTAGGATGATATATAGGATCAGAAATCTGCCCACAGAAATTAATTTGATCATAATAGTCTAATATTTTATGCATCTCCTTTTCTTGTAAATCTCTACCTCTTTTTATCATAGGTTGTGTATGAAGTCTTTGTCTTTGACACATCGGGCATCTAAATACGCACCTAGAAGAAGCATCTATATTTAGACTTTTGTATTTTTGATAATGGGCATATTTTTCTGAGAACATCATTTTTTACTACATTTTTTCACACAACAGTAAAATAATTTAGACTTATCATCACAATTAGATATTAATTGAAAGAATTCTTCCCATTGCTTGGATGTATATATATCTTCTACATCATCTACATTAGACAATAAAAGCTCTTTATCTTTCAATCCAAGAGATACTAATCGTTCATGATTTGGTTGATTATCTATCCAACAACAAGGCAATATATAACCATCTGATGTATAAGCAGCAGGCACTATATCGGGGAAATCAAGACATTTCGGCTTTAGAATACTCAATATACTGTTCTTTCTGTAAAGATACTTAATCCTAATTTACTAGTTATATTCTGCTTTATAAAGTTACTAGCACAATGTAATCTACAACAATCAAAGACAATAGCATCAGTAGGATGCCATCTACATGCTTTATTAAATGACAAAAACTCTAACCAATTATCCTTTAAATGGCTTAGATATTCTTCTTTTATATTATTAGGAAATTGCCTATTAGATTTGTTATATACATCTTTATAATCATATATGATAGTATTATACCAGGTTTTTATATCTGTCTCACCATTAAAGAATTTACTAGGACCATCTAAATATAATTGATCAAAGAAGCATAGGTATGGGTCCTCCGGTCCTGTATATGTAATTGGTATGTTAAAGGCTTTATATAACTTAGGCCATCTCTTACGACTATCATCATTGTGTATTATATGTGGTTTCTCTACATAAAATAATTGGGTTGACCAAATATTGCAATCCGGATAGATATTATGTATTTTATCTATCATCCTTGATATAATAGGAATATTATAGTTTTTGATAGTTAGTGTTATAGGTCCTGTAGACTTATATACCTTATCATTAGAATTATTAAATAAATCTTCTAATTCATATAACTCATCTTGTGTGGCAAAATTACTTATACTATAGGGATCAGATACATTAGATATTATATAATCTTTATCTTGTTGAGATCTCAATTAGGTCTCCAAATTTATTGATATATTACATCTCTGAGAACTAATTCCTGTAACCGAGTGTATTGTTTGATGATTAAATAAATATAACTTATTTTGTTCTAATATTGTAGATTTAACTAATACTATTTCGTTATCATCATAAAATCTATTATTATTATCTTTCTTAGGATAGTAATGATTTGTTGTTGATTTATCATCTGTTTTAATATACATTATAGATAATTCTCTTTGTTTATCTCTATGCGCTTTAAATATGCCATTGCTGCCATCTATAATAGAGCACAAATAACTTGTAGGATATATGCTCTGCTCATGTAATAATTGTGTCAAATATTTATTATCGTCTATATTATAATGATATGACCTATAAACACCTTCATAATTTGTAGCCATTTTATCATTGCCAGATAATGCACTATCACACAATTTACTTAATTCATATGATATAATCCTTTGATTATTAATATTAATCTCTCTTGTTGTATATGTGTACATTTTTAAACAACATTGGCTATAGGTCTTTTAATAAATTTTGTCGAACCTAGGCTATTAATAGCCTCAAATGGCTTAATCATTTGCCTTGTCTATTATATGGCTTATAGTCTCTTCTTTTAACTTTACCTAACATAGAAGGACTAATACGCCCCTTATTACCACCTATACTTGTTTTCTTTTTAATAGTGCGTCTCTCTACTTGAGATGTTTTAAATCTAGTTGCCATTATAATTTCTTTCCTAATCTTTCAAATTTATCTCCATATGCAATGACACATATACTATCATAAGAAGGATGATACTCTAACATACTCCAGGTTTTAGTTGTAAAATTAACGTATAATTGTGTACCTATATGAACAGGAGCAGCAGCCAATCCATCACCACTATGAACTTTAGCGCTCTGTATACCATTAGCTATAGGTATTTCTCCTTTAGCTTTTACTGCTTGTAATGCAATTTCTTTTTTCTCACACATTATTGGTTTGTCATTCCATTCACCTGCAGAAGATTGATGTATAAACATAAAGAACAATGCCATAATTGACATAATTAATAATAATCCATAATTATCTTTCATACTATTTCTCTTGCATTTTTCTAACTGTGCTCATTATAGATAACAGCTCCATTTTATACTCAAGAGATTTTTTCTCTTTTGCCTTTAATCTTGTCGACATTAATGCTTTCATTTTTAATTTCTGAAATACATTCAATTTTTCTTTTAATTCCATAACCATTATTTTTCCTCCAAAAGTGTGGTATTATTTTACCTTCATGATTAAAACAACTATTCATAGCTTTTATCCAAAGCCTTTGATATATCTTATCCACTTATTATCTGCTTTAATTTCCAAAGCATCCAATCATAATATCTTTCTGGTTCATGATCAGGATTATCAATCACATATTCAAAATTCTGACAACCTTTAACTTCTACATTATTAATTATATATCCCTTTTTCATACCTAATAATTTAGCACCATTCTTAGTATGGAAATCTGAAGCCATTTGATTAATTGGACTTAGTGTTATAAATCTTTTTAAATGTGGTTTCTTTTGTTGTAGTAATTTTAAGCCATCTAATATCATTTTACGGCCCATACCGCGCTTATTAGACCACACTGTGTAGAAAACGGCTATATTACCCCCTGATTGTGTCACAGAGAATTTTTTTAGATCTTCTTCATCTTTAGGGACCTCGTTGGTATATGATACACATAACACAGCATCAATTGTATTATCATTAACCATCACATATATCTCACTACCATTTTCAATTCTTTGATTTAATGGAATATATGGACGAACAGGATCATTTTTAATTATATTATATTCTTTCTTTTTTATAAGTCTAATTGCCATGTTAATATCCTATGCTAATCGTATTATATTTCGTAATTCACTTGATGAAAACCTATGATCTCTTTTATTAAAATGCAAATTAATACCTCTTTTTTTGCATATATCTTTACCTGTAAAATCTTTATCTCTATATTCTTCACCAAGTATTCTAATATTAATATGATACATCTCAAGAATGTCTTCTAGATCTTCTTCTGTCTCATAAGGAATAATCTCATCAATATATTTAACAGCATTTAATTGTGTATATCTTTCTACTATTGTTTGTACAGGAGCACTTTTATCCTGCCTATCTATAGAAGGATCTAATTGTAATCCACATATTAAATAATCACATTGGTCTTTAGCATCACGCAACATTTGAATATGACCAGCATGTAGTAAATCAAATGTTGAGCATGTAAATCCTATTATCATGGCAATTGACCTCCTGAATGGATTATTACATGTTTACGATTTTCTATATGTTGTTCTGCAATATCTTCTTTAGATTGTCCGTGATAAGCCACTGCATGATATTTTTCTATAAGATACTCATTAACAGATTTATCTGCATAATTAGTAGTTCGCCATATTTCACCTAGTATACGGCCAAATTTGCCTTTTGCATCATATACTTTTGTTTTTAATATTAAATCTTTATCATCTAAAAAATTTACGACAAAATCCTTAGCTGCAATACCAAACATTTTCTCATCTTTATCTCTTGTTCTTGACTCAGGTGTATCAATTCCATATAATCTCACTCTTTGATTATTTAACCAAACACCAAAACCCAAATCAATATCTATATCAACAGTATCACCATCAACAACCTTAACTAATTTACATCTATATTCAAACATTTATTGTTCCTTAATCTCTTTTTGCCAATCATCTAGCCATAGATTAGCCGCAGATATTATCATATTAGTATATTTAACCTTATAACCGGTACCTGCTGCTAACATTTCTTTATCAACTAGTGGTTTATGTATATGCGTAATATTATCCCATTCCTTAATTATTCTTTTACACAATTTATCATAATCAATATCTGTAAGAACATTATCATTTCTCTCATAATATAGGTAACTACTCATAAGATAATATGGTACACATCTATTTATAGAGATTAATTCTATATTAGGATATAAAGACATTAATTGATATTTTGCTCAGCTGCAGCATCAAAGATTATCTCAATCATGTGTGCAGACATTTCATCCTCAACCTGAGACCATCTCTCAGTTGATATAGGATAACTATAACTACTAGTATTAATAGGAACAAAACCAAAAAATCTTTTAAACTCAGATCTTCTATTGCATAATGCATTATTAAAAAGATCATGTAATAAATTCTGAGCTCTTCTAAATTTATCTAATTGCTTATTAGTAGATCTAGAATTTTCAACCTTACCCATAATAGGCAAGCGATCATTAAGCTGATCTACTAGGTGTTTGTAACCACTATTAATTCCCCATGAATTTGTAAATAATTCTAATTGCATATAAATCTCCATTTCTTTATTTTATAATTAATTATATCACAAAAATAAACTAATGTCAACAGGTTTTTTCATAAAATACACTTTATTTTATTAATTTATATAAAATATATGGTTCGGTGGTTTGTGGTTTAATTAAGATAGATGGCGATCCATCAGGAATAGATGGGCCAATATAACTCCAATTATATCCGTCTTTAAGCTGTTTATTAGATGTTTCGATAAATTCACTATTATCACCACAAAATAATGCTATTACTAATACTAACATTCCCATAATATACTCCTTATATCGCTATTTTCTTATATGTTTTATTTAATTGTATTATTGATTCTTTATTCATGCATGTTATACTCATTGATTTCATTGATGGATACATCTCTTCAAGATCCTGTTTAATGAGTTTATTATAATTATATTCATTTTGGCATTGAATTTTTGTATTAAATGGGTTAGTCATTATACTTATTTCTGGTTTATTAACACCATTTAAATATACTAATGCTACAATAAACCAGCTCATTTTTTTAACTTGTTTTTAGATAAGTCGGGTCTATTCTTTTCCCATCTATAAAAAATATGATCATCTATTTCTGTAGTCTTGGTCTTAGTAGATGCCCAACCAGGTGATACATAATCTGCATGATAATGTGTAGCACCTTTAGTTATATCCCACACATTTTTATGCATAGTAACTCTAGCTATTTTAAGAGCTATATTATACGCGGTCATGTCAATTATTTTATCTGATTTACCATCACAATACCAACTAAATTGACATTTGTGTTTTATAGGATAAAATTTAGTAGGATCTTTCCATGAAGGTCTTGTAGGTCCTTGTTTTACAACACCACAATATGTATTAGGATATCTACTATCTAACATTCTATTTTTAGTGACTTGGGATACTGCTACTTGTCCAGCAAAAGATTGATTTCTAGCTTCAAAATAAATGTTATCAGCTAAACAATATAATTCTTCCGAGTCTGCGTATGCTAGAGTCGGAAGAATAAACATTAATGTTATTATTTTTTTAATCATACTTTATTATAGTACAGAAATGATTAAATGTCAACAGTTATTATGGTTTTTTGAATCCATATATACCGCCGTTATTACTTCGTGCACCTGGAGCTCCAGCAACAACAGCACCATATGTGTCTGCAGTTAATGCAACACTGTTACCAAAACTATCAAAAGTTGCATTACCATCAACAGGACTGTGTTGCAACTTTCCAGATTGAGACCAATTAGATCCAGATCTTTCAAAGATATATACTGCCCCTTTTAGATTATCAAGTTGGTTAGCACCGATAGCTAATGTATTGCCGTCAGGAGTTAATGATACAGAATGGCCAAATCTCATGAACAACTCTGGATCAGAAGGTTCTAATGTAGCCTGTAAAGACCAGGTGGTGCCACTTCTTGTATATACAAATACAGCACCAGCATCAAATGGGCTGGCTAAATTACTATTATGTGCTCCAGGAGCGCCAATTGCAATTGTCGTTGCATCGTTAGAATTTAATGTTATTGCGTGACCAAAATTCATATCTTGCACTAGAGCTGCGGCAGGTATATCAATTGTTGCTTGAGCAGCACCACCAGATGTATTAGGTCCAAAGCTACCCATGCCATTAGTTGCACCATTGCCTTGATATATGTATACTCTTCCACTAAAATTAGTACCATTACCGTTATAAGAAGAATCTGATATAGCGAAATAAACCACCTTACTGCCTACGTGAACCAATGATATGTCGCTTCCAAAATCTACTGCTCCAGTTCCTCCTTGCCAACTACCATCAGGTGATTGTATACTTGTTGTATGGCTCCATTGATTACTTGCAGAAGTCATTGTGCTTGCATATTGCCTATACCAGAAATCAACTTCTCCTTGTCCACCAGCTGAAGTTCCTTTAGAAGACGCCATAATTAATCTATTATCACTACTACCAGCATTATTATAATAATTAGCGTTTATCACCGCAACTTTTCTACCTAATTGATTTTGAGCTGCTGTGTTTCGAGTAATTTGTGAACTACCCGTAGAATTATGCCAAACATATAATGAACCATCATTACTATGATAATGGCCATGTTGTGGAGCTCCAGCAACAACTGTATCACTGTGTATAGCAACAGATTGTCCTAAACCAGAACCTGCGGCATTATGGACTTGAAAAACATGCATTGGTCCGGACCATGTGCTAGTGCCTGTATTAAAGTCAAATACTTCTATTGATCCTATTGTCAAAGACGAATTTTGAGGATGTTTAGTTGTTGTAGATCCAACAGCTATCATTTCATCTGTTGTAGATATATCTAAACTAAAACCTCTTTTATTAGCTGATGATGATTCATCTCTAAAAACCTGTGTTGCTTGCCCCCAAGGTGGTAAAATAATAGTCATTGTCAATGTATCTCCAACACTATTGACACCATCAGTAGCTGATACAGTAATCGTTTCATTTGAGACAGCACTTGAACCTGCTGCAAATGATATAGTATTATTTGATTGATGAACTGTTATTGTTGCATTAGAAGTTGCTGCAGCTGATATAGTATATGGTGTATCTTCCGGTTCATTTACAGTATAATTAACATCGATCGATCCCCCAGGAGTCATTGATATACTAGAGACACCTAAGGAAAATGATGGAGAAAGGTTGACAGTTGCAATTTTAAACCATCCGGACCCATCAGTTATAAATAATGAGTCTGTATCTTCTACATATACTTGTGTACCTGATACAAGATTTGTTAATGGCAGATTAGATGCACTTGCATAGTTAGTTAATATATTACCTGTAAAAGAGGCTAAGCTAACATTTGCAAAACCTAAGTTATCTTTTTGTATTACTAATGTATTACCACTAATAGACATTGAAGATACGCCGATACTTCTGTTTTCAAGACTCGTTACTTGACCTTGAGTTAATGTTGTTACTTGTTTCCATTTATTCTTGTCACTGATATATCTCATTGCTTTACCCTGAGTAATGAATAACTCATTGTTACTTGGACTACTTGGGAAGTTAATTACTGGCATTTTGTTATCCTTTTTTTTTTAATTTTTTATATTATGGTGCACCTGGTATGTTAAAAGCATACATATTACCAGTTGTTGTTCCACTGGTACCCCCAGTTTTATCATTTTCAGCCCCTGCTACTATAGTATCATAATTTGTAGAATCTAATCCATCATTAATTCCACCTTCGACTATACCAACAGCCATTCCAAAGAAATAACTATGACTGGCGTCTTGATTGTCTCTTTTCTTCAGAGCAGTCTGAGTCCATGATGTGCCAGATCTTGTAAAGACATAGAATGCACCTCCTGCATTAGGCTGAGTCATATCCTGACCACCATGACCATTTGCTCCAATAACTATAACATCAGCATTCCTGTTAAAAGCTACACTTTGATTTCCAAAACCAAATCCATCATGCCCTTCAACAGTAGCTTGTAATGTGGCTTGCAAACTCCAAGTATTTAAATTACTACTAGGATTTGGATTATAATAAATTTTTACAAATCCAAACTCGTTTTCACCTCCATAATTAGCATTAAGGCTTTCTCCGCTGCTTGCAGCTATATATTTTCCATCATGTGACATAGCTACACCAAAACCTAATCTATCCATTTGGTTTGCACCATTTATTATTTGCCTTTCAGTCCATGAAGTATGGTTATTTCTTCTGTATATATAAATAGCACCAGTCATATTGTTACCATTTACTTTTTTAGTATTTGCACCAACAACTAGGTGCTCTCCTGTAGAATCAGAAGCGATTGATTCTCCAAAACTACCACCAGAATCGGTACCATATGAGTTATTGTAAATGTCTGAAGGAGTTAATACTTTTCTAAGTGTAAAAGTACCACTTGTACCTTCGTAATAATGTACTGCACCTCTATTTTTAGAAACTGAACCAGAATGTATTACAGAACCATTTTCATCTTTAGCTGAATTGTTACCACTTCCTACAAATAAATGAGGATCATTACGATTTTCATATGCCATACGAATACATACACCAAATTTATCTCCGGAAGAAGGATATGGATGAGATATTTTATCTCTGTGTCCTTCGGTTGCTCCGTTTTTTACTGAGTTTCCATTAGTAAAAGTGTACACAGCACCTGCTGTAGTGGCACTTCCGTTAGGAGAATATGGAGCTCCTCCAGCAAAATATGCACCACTTGCACCACATGCTACTTGGTGGCCTAATCTACCATTTGCATATTCATCCCAACTTTCAAAAGTATGAGTGTGAGTCCACGTTGTTCCTCCAGTAGCCTGTTCATATTTATATAATCTTCCAGAATTAGCGTTACCATCTGTGCCCGTAGCGCTAGTTGCTCCAATTATTAATTGAGCGCCATTCATAAAATTGTCTTTATTAGCTGTTGCAAATCTAAATCCGAATCTTGCACTTTCATTAATACCCGAAGGGCCTTCAATTCTAGATGTTTGTGTTGAATCAGCCCATGAAGGTAAAGTTATTACCATTGTCATAGTATCACCAACTGTATTAACTCCATCTGTCGCGGAAACAGTTATTGTTTCAGATGTTGCATTAGAACCACCAACAATCGATAATGTATTATTAGATTGATGTACAGTAATTGTAGCGTTTGCAGTAGCTGAAGCAGATATAGTATATGGAGTATCTTCTGGTTCATTTATTGTATAATTTACATCTATAGTTCCACTTGGACTAAGATTAATACTTGAAACACCTAATGAAAATGAAGGAGATAAGTTGACTGTAGCTACTTTAAACCATCCACTGCCATCTGTTATAAACAATGAATCAGTATCAGTTACATATACTTGTGTGCCGGATACTAAATTAGTTATAGGCAATTGTGAAGCACTTGCATAATTTGTTAATATATTGCCAGCAAAAGAAGCTAGACTAACATTAGCATGTGTACTATCATCTTTTTGTATTACTAATGTATTACCGGAGATAGACATTGAAGATACACCAATAGATTTATTTTCTATTTCAGTTACTTGTGCCGCTGTCAATGTTCCAACCTGTTTCCACTTATTTTTAGCGGCATTGTATCTCATTGATTTACCTTGAGCAATAAATAACTCGTTGTTACTTGGATTGCTTGGGAAGTTAATTACTGGCATTTTATTATCCTTTTTTATTATGCTTTAAATACTTGAACCTGACCATGGCCTGCACTAATCTTATTTGAAGCTGGAGCACCGTAAGCTAAAAATCCATTATTAGATATTGTTATTCTTCTGGCATCTGAACTATTAGCTCCACCACCATGAGCAGTGTTACCTGTATCTGCTTGAAGTTGATCAAACAAGCTATATGTATTGGAGCCATTTTTTTTGTATACATGTACAACACTTTCAATAGAATTGTCAAATGTAGTATCCATTACTGCAATGTAGCTAGCATCTCCACTTATAGCAATTGCTGCACCAAATCGTCTATATTTGCTAAGACTGTCTGTACCAATATTTGAACCCAACCCAGTTGTTGGAGCTTCTAATATTTGAATTTGACCCCAATTATTTCCACTTAACTTATATACATATACTTGACCTACACCAGGTACTCCACTACTATGATCACCCCTAATTTGAGTAATAACACATGTATCTGTATCACTCATGCGTACAGCATCTCCAAATCTACCTTCACCATTCGTAGTAAGTGAACCTATGATGTATTGTTGTTGAGTAAAATCTTTTCTATTTATATTTGAAGATTTATAAAAATACACAGCACCTCGATGAATTTGATCAGATCCATATTGAACACCATTATACGTAGTTGTTGTAAAAGATGTAGCCATTCCTATAGCTAACCATTCTGAATTAGCAGTCATTGCGCATCTTGCAATATTTGACCTTGTTGATTTAAGAAGCCAACCATTATTTGGTTCAGTTGCAAAATCGATAACCTGAAAATTAGATGCTCTATTTTCAATTCTGCCTTGAGAATCATCTATCTTCATAATTTGAAATACCGGACCTCTTAGCGATGTTCCTTTATCATAACCAAATACAACACACTGGCCATTATTTGTTCCAGTACCAAGACCCATACATACTGATTCTCCAGCATACATATATGCTCGAGGATTTAGATTTGGCTCAATGAAATTATTTGTATTCTGTATTCCTTTACAAAATGTCCATGTACTACCTGATCTCTGTAGTATTGTCATTGTTCCTCTGCTTGCTTGGCCTCCAATATCGGCATATGGATCTGATATTAGCAATCTTGTACCATCAGCATTCATTTGCATTCCAAATCTACCAAATGTGTTGTTAGGACGAGCACTTGTTTGGCTAGGATGTGCATTGTCAAAGTCTATATGATCAACTGTTGTTTGATGTGTCCATGAATTTGTTGTACCATCACTAGTCCATATATCAATATGTCCACCACTACTGTTAGGAGTATTATAATACTCCTGAGATGAAATTGCTAAATATTTTCCATCCATAGAAAGGACAGCATTCATACCATATCTAGCTTTATCCCCAGCTGCAGTACTGGTCCACTGATTTTGAAGAAATACACCATTATCAAAACCTACATTAACATCTAAAGTTATCGCGGCTGTTCCTATATTAGTTCCATCAGTTACAGATATTGATAAAATACCACCTGACAATCCACTTTGACCAGCTGTTACTGTGACTGTATTATTACCAGTATGATGAGATATTGAAACTTGATCAGTATTAGATATACCTGAGTTTGATGTTGTAACAGTTACTGGTGTGCCTTCTGGCTCACTTGTTGTATATGTTATATCTATTGTTTCAGCTGGTGTAAACGATTTTGAACTTATACTTGCTGTTATTGTAGGACTGAGATTGATGCTGTCAATAACTCTCCAAGCACCAGATGATCTTATATATAAATTATCTGTCCCTGTAACAAATCCATGATCTCCATCTTGAATACCAGATGAAGGTAAATCTGATTCATTAGCATATACTGTAACAGCTCCTCCCGCTATTGCATTGAGACTAACATTTGATGTAGAACCATCGGCTGATGTAAATACAAGATTACTTCCGGATATTGTTGTAGATGTTAGAGATGTATCAGTGGTTGGTATTAAATCATCTTCTACTTTAGATTGGAGTATTTCTCTTGTCCAAACATCTTTTAAAGACACATAAGTAAATGTAGTACCTTCATGTGTTACTTGATCTCCATTATTAGGATTTGCTGGTAATGCTAAATTTGCCATCTTAATTATATTCCTTTATTATTTTGTTGTAAAGTCGATTGGTGTAAAATTATTATCCCAATATTTATTTCCATGTTCAACTCTAAGATTTCTCATAATACCATGAAAATTATGACGTGTTGCACCATTATTAGTAGGACTGTCCCAAGGAGCAGAACCACTTCTAGTCCAAGGACCTCCTAAAACAAAATTACCACTAGATCTTAATACTACATATTCATTATCAGGAATATATATAGACCTTGTTAAATCTCTTTGGCCATTAATGAATAATCTATATTCACCTGCTCTACCATTACTGGTATTGAGTCCAGGTGCTAAAAAGACCAATGCATAATGATACCATTGATTGAATTGATTGCCAGTTGCCATAGTTTTAGATTGTTGACTTTTTCTATCAACAATCCATTGAAATCTATCTCCATTAGAGTCTGCTGTTCCGGGAGCAGAAGAATGTTGTTGCTCTAGCTTGAGACTTATAGCACCATTATTCTCATTTACTAATCCATATGACCACACATATGAATTTGTGTGTCCATTTGTTAATTGCATAGGATAAATCCATCCCTCTACACAGAAACCATAACCATCATTTCTGCTGGCGCTTGCACCATTGCCAAATGCATCTAAAACAGCGGATTCTTTAGGGTTTTCTCCATAAGTATCAAAACTATAAGGATATATTAATTTTGATCCAAAATTTGCATTACTGGAACCAGGATTAAAATATAGATAACTCTTACCTGTAGTAGAACCCCCACCCAATTCTGATGGTTCATTGCTCGGCCAGTTAGCTATATTATCAGAATCTGATTTAATTATATCTACAGGACCAAACGATGTATCTTTTGCATAATCAGGACTATAAGGTGTTTCAACTCCTGCTGTATCCATTAAAACATGATTCTTAAAATTTAATAATTGTTTAACATGTCCGGATGGTATTGCAGTATTTATATTAGTTGCAACTGGATATTCGCCACCTGTCAATGTTAGTGGGCCTGTTGGTGGTGTAAAATCTCCGGTATACACACATGTGCCTACTACAATTCTCATATCTGTCATATGCCCATTAAATGTTTCTCGTGTACCACTACCACCTTGAAAGTCTTTAGCAAAGGTACCCCAAAATGGTCTTCCATTTGATGCATTATAATTACGTGTCGCACTGCCCATATAAGTTGTACCTGAGGCACGACGACCATTTAAATAGACTTGGGAATTATCACCATCTCTTGTTATAGCCATATGATACCACACTCCTGCGGCGATCTTATGATTATAAGTAGAAAAATTGGGGTTGTCTCCTTTTAATTGATTTCCATCTAATGGTTTATCAATATAAAAATATGGTCCTGCATAATTGCCATTATTTGATCCGTTATTTCTAAAATCAACTAATGTCATTCTGGCTTGATTTGAGGTTCCTCCAGTATGATGCCTTGCCTTGAACCAAAATTCTATTGTCCATGGGCCTGTACCAAGTGCTATTCCAGATTCACTTCCATTGTTATTTGTGTCGACAGGTCCTGTAGTTATACCACCTCTTCCTGCTGTTACAAAGGGATGCATTGATACTGAACCTAAATTCTTGACTGCTTCTACGTTATAGTCATATGGGCTCCTTCTAACTATTTCAAATTTTGAAGCACCTGCCATATTATTTTGAATATTACCATTATACTCTACTTTAGTAGAGTTTGAAAAGTCGCCAGTTCCTATATACGAAGTTGGTTGTCCTGTTGATATAATATTCATAGGTCCTGATGGCCATTGTGATTGAATATCACTATCCATAGTAGAAGTAGGATTTGATGTCCCTATAGAAAAATCATAGAAAAATGGTGCTTGTGGTGGAGTAAAATTATTACTAGTGTATACTGCTCTATGTGTTAATCTATAATCATTTATCATCCCTTTAAAAGGAGCACCGTAGGATTTTAATCCATTCTCGCCCTGATATCCACCGAACCAAGCATATTTAGCACCTGAACCAGTATAATTCATATCATCAGGAAATATGTCGTGGTCATTTTGATCTAATTCAACACCATTTAGATAGCATTTATAATTGCCAACACTATCAGTTGATGATGCTCTTACTATAGCTAGATGATGCCATTGTCCTCTTGGTATTGGAGTAGTACTATCTTCACCCACTTGATGCCATATTTTTTTATATCTTTGGTTGTTTTGGCGATAAAATAGATATACACCAGTTGCTGTTACTGATGTTCCTCCATGGAGACCCATAGCCCATGAGCCATTTTGTTCAGCGCCTGCACTTTGATTGGTATCTCTGCCTGTTAGAGCAACAGATCTTCTAGAACCATTGTTTTGATTCCTTGGAGCTTCTTTAGAAGTGACAAATATATTCATTTCCCAAGTACATGCTCCAGTTCCTGGCATGTTAGCATATCCATCATTGTTTATAACACTATAAGAGCCATTAAATTGAGCAGAATATCCAGCAGGATGATACGGTGAGACATTTGAATGAAATACATTTCTTTCAGTTGCGTCTGCATTGTGTTTAGGTTGTGGATTTGTTAATCCGGTCTCATCTTTAAAAGTTGCAAATCTATTATTATTTACGAATTCACTATTATTATGAGTATTATCATAATTTGGATTAACTGAAAGATTTAATACAGCTGCTTTAGAGTTAGCAACCTGAAGACTAAAATCTAATGTAACACTATCAGACTGTATATTTGTTCCATCAGTGGCTCTAATAAGTAATGTTCCTCCAAATAATTCACTTGTTCCAGAGACAACAGTAATAGTATTATTTCCTGAATGATGTGTAATATTTACTTGTGATGTGTTAGCAATACCTGTGTTAGAAGTTGTAACTGTTACTGGTGTTCCTTCAGGTTCTGTAACTGTGTATGTTATATCTATTGATTCTGCTGAATCTGCAAATGTATGAGATGATATACTTGCTGTTACTGTGGGTGCGAGATTGACAGCATCAATAACTCTCCAAGCACCAGATGATCTTATATATAAATTATCTGTCCCTGTAACAAACCCATGAGATCCATCTTGTGCACTGGCCGGTAAATTTGATTCATTAGCATATACTGTAACAGCTCCTCCCTCTATTGCATTGAGACTAACATTTGATGTTGTTCCGTCTGCTGCTGTAAATACTAGATTGCTACCAGTAATGGATGTTGATGATATAGATGTATCAGTGGCTGGTATTACATTTTCAAATCGGCCTACTAGTGATTCCCTATACCAAACATTTTTTGCTTGATTGTATATAAATTTAGTATTCTCATGAGTAACTACCTGTCCATCAGATGGACTAGTTGGAAGATTTAGATTCGCCATTTTTGAATTCCTTATTATTTTGTGGTTATATTTTTAATTTTGGATATGACCCAATTTTGTATTGATTTAGCATACCATGGTTGTGGCATATTCCATCCTATAAAAGCACCAATTATTAACCAAAAGACGATATCCGTCATAAGCATGATCTCCCTTTTAAAATTTGCATAGATAAATTATACGAGTATTTATAATAATTAAAGACTATATCTGACCAATAATTGTAAATCTTTTATCTGTTTCTATATTATTATTTTTATGATTAATATCATTTACTGAAGCGCTAATTATTTCTAAATTAGAAGGCATTTGATCTCTAAATTCTGTTAGGGATTTAACACAATTTACATGATCACTTACCCCAATCATATCATTTGATTGAAATGCTATAAATGTTCCTGGCATAATTTGGTTCCATTTATTCCAATATTTCATTGGTGGCATATGTTCACACGACGTATTTATTATAAGATCTGCGTCCTTTAATTTAGGTAGATTATCAATCCATATATTTGCTGTTTTTATAATAGCATTACTAATTGGTCTAGCCCTACTAACACTAGCACAATTATTATCCATATCATAGCCTGTTATTGAATTACAATGCTTAGACAATAATGGAAATAAAACCGTACCATACCAGCAGGCAAGTACTGTAATATTATCTATCTCGTCAAATATACCCAAAGATTCAATAGTAGACACTAGATGCATCTTAGAATTATATTGGTTTCTTCTATAACTATTCATTAGATTATTAATTATATGAGGTTTATTATTTACAACAAACGTTATTCTATCTAATATATCATGTATTTCTTCAGTCATATGATTGCCAATATTCCTTAGCCCATCCTGATGCGTCATGAAGTTCAGTTCCATTATATTCATTATTATTAAACAAACAAACATTATATTCAGGCAAATATAATTGAGTTTTTTCTCTTTTTATGTCATGGCCTTTGTTATAACTATATACTGTTTTATGGGGCAAATAATCAATTACTTTATTGCACACATTATATAATGTTTTATCTAATCCTTTATAACAATATGAATAATAGTTATAATTATATTTATTATCAAATATTATATTATGGACATCTCTATATGATGAATATGTAAATATTATAGAGGAATTAACACCAGTATTAAAAGAGCCATAATTTGCATGTAAATAATCTCTATTAACCCAAGGTGATTTTATTACAGTCAATTTAGAAGGAATTGTATTACTTAAGTATTCTGTCCAATCCTTAAGAATTAACATGTCTATATCCAACAATAATATTTTATCTTTAAATATGGGATCAGTTACAGCTTTTATTTTTTGGCTCGTCCAAACCTCACCTCCCCATAATCCTTTAGGTATACCATACTTAATTATATCATGTATAATAATATTATCTTTAATTCCTTCTTTGTCATCAGTGATACAATGAAATTTAAAAGGTATCTTTATATAATCAATACATTGATTGTATAACCTATTTACATATTTGGCACTATATTTTGTGCCCCATTTCATACATAATATATTAATATTCATTATTTCATAAAATTTTTATCAATATCATCGGATATTTTTTTAGATTTAAATGATACTTCACCACCTGATGCAATTAAGCATGCTACATTAGAACTATGTAGTTCAATTATCTGAAATTCATTAGATTCTGGATGATAATATACTATTAATGGTATTTCTGCATAATTAATGGCGTCTTGTGTTACTATTGTAATACCACCAAGTAGTGGTTTGCTGCCAACATTATCCAATATTTGAATTAGCTCTTGTGGTGTTGAACATTGCACTGGTTTTTGTACCCAACGTGGTTCTGCTATAGCTATACTGCTAATAGCAATTAATATTAAAAACGAATATATTAATTTAAACATTTCTTTCCTCGTAGTTTGTACGAACCTCTATAAATTTATATATCCATTTATCTCTATGTTGTATAAATATTTGTGGTTCATTAGAATCATTAGCGATTAATGTCACTAATTGTGTTATTGGCTCCCTTACTCTTTCCTCCCACATCACTGCATATGCAGCTTCTTGCATAAAATAGTTTGTAACCCATTCTTCTTTTTTTACCTTTAATGATGTTTTAAAGTCAATAATAGATAATTTATTATCATACTCCGCAACACAATCAACCGTACCCGCACTTTTTAGATAATGCGAATATAAAGGTGCTTCAAGGGCTCTGATATTATTTATTTTATTTTTAATTATATCTTTGAGTTGTATAAAAAGAAAATTGTCAGAAGGCATTATTTTTTCCTCTGACAATTTATTTTCTAAATAATCTTCACACATTTTATGTACTGATGTGCCTCTACGTGAAGCTTTGGTTGATATTTTTTGAGCTTCTTTGCTGCCAACTCTTCTACGCCATTCAACAATTGCCTTTTTATTTAACTGAGATAGTACCGTTGTCACTGACGGATATGCTTGTCCAGTCGGAGTCTGATAAACTCTGCCTTGATCCGTTGTAATGCGCTTTAGCTTCTCTAATTCCACTGTCAGCGGAATGTGGGTAAATTGTTTCATATTTTACATACTCTCTTGCTATAATATAATCGCGTACAAACCCAGATCTTACAATATCATCAATACCAAATTCTATCATAGCTACTGTTGACATATTTTTTAATATTTTTATTGTTTGTTTAAATCCTGTTTGCTCATTATTTAAATCTGATTGTCTAATATCACCACATAATATTAATTTAGAATTATTGCCTATTCTTGTTATTAATGAATTAAGTTCATGGTCTGTCATATTTTGGAATTCATCAATTAATATTATTGAATTATCTAATGTTATACCACGAACAAATGATGTAGACATAAATTCTACTATATCTTTTTGTTTTAATATTTCATATGCATCACCTCTATTAAACATTTGATTAGTTATTTGTTTATAAGGTTCTTCATACACTTTCATCTTATCTTTTTGACTTCCTGGAAGAAATCCCATATCTCTGGTGGGCACAACACTTCTAAATATATACATTTTGTTGTAACCCCCGCTTAATACATCGTTTAACGCATTGTATATTGATATATAAGACTTACCCGTACCTGCATATCCATATAAGACTAGATGTTTATCTTGGTTATATTTGTTAAATGCTATTTCTTGATTGATTGTTTTTGGTTTTATTCTTCCTAATTTTAAATTGTTTTTAAGATTATTTTCACTTGATCCATTATGCTTATTCATTTGTCTTCGTTGTCTTTTAGATAATTTTGACATTAAGCAATCCTTGGTTAGAGTTAAAATTAATCACCTACATTAACATTACCACTTCCAGTTGCTGTATGACCACATAATGTATTACCATCACCAGCATTGCATACTGCAATGCCTCCTATAAATACTTTATTGGAGCCTGCAACAATATTTTGAGGAATATGAGGTAATGGCCCATGACCAGCTACCCCATCCATATGAACAATAACTTTGTTACTATTAGCAAAGACACTAGATTGAGAAGGTATTAAATCTCCTCCAGATGTATCATTATCTCTTGATATACCAGGCATTATTGCAATCCTCCTCTATCTTTCCATTTTTTTGCAAAATTATTTAATTTAACCTCTTTAGTTGATCTGCCACCAACCCTATCCGCTAAAGCAGAAGTAGGATTTGCTTTAGCTATTCTTGATTGAAGTTCATTCCATCCACCATCTTTATTATTCATAGCACTTTTTTGTGACGATATAAAATTTGGTACAGATAAAACTTTTTTAATATTGGGATTTAAATTGAGATACGATTCCATTTCGCCTATAGTCATAAATGTCTCTTCGTATTCATCAGTATCTATATTATGGAATTGATATGTTGGCATGTTATTATTTAGCTTTTTCTAGAGCTGGTAACATTCCAGGGAATGCTTCACTTACTAATTTATATGTAATATTTTTTATAGGACATTTTTTTTCTTTCATTCCTATTAATAATTTAGCATCATCTGGATGTACAAATTCAATCATCTGTAAAAACATTGTCTCTTTCTTAATGCGATGTAAATTAGGACTGCCACCAGATTCAGTTGTTAATAAGTGATTGGCTTTTCTAATTTCTTTATATATAAAAGTCTCAGCATTTATTGGTTCACCTGGTTTGTATGGTGGTTCTCCTTCTGGCAAATCAAATACTGCTTTAGGATGAAATGTAAAATGTAAATAAGCTTGTAGATTAGGCACATGTTTTACATAATACTTTAATGCATCTGCTCTTTGTGTTTGGGGTTTTTTAGAGATGTCTTTTAACATCTGTGTAAATGTTGGTTTTGCCATTAGAATTCACCTATATTTTCCATTAAATTTTTTAGCTTATACTCAACAAAATAATTAAATAATTTATCTCTTTTATTGATACTACTATTTATATAGGTATCAATGACCGATTTTTTAATATTTTGTGGTACATAATTTAAATCAATTAAGGTTTTATTTCTTACCCAATTGCGTGTAATCTCTTCATTAATTTTAATATCATCAACACAATTTAATATCTCCTCAAGCATCTTTTTTCTAAGAGGTCTTTGTCTGCTATTAATAAAGCAATCATCTTTAGATAATACATTCGGAATACCATCGCCACGATCACCTCTAGCTATATGTTCTAACAAGTAACCTTGAGGAGAATCAGATTTAATCCATCTATTTCTTATAGGATCATATTGTTCAACGTTGGCATTTACTTGTAATTGTATAAAGTCTTTATCTGCAGATAATATAAGGATATATTCTGTTGTACTATTCATAAGCTCAACACCATATTCCTGGCATAATGTGCCTATTATATCATCGGCTTCTGCACCAGCTATTTGCATAATCTTATATGGAAAATTATCAATAAGTTCTTGTTTTATTTTATCCATCTTTGCAAATAAAGCTGTCCAGTCTAATTCAGATTTCTGTCTAGCTACTTTTCTATGTGCTTTATAATAAGGATAAAATTCTTTTCTCCAATATTTTTTATCATCACAGGCAAATACTAAATCACCATACTTACTGCCAAATTTATTTTTAAATCCACGTATTGTATTAAGAACCATATGGCGCAACAGGTTCTCGGATATTTCTATATTAGTATGATTACCTATTTGCGCCATTAGATTCGCAATCATTACTTGATTCATATCTACTATTATCATTTATCTCTCCGTTATAATATATTTTATTATAACATATTAATGATAATAAATCAAGTTATTTAATTGGTTATTTTATGAATGCGATAATTTAGAACTTTATTTAATATCTCACGTTGATGATTACTAATCATTTTTTTAAATTGATATAGTGTGAAATAGTTCATAGCCACCCTCCCTTGTTAAAGTTTGAGTGCGTTCCTTCAGCGAATGCCTACTTCCGCCCTTTCGGGTGAACGTATACTTATTTATGTATCATTGTTATTAGATATTTGTTTTATGGTGGTAAGACTTTTTTTCACATCAACAATATTTTCATTCCCTATAAGATCAATTATTAATGATGTTACTCCAATATCATGATCTAATATTGCCATTTGCTCATTAAGTTTTATTAATTGTTTTTTGTAATAAGCCAATTCTTGTTGTTTTCTTAGTCTTGATTCAATTAAATCTGCTAATGATATTATTTTACTCATACCGCGAAGCTTTCACCACATCCACATGATGCAACAGAATTTGGATTTATTACTTTTAGATAGGATCCCCCCAATTCATTAACATAATCAATAGTACAACCTATAACAAACATTTCACAAACGGGATCTAAAACAAGTATATCATCTATAGGATCACTCCATTTAACATCCGGCCATTTGGATTTAAAATCCCAAACATATGTCCATCCGCTACATCCACCACCTTTAACTCCTAATGTAACATAGTCTCCAGGTGTTGCAACTTCTTTTAAATATTTTTTTGCGTTTTCAGTTAACTTAATCATCTTACTTTAGCTACAGATCCGTCTTTTTTAGCATGAAATGCTTCAAAATCAACATTAGGATATTCTTTCTTTAAGGATAATAATGCATTTAAATTACCTTTATCATCATCAAATAATCTTACTCTTTTATATATCTTTTGGTTAAGGTATTTTTTAAATACTACTACTTTATTATCTTTTGCTGGTCCTGGACCTAAATTGCCTGATCTTTCAACATATATCTTATCAATATCTATACCTTGTTTTCGAAATGTATCTAAAAATAAATCTCTGTCATCAAAATCGGCTCGTGCGGTAACTATAATAACTTTTGAACCAGAACGGGTAGCATGGTTTAATATAACTTTAACCTTATTAATCATTTTAGCTATTGGTGTAGATGTTTTATTAAAAATCTCTGCATTTTTAAATTCACCAAAGTCAAATTTTTCACCTGATTTTATTTTATAATTATTAAATTGTTTATTTGATAATTTTTTAATTGTTTTGCCATCTTTAACAACACCAACTTTTGCTTTAGTAATAAACATTGTCTCATCAACGTCAAATATGGTTAATCCTTTTCCGGCAGCTTCTTCTAAAAATGATTTATAACGAAGCATCATAATATTCGCCATAATTTATTCCTCTCCAAAATCAAATGCAAATGTAATATCAGAATTCTCTATTTTCATTTTAGATGCATATTCTTGTAGAGTGTGGGATAAACCAACTCTTCTAGCTAAGGTTGATTTAATTGCTTCATGAATTAAAAGCATATCTTGTTTATAAGCTTTATCTTCATCAATATTGACACCCATAACTTCTAATTCAGTAAATATCTTCATTGAGATATCTATAGACATATTTCTTACAAATGATAATCTTGTTTTAGCTATAGATAATCTCATATCATCTATAGATTGAGGCGGTGATGATTTTTTATATATTGGAAATTCTATTATATTAGACATTAATATCTCCTAACATATTATTTATCTCATCTTGCTTTTTGTTTTCTTTTGTTTAGTTTTTGTATAAAGTGCACTAAGTGGAGATCTATCTTCCTCAGCCATTTCTTTTGTGTATAATCCAATATCATCATATACCGTATTTATTGATCTTTTTACTGTACCATCGGGATTGTATGCTTTTGCTACACATATATACTTCATTTTATTTTGTTGGTCAACACCATACATAGGATCTATCCAATCTCCTCTTTTGAGATAAGCCTCCATATGTCGGATATAACCATCTACATCAGCTAATTTGGATATAGATCCTTTTATATTTCTTCTTATTGCTGATCTTAATTCTGCACGCATATCTTTGTTAATTTTAATCCAACTTCTAACATTCTTTAAAGATAATGGATTGTCTTCTGGAATTGCAACAACATTAGGATGTATACCATAATAGCCACTATTAGGATTTTTATTTTTCTTGGCTTCTCTTGCCTTTTCTAATCTAGCTATTAATATATCTTTTTGTTCTTGCGTCATTGACTGTTTCTTTTTATACATTAATCTCCTCCTTCAAATTCAGGATATGGCATTGGTTTTTCTAAACCAAATTCATCATCCATATAAGCCATAACAATTTCTAGTTCAAATTCTATATTGTCACTTAAATAAATAATGAAAGCATTTAGACCTTCTTCACCATCATATATAAGATATTGTTTATCGAGAGTCTTCCAATATTTTCGTATAGCAGCTTTATATACTTCTTTTGTAAAATACATATCAATTCCTTTTTTATTTTATAATTTATTATATCACAAAAATAATTAAAGGTCAACAAGTAATTTACTTATTTTGCATATTTTTTAATAACATCATAATAATTTTTTGTAAGTTCAGCATGATCTAATTTTAAAAGTTCATTCTCTGCTTGTAATTTTTTTATTAATCTTAATGCTTCAATTAGGTTCATTTAATACTCCTTTTAACATTTGTTCCCATTGCATTTTTCTTACTTCCCATGTATAGAATGAGTCAGCATATGTTTTTGTCATTTGTACTCTGTGTTGAGCTTGTTCGGAATTTATAATTTTTATAGCTTGTATTAAATTAGCCGCAAATTTATTAGCATGTCGTGGTGCATCCTCATCCCACTGATACATATGAGTCCAGTTAGCAGCAGTCTCGGGAAGAGCCGCTAAATTAGGATGAACACAATATAATCCTGCTGACATTGCTTCCATTAAACACATACACGATGTCTCATGCCAAATAGATGGATATGCCCATATATGATTTGTTTGTAATGCAGAGCGTATTTCTTCATTAGATACTGATCCATGATAATTAATTTTAGGATGGGATTTACATATATCAAATAATTTTTGATAAGGTTTATCTCTTTCTTCCCAACCATATATAGCAAATGATGAGAATACATCCAATTCAATATTATCAAACATCTCACATAATTTCTGGAATACCGCCACTAATAAATCCAAACCTCTATGAGGAGTAGAATGATACATAAGCTTTATTTTTGTTGAGAAATCTTTTGTGTGTGTTGGTATAGGATCTATAGCATTTTGTAATACTACACATTTTGAATAAGGTATATTATAATATTTTGCATATCCTTCTAGTTGCCAATTAGAGACAAATACTAATTTATCAAATTTCTTCCATCCTTCATTCTTTAAATGTTCCGACTCAGGATCTCCGGGTAAATCATGCAACCAATAGATAGTCTTTTTATTTGGGTCTATATTTCTTACCCTAGAACAAATTATCTGAAAATTATTAAGTAATTCTTTATCTAATCTGTTGTGTAGCCCAAATTTCATTATTTCAGTGCCACCCATTGCATTTCTATCTGTCTCATTTGTCTCTGGAGTATTTTCTTTAATAGCACTATCATATATATTTAATGTAACCGCCATAATAATCTCACCTTCTATTTAATATTATATCTTTCTTGTAATTCTTTATATCCACCAATATGTTTATTATCAATAAAAATTTGTGGTAATGTTCTTACTGATGCGGCTCTTTCTAATAACTCAGCCTTATGATGAGGATGATATCCTATATTATATTCAATATAAGTATGGTTATTACTTTCAATAAGATCTTTAGCCATATCACAAAATGAACAACCTTCACGTGTATATATCTCAATGTTCATTAATTAGATGTCTTTCCAGTTGATACTGGTTTGTTTGGATTGCCCCATGATATATTTGATTTAATTTTAATATATCTTTTATTAGTTTCTTTTTTATTGGGATTATTTATTGTAATCCATGGATTTAATCCTTTTCTCCATGCAGTTATAATATGATTCATTTTAATTGTTGGATCTAGATCTCTCTTAACTGCTTTTAAAGTATTTTTAGATACATTGTTATGGAGACCTTTTGATGTATAGCCATCACTTTTACTTTTTCTACGCGGCATAATATAATTACTCCTAATTCACCTCTGTTATTGATATAATTTTTGATATATATTTGTCTTCATTAAAACTCACTTCCGCCGACAACAAATCACTTTTAAATATTACATCATTAATATTTGCATCCAGTCCAAAATATTGCCATTGTGTTCTAAAATAAGATAACATTTTTGTATTATCAGAAAATAAAAGAGTATATATTGCCTTATTATTAGCAGCATCCCATGTTCTATCTCTTCTAACAAGGGAATAACTATCTTTTGCAGATATAAGATGAGCATCTATAAATTGTTGAAAATCCGGATTATCACTATTATGGTCTGTATGAAAATCGTCAAATGTTGCATACACTGATGTGCAAGTAATTTCTATTATTATTTCATACATTTATTTATCCTCTGCTTTATATATGAGATCGGTATAATTATGGTAGCCATATTTGCATATCCAATAACTATCTATAATATCACTTGTAGGTGTAATATTATTTTCTTTGAGTGATAATTCTTCTCTAATATTTATATTCTCAATTTCTGTAAATTTATCTATCATCATATATTTATTAGCATTACCTTTACCAGTAGCATACTTTTTAATAACTGTAGGCGGTATAGATTGATAATTTATTTTATTATTAAATAATTTGTGTTTTAATAGTCCTACATTTTCACCTATATGAAAAACCATTCCTGTTGACCCAAATGAATAATTTTCTATAATAACTAAATCACTTTCTTTACATTTATCTATAGCCCAAGAAGATATATTATCAAATCTTTCTTCTTGTGTGTTATATACCGGATGAGGAAACCCTATAATATTATTATATTTGTTATGCAATTTTTTACGGTCCGATAAAAAATAAAATTTACAGTCTTGATAATTAAAATTATCTCCTTCAAAAATGCATATACAAGGAGATGATATAGAATAATCTATTCCTGTTATAATCATATTATTGATAAAGCAACATCACAAATATTAACTATACGTCTGATTGCAATTTCATCACCAGCTAATTCTTCAGCTGTTCTTACTTCTTTTATTTCTTTTATTATATACTCAAATTCTTCTTTAGTCAACTCTTTTTTTTCAAAACCTTCTTTGGCTTCTTGAATTTCTTTTTCTAAAGTATCCATTATCTTCCACTCCATGCTTTCTTAGCCGCATTTAATCTACCATTTGCTGTTTTAACACCTAGCTCACAAAATTTCTGGCTTCCGCCTTTTAACATTTTATTAGCATGTTTATTTAGACCTTGCATATTTTTCGCTTGTGGGTCATCTCTAAATGAGGTATAGACAGCTAATGCTTCTGTTTGTTCTACCACATATATCCATCCCCTGCTACCAACTTCATAACTACAATCAACCCTATCTAGTGATAACTTTGCATATGTCCAATGTCCTACCATATAGGAATCATGATCTCTTGGTAGTAGGTTTGTTATTGATGATAGACTACATGAGGATAACATTATTGCTAATATCATTATATATATTTTATTCATCGTATTCATTATATTCTCCCATATCTACTGGTTCTTCTTCATTCATGTTTTCACTACTTATATATCCCCCACAATAACAACAATATTCTATTGTTTCAGAGTTCTCTGATATAACTTTATATTCTTCTAAACAGTCACTGCACTTTACTTTTATAATTTTTTGGCTCATAATATTACTTCTTTATAAATTGTTTAAAGTCAACAAATGTATTTGTTTTTCCTTGAGCATTTTTTCCACCAGTGTCAGTAAAGGTAATATTTCCTTTAATAAACACTTTACCATCAGGTCCTGTAAAATTAATAAATGCGTTATTTGTTGTTCCATTTCTGGTTATAGATAAATCAAACCCTTTTTGGAATTGTGTTATCAGATTTTGTAATTCTTTACTCTCTCTTGATGATATAATCTTCATCTTATTAGAATCACCTATAGCTGCATAAAAATCATCTTCACCATCGAAACCAAGCATTTTTAACATACGGCTATTAATTTGTTCTTTTTGAGATTTATAATTTTTTTTAAATATTAATGATAAAATTTCTATTACTTCACCATGAGATGCTTTAGCTGTTTTACGTGCTGTAGCTTTATCCGCACCTGACTTCATTTCTGAACCAATAATATTCTGCAAATCTAGTAATCGATTTATTTCTTTAGATGAACCATAATCTTTAGTAAATTTAACCACAAATTCTGCAGAGGTTCTTGGTAATGATGACACGTCATCGTAGAATATAGTTTTAATTAATGATATAAATGTTGAATTTGATAAATTAATTGATGATGATTTATATGCCTTTAATGATGCCATTATACTATCTATAACTACTTTTTTAGAGTCTTTAGTTGTTGTAAGAATAATATCAGCCTTAGTATCTCCCTTGCCTGTATCTCCCGTCATTTCTATATCAAATGTTAAAAAATTTAAATCTTCTCCATTAGTTTGGATATCTTTAAAAATTTGGTCACCCATTATTTTTCCAGCAGCTTCTTGTCTTTTAATTTCATTACTTGGTGCTTTAAGTTTTATTAATTCTTGTTTTTTTTGATTATATATCTTAGTGCATGTAGTGGGTGTTGATCTTGGAGTAACTCTTAACCCTGCTTTTTCTAAAGCTTGTGATAAACTAACTGCTGTTGCAAATTCTGAAAGATATCCTAATCTTGATTTTAAATCAATTTGTTCATTTAATTTATAATCAGATATTTTAATAGATTGTTTGCGACCAAATTTAATTTTTTTAAACAAATCTTTTAATTTTATAGCAATAGAATTTAATATTGATTTAATATTAAATTTTTCTTCTAACTCAGTATATTGTAAAAATTGTAACATTTATTTGGTTTCCTCTATTATCTATTTATAATCCTCAATACATGACATGTTGTTGCCATATAAATTGACAATATAATATAATTCCGAGATAAAACCAGCCTGCTTCTTTATATTTTGTACTTATCATAAGAGGTATTGATAAAAAAGATAGTATCATCGCATATAATACTATTGCGGGTATTACTATCAATCTCATAATATTGTTTATTATAATAGGTATCATAATGATAACCCTGAAAATGTATTTTCTTCAATATCTTTTTTTACTCCCCCAATTACATAAGAGGTTATTTCAGTCTCTTGTGGTGCTACTTGCACCTCACCACCACTAATCCATTTTTGTGTCCAAGGAAGTGGATTGCTTCCGGTTTTATTTTGTATGGGCATGCCTATTGCAGTGCGTCTTTTATTTGCTATCCAATCAACATAGGTTTTTAATACATCTGCATTAAGTCCTATCATTGATCCATCTTTAAATAAATAATCTGCCCATTCTTTTTCTTGATTAACTACATCATTAAACATTTTTGTAACTTCATCTTCATATTCTTTTTTAATAGTAGCAAATTCTGGATCATCTTGTGGCAATAATTTTAATAATTGTTGTGTAGATCCTAGATGTATATTTTCATCTCTACATATTAATTTAATTATTTTAGCATTGCCTTCCATTTTCTTTAATTCTGCAAATGCCCAACTACAAGCAAAAGACACATAAAATCTTATTCCTTCTAAAGCGTTAACCGAATTTAATGCTAACCATAAATTGGATTTAGTTGGAAATTCTATTAATCTATCATAATATTTGCCTATATCTCTAGCGCAATCAACAATTGGTTTAATATTCATAATTGAATCAAAAACATCACCAGGATTAGAGTAAATATTTCTAATAATATGTGTATATGATCTTGAATGTATTGTTTCTGAAAAACTCCATGTCTCTATCCACGTCTCTAGTTCTGGCAAAGATACTATCGGCAAGAATGCTAGGTTAGGTGCTCTTCCTTGCACACTATCTAATAATATTTGTCTTTTTAAATTTGATGTAAATATATGTGCTTCCTGATCAGTTAATGATCTAAAATCTTTAGAATCCCTCACTATATCAACCTCTTCAGGCCTCCAAAAAAAACCTAATTGTTTGTTTGTTAGCTTTTCGAATTGTGGATACTTAACTTGATCATATCTTGCTATTTCTACTTCACCATCAAAAAACATATTTCGTTCTAGATGAGACTTTGTTGCTTTACTTATAACACGCATGATTCACATTCCTCTTGAGTTTGTTGTTGTTGTGGTAAGTTATAATCTTCCATAGAATGTTGTGGTTCTTCAATTTCATCTGTGGCGCCATCAAATGTATTAAAATAATATAATTGTTTACCACCATACTTATAAAACATAATAATGTGTTTTAACATTATACTCATTGGTATTTTTTCATCATCAAAAAATTGTGGATTATATGATGTATTAACCGAAATACCTTGATCTATCCATTTTTGCAATACAGATACTATTTTTAAATATCCTTCTGGTGATTTTTGATCCCATAATAATTCATATTTATTTTTTAACTTTCTATATTCTGGTACAACCTGCTTGAGTATTCCATCTTTTGATTGTTTTACTGATACAAATGCTCTAGGCGGTTCTATACCATTAGTTGCATTAGATATTTGAGATGATGTCTCTGATGGCATTAATGCCATTAATGTTGAATTTCTAATACCATATATTTTAACATCCGTGCATAATTTAGTCCAATTAAGAGTTGGTTTTCTATCAACTAACTCATCTACTTCTTTTTTATATGTATCGATAGGGAATATTCCTTGAGAATATTTAGTCTCGTCATTTAATAAACACGGTGCTTTTTCTCTCGCTAATTTAATAGATGCTTTAATTAAATAATATGACCAGGCTTCTGCATATTCATCTATTAAAGCAAGATTTGGATTACTGTACGTCATATTATTTTTAGCCATCCAATATGCAAAATTTATTATACCAATACCTAATGGTCTTCTATTCATGGTGCTGGTCTCTGCTGCTTGGACAGGATATTCCTGATATGTAAGAAGAGCATCTAATGCTCTTACAGCCATTTCACATGGTTTTTTAAAGTCCTCAGGAGATTTAATATTGCCCCAATTAATTGCAGCTAGTGTACAAAGGCTTATCTCTCCACTATTGTCATTAATATCTTTTAATGGTTTAGTGGGCAAATTAATTTCGCAACATAGATTAGATTGTTTAATTGGTGCTTTTGATGATATAAATGATCCATGCTCATTTGCATGATCAACATTCATTAAATATATTCTACCGGTATCTTTTCTTTCTGTGACAAAAGAAGAAAATAGGTCTATAGCTTTTATTACTTTTTTCTTTATCTTATATGATCTCTCAGCTTTTTCATATAACTCTTGAAATTTATCTTGATCATTATAGAAAGCATCATAGAGGCCGGGCACATCCGATGGTGAAAATAAAGTAATATTGCCATTATTTAATAGCCTTTGATACATTAGTTTATTAAATTGAACTCCATAATCTAAATGCCTTATCCTATTATCTTCAGTTCCTTTATTATTTTTAAGAACTAATAAATCTTCAACCTCAAGATGCCAGCATGGATAATATAATGTCGCAGCACCACCTCTAACACCACCTTGAGAACAAGATTTAACTGCAGATTGAAATAGTTTATAAAATGGAATTACTCCAGTATGTGTGGCATATCCTCCATTAATAGGTGATCCTAATGATCTGATATTGCCTGCACCTATACCTATACCTGCCTTTTTAGATACGTATTTAACTATAGCACTCGATGTTGCATTAATAGAATCTAATGTATCGTCTGTCTCAATAAGAACACATGAACTAAATTGTCTGACAGATGTTCGAACACCTGACATTATTGGTGTTGGTAATGATACATCAAAATTCGATATAGCATTATAAAAATCAACAATTTTTAACAATCTATCATGCTGTTCATCTTTAAATAAAGTCATGGCTATTAACATATAAGCAATTTGTGGAGTCTCATATATTTTATCCGAAGATCTATTTTTAACTAGATATTTGCCTCTAAATTGTTCCATTGCAGCGTATGTAAGAATATCATCTCTATCATGATCTATACTCTTTTCAAGAATATCATACTCCTCTTGTGTGTACCACTCTAATAGCTGTGGTTCGTAAAACCCCTCGTCTATCACGCGTATAACGTGATTAAATAGTGTATTAGGAGCATATTTACCATATACTTCTTTACGCAATTGATAATTTATTAGCCTGCCTGCTACATATTGATAGTTAGGTGTATCTTCACTAATTAGATCCGCAGCTGCTTTAATTAAGGTTTCTTGCACATCAGTAGATCTCATTTTATTGAAAAATTGTATATGGGATTTTAACTCTACTTCAGAAGCGGATACTCCTGTAAGATTATCACAAGCCCATGAGACTACCTTGTGAAATTTGTTTAGATTGAGAGGTTCTATATTTCCATCTCTTTTGGTTATTAGTATTTGCGACATCTTATTCCCCGTATTTACTTATTAATGGAAATATATTTGTTATAGCTGCAGCACATTCTTTGGCTATTAATATATGTTCTTTTTGTGTACCGTTATTCGATCTTAACTCAATATAATGTATCCATGACCTAATGGTGCCATTTACATACATTCTACTCATAATAAGACCTTCTGGCAACACAGCTCTTGCTTGTTCTTTTGCTATGCCTTTTTCTATAGCCCAATTATATGCTTTAGCTGCAGCTATAGTAACTTTATCTTGTTCTATAATCCAATCTTCTTGTAATTGTTTATCATACTCTAATGTGTAATCCAAATCAATTGAATTTTGTCTATTATTTGGATCTTGTATTCTTGCTTCACGTCTAACCCATTTTAATGATTCAAGAGGGTTTGCATATCTTTGACTAAATTCTTGGAAGGAAAATGATCTATGTCTTAAAATTTGTCTTGCAATATCTCTTGGTGCATTAATTTCTAAGCAAGCAGATACCATTTCAAACGGAGACCAGTGTTTGTGTGTTGCAAGATAGGATAACAGCTTTTCTGATGTCTCCTTGTTAATTTGATTTGATGGATTGGATACACGGGCGCAATACGCAATAAGTTCCTGGATACTATCACTTTTTAATTCCTTCTCAAATTCTAAATATGGTTTAGAATAGCTTAATAATTTAACACTTATATTTTTTTCCATGATATACATCGCACCTTTGCTTCTAAATCTTTATAATTATTTTGATCTATTAATAATTTTATATCAGCAATTCTCTTACCCGACATCACCATATCATTAATATCTTTATGTTGAATACTTTCTGGCCATAGACAAACATTATATCCTTTATCTATAGTCTTTTGTACCTTCGATACAATTTCCTTACTTCTTGGTTCATTATCATAACATATTATTGCTTTATTTTTATCTATATTTAATTTTTCTAATACACTTATTATATCAGACCCGGCAACAGCAATTGAATTATCTATAAACATTGAATCAATCGGCCCTTCGAAAACATAAAACTTTTTATTTAAATCCGCGTTATTTAATCCAAAGACTTTAGGTGCTGTTGTATCTAACATAATAGTAATATATCTCATACTATTATTATTACTTGTTGCTCTACCTTGAAATCCAAACATTACTCCGTGTTTATCTATAAATGGAATAATTATTCTTTTATCATTTTTAGGTAGATTATAAACCCCTGGCATAATAAAATCAACCCAAGCCGCAAAGTCAGGACAATAATATAATTGTGCATGATATGGATTTGGTATTTTCCTGTGTAATATATATGATTTTACAGAATGATCCCATTGCAGCTGTGAGATTTTTTTAAGTTTATTTAAAGGTTTTTTGCTACTATCAAATACAGGTTTAGTAAAGCATTCAATTGTCTTTGGTTTCTTATCTTTACTTTTATCATTTAAAGATTCTAGTGCATAATCTTTAAATAAAATTGGATTAATCTTTTGTATAAAATTACTAAAATTCGATCCATGATGGCAATTATGGCAATAGTATAAAAGATTATTGTCTTTATTTAAAAGATATCCTCTAGCTTTAAATTTATTTTTTTGAGAATCACCACATATAGGACAACGAAAATTATATCCATTGTTTACTCTTTTAAATCTCTCTAATTGTGATGATAATAATGTAGCGTATTTGTTTTCAATCCATGTCATTATTTAAATATATAGCAATTATCTATAAAAATCAACTAGAAAATATTTTTATATGGGATAATCGAAATAACAAATCCTATTACTGCAGCGCCACCAATAACCATCCATCTCCACGTCTCAAGACGTTCTAATCTTTTGTCCATTGATTCTATTTTATTAATTACTCTACGTTCTGTTTCGGTTATACGCGCATGTAATTTTTCGTATTGCTCAATTCTATCTCGGTCTTTATTATGAGAATCTTTATGCATATGTGCTATCTCCTCTAGCGCAGTTGCTAATCTTTCTTCCATAATATCTTGTCTTGATTTTAATTCATTGGTAACTTCTAAAAGTTGTTCTTGGTGTTGTTCTACACGCAATAGTAATGATTCAGTAAATGATACTTCTTTTTTCAATTCTGCAATTTGAACTTTTGTATCTACATCCATTATTTTCTAGCCTTTTCGATAGCTCGTGATCCAAACCAAAAAGAGATTACTGCTGCAAATATTGCTTTAGTATCTTCATCCCATAATAAATTTATTGCTTCAGTAAAGTTTGTACCAGTATTTATAGCTTCAACAAGTAAAGTTATCTCTATTGTGCAAAATAAAATAAAAAAAGCATATGTAATAACCGGTCTTACTGATCTTTGTAATGCGGATATCCAGCCTGTATTATTAGCCATTGCTGTATCATGCGCTATAAGCCTAGCATGTTCTTCTGATGATGCTTTAATTTCAAATGATTTTAAATCAAATTTTTGATCTAATTTACTCATGTGAGCAACCATTTTCATTTTTTCTAATTCATGCCTTCTTTCATTTTTAGCAGCAAACATATCTGTTATCGCAGGCACGGTCGAACTCGCAAAACCAATTAATGATCCTATAACTGTTAACATTAGTTAATTCCTAGTTTTTTAATTCTTCTTAGTAACCCAGAAGTCTCTTTTTTATTTTTATCAGTATATTTTTTTTGTTTCTTTTTAGATACTCCAGGCTCTCCATCTGGACCTACACCTATACCCGCAATAGCACCATCACCTACTTGGTTTGCAATATCTTCATTAAAGTAATCTGTTTTGTTACTTTTACCTGTTTTTTTAATAATTGCTAGTTTTGCTGGAATATGTTTTTGAATACTATTCATGTGATCTCTAGCATTTTTCTCACTACTGTGATAACTCATAATATAACGAGTTTTAGGTGCTTCTGTGTTAATTACTGCATGAGTGTATGACTTTACCTTATCTCCTTTGGCTCTACCACCTACTCGCATTTCATTAGCTACTGCACTTTCTACAAGAGATACTACTTGATCTTCATTCATATCTTCTTTATATTCTTTAATCAAAAATAAAGCAGCAGCATATGATGCTAATTTAGATTTGCCTCCAGGAACTTTTTCTAATAATCTTTTAAGACGTAACACCATTAGATCAAATATACGAAATGAATTGCGTTCTTCTATTGTTGATAATGTAGATCTTTTTTTAAGTATATTGCCTCTTTCATCAATTATACCCAACTCAAATGCTTTCCATTCTTTAAATGGTGTTGTGAGTCTTCGTATGAATTGATATACTAGAAATAAATCTACTGCTACTCCGGCCATTTATACTTCCTTAAAACCTTTATTATTGCTTCATTTGGTTGTACATCACTGCAGATAATAGTTCTATTAGGTAAATTAATACTTTCTATTTTTTCTGGAAGTCTTTGCATGAATATTAAAAATGGTATCAAATATTCATGTAATCCATCCAATTTTAAAAATAACATTCTATTAGTAGGCACATGGCCAAATACATTATATAAAACTACTAAGTGATTAATAATTAATCTATCTTTTATTTCATTATTTAATTTTATTTTATTCAATAATCTTTTAATATATTTAAATCTTTTTATATCATCATAAAATTCAACTATATCATGGCACTGACTATTATCATAATGTTTTGCTGCGTATAGCATAAAGTTCGCGTTATTTAAATTATCCATAATACCAATTTCAATTTATTAATGTAGGTTAGCCCAAGTTCCATTACATCTTACTTGTGCTTTATAATCTTCTATATTATATATCATCATTCCATCAGCTGCAGATAAAGCATCTCTTACTGATGTATTTACATTAGGCAATATTGGAATAGAATTAAACGTAGTAATATTATCAGAATCCGTTCCTAATGTAGTATTGCCAGTTATTGATGGGTTCGAAACCAAGCCGACTATTTCATGAGAACCATTACTTGACGCGTAAAGGTTATCACCATTTGCAACTTCTCTTGTTGCTAAGGTAATAGTATTATTAGCATCTATATCAAAACCAATATTTCTACCTGATTGTAATAATATTGTATTATTGGAAATAACATTTTGTGTATGTGTGGCTGCACTTTCTGGATCAGTAATTGTAAATGATTCAAGAAACGGCATAGCGGTTGTATTAATTGATAATGCTATATTATCAGTATTAGTAGTTGTATCAACTATGAGATCACTACTACCAGATACATTAATGGCCAATGCAATTATATTGGCATCTGCTGTTGTATCAACCGTAAGACCTCCACTACCAGCAATATTTAATATTCCAGGTAATGAATTTGCTAGACCTTGAAATGTTATCTTTTTTGATTCTATTAATGCTGCATTTGCTGCATCAGTAACAGTTATAAACAAATCATTTGCAACGGCGGTAACGGATGTGTTTAATTCACTTATTTTCGTTGCCATTTATATATTCCCTATTAGCTATCAGCTAAAATTGAATCATCAGCTGTACCAGTTGAATTAGCAGTAGCATCAGTATTAGCATAATCTGTTGCATCACCTTCAATATGTCCAGCTACAAGAACCTCAAAATGTTCTCTGCCAGATCTTTGTCCAGAACCAACAGTTCTTTTAACCCATCCAGTATGTGCAATTCCTCCATCAGCAGCTACTTCGTCAGCTGATGCTCCCATTACGGTATTGCCGAATTGTGCTTGGCCAGTCTCACCTGTATCAGTTCTAACAATAAACTTAGGTGCATCACTGTGCTGGTCATTTTTACCATATAATGCCATTCTTTTCTCCTTATTTAATAGCTTGTGAAAAAGAGTTATAACCTTTTTCATATTGTTTTTGTAATTTAATTTTATCTGCTGGACTAGATCTATTATACTTTGTTAAGGCTGCTTGTGCGTCCTTAAATGATACTTTTTTCTTTTTTCCATCACCAAATTGTATATCTTTTTGGCCTCTTAAAGAAACTGATTTGCGCAGTTGCATAACAATATGTTCTACACCATCATCTTCTTCTTGGGATTTTTTAGATTCGCCCATTTTAGTATTTGCCATAGTTTTTAACCTATCTTTTTCAGTCTCATCAATTTTGCGTAGATAATTTATTTTATTAAGCGCGCTCACCATCTGATCTTTAGTTGTAGCATTTCTTTTCAACTTATCAGCTTCTTTCATTTTTCTTACTGTTTTTTGGTCACAAGCCATTGTTTTATCTTTCTTACTTATTATTTTGCATTTAAAGCTTTAGTCATTTGAGCAATAACTCTTTTCATATCTTCTTTAGGTATTTGAATATATTTTCGCTTACCATAATTAATTTGAAACCCTATACCACTCTTCATTGCAAACCTATCAATTTGAAATCCAACACGATCATCAGTAAACATATTAGTAGCTTCAGCAATACTTTCTTTTACACTATTACAATCACATGTCTTACATCCTGGTGGGCATGTACAATCATCTGCTTTAACATCTGCACCGCAACAGTCATCTGAACAATATCCAGCTTTAGCCTCACCTACTGTTTTAGTTTTTTTTTTACTGTCTTTCATATTAGCAGCAATTGCATCTCTACGTTTTTGTAGATATTCATCTGATGAATCTTTATCACCATCATTATCTACATCACCATCTTTTTTACCAACAGGATCCATTTTTGGTTTGTCGCCGTTTTTACCAGCTTCTTTTTCTTTTTTCTTTTCTATAGCTTTTTTTAAAGCTGGTGGTAATTCACCCTCAAGTATAGCTCTAGCTGCAGCTAATAAATCTGGTGAAAGTCCGTGCTTGTTCATTATAGTCTCCTTAACATTTTATCTATATTCTATTATTTATCATCATAAAGTATTGAAGTTAACTATCAACCTTAGATCCAGATCTCCACTGATAACAGCTCCAATATCTAGCACTTGTTTTAGGGCCCGGATTATCACACTTATGTCTTGCTCGAAATGATTTTCTTCTTTCAGGATCATCTCGCTTAATTTCCATATTAGGATCACCAAAATTAACCTTGACAACATTGCCTTTCTCGTTTTTTACATATACTGAGAATTTTTTAGGCCCACCTGATGTTCTAAATGGATCATTTAATTTAACTTTTTTTCCTTGGTATTCTGATTCTTCTATTACTAAATCATCATACAAGTCTGTGCCTTCACACACTAAATCTATTTTTTCATATTGTTTAAATCTACGCATTTTTTTCTACCAAAATTTTAATTTTTTAATTTGTATTACAATCTTTTTAATTGCATCTCTGATTATTGAAGTTATATTAATATATATCTGAATAATCATATCTTTAATTTGATTGATTAAATCTTTCATTTTATTTTTTCCTTTTAATAAAATTGATGAAATTTGAATTTATTTGTTCTTTAATAGTTTTATTATTAAATGCTAGAAAGGAATTGACATTAGCATAACCTGCTTGTTGCTCTGTCATATCCATTGTATTATCCCATTTACTAACACCTTCATTATATAACGATATTATTTTATCAGAGTCAATATATGCCTTACATTTATCATTCAAATTATTTTTTGCTCTTTCATCCAATTTATCATAATGTGAATTGGACACACTACCAATCATTCTATCAACTACCATCAATAACTGTTCATCTGTCATTTCTACAGTCGGTCTTTTAAATCCATGTTTAGCTAAAACATCTTTATGTTTATCATATGATGATTGTGCTTTTTTAATATGTTTTTTTTGTATTGCTCTTTTAGTAATTTTATTAAAACTAGGCTTAGAGGGTTTAATTGCATCTTCTTGTTTATTTTGTTTTTGAAGGTATGCAGCTATTGCCATATCTTTTTTCTTTTCATCAGATTTACCTTTAAATTGTGGCTTATCAGATTTTTTAAAATCATCTATAAAATCCCCTGCTGTAGATTTTTTAGTTAACTTTTCTTTATGTGTTTGTGGCTTAGTTGGTTTAGTTGGTTTACTTGTACTTGATGCATAAGGACTTTTAGGTGGACCTACTTTCCATTTTTTTGGATTCTTTAATAGTTTTAAATATTTTCTAGAAACATAAATTTCCTTAAAAGCTTTATTTAATTCTTCTTTTGGTATACAATTAGGAACTGTTTTACCATTTTTCTTTTTTACACCTAATTGTCTATAATCTTTCCAACATGGATCTTTATCTTCTTTAAGACCCAACATTTTTCTAACTGCTGCATTAACTAAATCTTTAGCATCTGTTCTTGATAATTTCATTTTAGAAGCTATTTTTCTCTCTGCATCTGCTGGTGTTCTAGCCATTGCAGATATTGCATTTGCTTTTTTAATCTCATCATTAGTAAATTTTCTTTTAGCTTCATCCATATTTTCTGTATCTTCTTTACCTTGCATTCTCAATTTAAATGCTTTTCTTAAATCCGATGGTAAAACTCTTTCTATATTCGTAATATTTTCTTCTGGTTTTTTAATTAATTTTCTTAATTCTGTTTTTACTTTACCAGCTGAATTACTTTGTACATAAATTGATGGTAGACCTTCTATATCTACTTTAAAGTTAGCTTCGTTTAAATAATTTGTAAAATATTGATCAATAGATTCATTAGCTTTTCTACTTCTCATTCTAGATAATCTTTCCATTTCACCCTTCCTTACACGAGGCATTAACCTTTTAGATATTTTTTTAATCATTGTTTTCTTTGTTGCTACACGCTTATCAATAGCTTGCTTTGCAGCTGGGGATAAATTTCTATAATTAACTCCTCTTTTACCTGCTAATTTTTTTCTCATAAAACCTATAGCTTTTCTTGCTGCTCTTTTCTTTAATTTAGCAGTACTTGCGGTTTTCTTTGATGCTATTTTACGCCCTCTTTGAAGTTTAGTTCTATATCTTCTCATCATAATACCGCGAGCTCTTCTTTGTTGGGTATTTAATACTTCTGTGAGAAGTCCTTCTGATTCTAATTGTTCTGCTAATTCCATACCTGATCTTACCATGTTGAATACTTTATCTGATATTGATGATAATTTAGAAGCGATACCTTTCTTAAAGGAAGCTTTATCATCGTCTTTTACTGCTGCTCTTAATTTAGATGCGGACATTGATGCAGTTCCTTCTGCATCAGGATCTCGAGTACCAGCACTTACAACTTTATACGATTTAAATTTAAAATCTTTACCGTTATACATTGCTAATCTTTCATATTCTGATACTCGATCAGATCCAGCAACTATTACAACATTATCATATTGCCCTGTTAATTCTTTAAGCAAGCTTATAACGTTGTTAGCTTTTGATCGGCGCAACAAATCATTACCAAAAGCTTTTGCTGCTAATTTAAATTTATCAGCGTAAGGTAGTGGATTTTTTTGTGCGTCGAATGTTTGGGAGAGAAATAGAAGAGGTATGCCTTTTTCCTTGCGGGCTATATCGCGTAGTTTGCTAACTAAAACTTCGTGTCCTTTTGTAGGGGGATTATATCTACCAAAGCTGAATACAGCTGTTGTTTCTTTAGCTTCTTTAATAGCTGGTGATATAATAATTTTATCACTTTGTGATTTTGAATCAGATTTACTGTTCTTAATTTTTTTAGTTTTGCTTTTATCCATTTTATTATCCTCGCCAGGTTTTCCTGAGACTTACTGGTTCTTCATGTGTAGGTTTTCCTAAGACTAACTACACTCTTATTTATACATTATCGTTATGCAAGAATAAGTAATCAGCATTAGAACTTAATATAAATGAATATCCAAGATTTTTTAATAATTCATGACCTCTTCCGAGTTCTGTGATGATAGCTGGTTTTAATAATCTTATAGTTGCTTGGGCACCCATAATTACAGCTTCTTCATGTCCTTCGACATCAAGATGTATTAAATCTATATCTGGTAATTGTAATGAATCTATAGTTGTTTGCATAACCTCAATATCATGATTTAAATCAATATCTCTAGGATTAATAGAAAATGTGCCTCTATTGGCATAATTTCTTCTTTTTAAATTTACTAATTTTTGAGTATCACCTAAAGCCATTTGTAGTTTGGTGCATCTATCACTTTGTGTGTTATTTACAAGATAATAAAAATTAACTGGATCTGGTTCTATTGATACTACCTTATCAAAATGATTCAAGTAAAATCTTGCATACATGCCAAGATTACCACCAGCTTGTAATACTTTATGGAATCCCCAACCTCTTTTAATTAATTCATTTTTAAATTTAGGCCAGTTTACAATCCAATCTCTAAGTGGACCATCATCTAATGATCCAAATGATCCTGTATCATCTTTATGCCAGAATAAACAAGCTGTTTGTTCTATATTGCCATTTGGTAGATCTTTTAAAATTAAATTTTTATAAAAATTAAATTCTTCATCTTTAATATATTCTGGTCTCTTTATAGGGACCATTATCTTTGCCATCCTTTAAGTATATCAGGTGAAAAGTTTGCATAACTAAATTCAAGCCTATCTACTAACTTGACTGCATTATTTCCTATACGATCAATTGCAACAAATCCTTCTTGTCCTGTAACTTTATAACCATTTTTTGTTTTAAGAAATGTTCTTAAAGAACCTGCTTCATTCATTTTTCCAATAATATAATGTTTACAAACAACTATTTTTTGCATTAAATTAAATACATTAGCAAGAGAAATAGGATCAGCTAATACCTTCATAAATTCTTTCTTTTTTTCTTCGACACCTGCTTTGCCTTTAGGTGTTTTTCTTTTAGCAATTTCTTTATTATAATATTCAGTAATATAATTAAGAAATGCTTGCGATAGAGCCATTCCTGTTGGCCAGCTTTGGCCTTCACGTATATAAGAATTTAAAAAGGTTTTAATTTTTTTCTTTACTTCTTCACTATCTTTAATATTATTTAAATATTTTGCTTTAATTTTTCTAAATATTTGCCCAGCTATTCTTAACTCAGCAGTTATTTGACTGGTCTCTTCAAATGTCATAGTAGCTCTACCAGACACATCTTGATACACTGCATCTACAGACCAGACACTTGGTGATTTTTTTAATCTCGAGGCTATAGTTTTACCGAATGATGCCTTCATTGTTTGAAAAGAATCCCCAGTATATGTTGTATGCCATACAATACCTATTTCACTCTTTTTAATAGTTTTACCGAGAGGAGTATTTGCGGGTACTGCATATAAAATGGTATTAGGATGAAATGTAATAAATTTATTTTTTTCTATATCTTGATACTCGAGATCCGATTTATCATACAAAAAGTCACCTTGAACACATATATCTGTTATACCCAATTTAGGTAATTGTTGTAAAGCTTTAAGCATTTTTTTTTGTAAATCACCTGTTGTATCTTTTTTCACATCTTTAGGTGTTTTATATACTTTAGGAGTTGTGTTGAAAATAGATTTCTTTGCTACATAAAATTTACCATCTGATGGATCTACGCCCGCAAATACTGCAGGTGATCCATCCCATTTTACAGATACATTTACTCTATTATCACTTTTGCCCGCCAGCATATCTCTTAATGATTGGATAAAATTAATCGCTTCTCTGGCGCCATCAACACCTCTATTTAGAACATTATCTTCCAAATGTTCCATATGAGAATTGTTTGACTCTATAATAAAATTATTAAATTTTTTCATTATGACCTCGTGTTTATAGATATATTTATAATATTATAAACCAAGGACTTTCATAATAGATCTAGGCTCAGTAGGCAACCCTTTACCGTCTCTTAAATGGTCTTCTATCTGACCAAAATAAAAAGCCGCTTCAGCTTGTTCTGCTGATTCACATTCTAATCTAGCATTTTTAAAAAATTGCAATAACTTCATTGATTGGCCGTTATCAAAACCACTAGCATTAAAAGTCTTAGCTTTTCTTTGATTACTCATTTATAACTCCCTTATTATTTTTATATACTTCATCAACCCAAGATGTAGGCACATTAGCTAATCTTGACGCATTCTCTATAATATTATCTTTATTATCTGGACACATTAATGTAGCTTCTTTCAATGCGTAGACAATATCTTCTTTAATTGTCAAATTTTGTCCCTCTTCTCAATTGTCTTATTAATACACCTAATACATTAGACCAATATTGTATGCCCCATGCAGACTTATTATCTCTACAAAATTGTAAGGCGGTTAATGTATTATCTATTCTTTTTTCTAAATGTTTATTCACCATTATAGGTGGCCTCTACTGAATCAGTATAAAATTTATCCTGATGAGCAATATTAATTTTAGTAGCTATAGCTACTGCTAAACTAGCATTACTATCTATTATACGAGCAGCAAATATATCCTGCTGTACAGCTGTCATCTTTTCTAAATCTGCTATTACCTTATTAATATTAAGCATTTTATTTCCTTTTTTATTATTATATAATTTATTATACTGACAAAACAAATAAAAATCAACACTTATTTTGGATAATTTACTAACTTATCAAAACCGAAAGATGCAACAATATATTTTTCTTTATTTAATTCTAAAATATCACCAACAGATAGAGAATGAAATTTTAAACTAAATCTATCTATTTTACCTATAGGACCAATATTACCTATCTCAAAAGCTTCATCTAAATCATTAGTATCTATAGTAGCAGTATGCTCATAATTATCTATATGCTTATCAAGGTTAAATAACTTTTTATCATTCATACCATAGAAAGTAGGTGACTCTGGCATAATTTTATAACTATCTAATTGAAATACTTTAATCATTATATGGAACCTCCCATTCTTAACAACGCTACAGCAATACAAATGTATGCACAAATACAACAAATAATTTTAAATCTAAATTTCTCTGCTAAATGCTTTCTTTTATATTCTTCCATTTTAATCCTTATTCTTTATTATATAATTTATTATCACATCAAATAATATAAAAGTCAACAGTTTTTTTCATAAAAATAACTTTTTTTTGCCGATTGTATAAATTTTTTTTGTAGAGGTTCTTCTAGATTATATGCCTGTATTTCCCATGGTCTATCTTTATATTCTGATTCAGTATAATCAATATTATACCAATGATCACAATATAATTTACCTGTAGCATGTTGCCACACATGAACCATTTCATGGCATATAGTTTTAATTAAATTTTGAGGGGTTTGTTTAGAATGAATTTCGAGTTCAAATTCTCTAGATGTTATAGCCATACAATAACCAACGGCACCATCTTTAGATATATCGTTTAAATTGACAGATATATCTAAGGTTTTAAATCGAGACATCAAATTAGATATACAAAAATTAACAACTGATTCAGCTAATTCTCTTTGTGATTTTAATCCACCTATACACTCTACATAATTCATTATAATTAATTCCTTATTCTATATTATAATTAATTATAGAACATAAATTAATAAATATCAACAGTTTTTTTGATAAAAATATTATTTAAATGTATCTGTAAAGGCTTCATTTATATTGATGGGGGATATTGATGAATTGTTAGATATAATAAAAAGTGGAGTATGGCCATCAAAACCTCCACCTGAATTTAAATGATAACAAGCTGTAGTAGCATTATTTCTTTTATTATGCCTACTAATTATAAAATTTGTATATATTTCAAGTACGCAGTATTGTTTTTTTCTTCTTACTATTTTATAGTTTGTTGTCATGTAAAATCCTTAAATAGTTCTACTGGTTTATCCATAGCTTTGCCCATTTGTGTATTATCAAAAACAGGGCCTTCTATAATATCATTTTGAGCGTCTTGTTCTACATCATATAATCTCATCTTAGATTTATCAATACCTATTACGAATCTTTTATTTATGTTGGGATCAGCATATCTATTTTTTAATTGTTTACACATTATTTGATTTAGATCTTGTAGTTCTTCGGTGCTAATAAGCGCAAACATAAAGTCAGCAGTGGCAGGAAGACCGAAGCTCTCCGAGGTGTCTTCAAGGCCCACGTCACTAGCGCCAAAACCCGATCTTGTTGTTTGTGTCGCAGAGAAGATCGGCACGTTGAATTCCACCGCCAGACCTCTAAGCTCTTCTGCAATCGCTTTAATATAAGTATACGAATTGACATTTGCTCCTGCTCTTAACCTTGACGACATACAAATATTAAGATAATCAATATATATCACATCAGGTATAAAGTTACGTTTTAATTTAAGTTCGTTTAATAAATGTCTAAAATGTCCGGCACCTGCAGAAGCAGTTGGATATTCTTTTATAACGAGCTTACCTTTAGTTTTACTAGCCACCCTATCAATCTTTTTATCAAAAGCATCCTTTGGTAACATGTAAAGTTCTTCCATTGTGACATTCAATAAATTAGCATCTATTCTCTCTGCTATTTTTTCTTCTGCCATTTCTAAAGTAATATACAATACATTCTTACTTCCTAGAAGATTAGCAGATGCGCAGTGACACATGAATAATGATTTTCCAACACCTGTACCTGCTAATGCAATATTTAATGTTTTATTTGGTATGCCACCTCTTGTTATTTTATTAAGATATTCTATATCAAATGGCAGTCTCGATTCCTTTTTTTGATAAAAATCAAATCTCTCTGAAGCATCATCAATAAAATCGTGTCCTACATGATTATCAAATGATACACCTAATGCATCACTTAGTAATTGTGGTATAGACCCTTTATCCTTACCATCATTTGCTTTACCGTCAATAATTTGAATAGAATCCATGATAGCGTTATATATAGCTTTCTCCTGAACCCACTTTTCTGTATTATCAAGTAGCCATTCAAAATTTGTATTTTCGTCGACGTCGAGTTTATTGATGTATTCAACAGCTTCTGAATGAAGCGTATCGTTAACATCTGTTCTATTACCCAAATCGATAACGAGAGCCTCATTAGACGGAAGTGCGTTGAAAGTCTTGATATGATTGTCAATAATCTCATATACTAACCTTTCTGTATTATCACTAAATAAAGTCTTTTCAAGATAAGGAATAACCTTTCTTGAAAATTCCTCATTCTTCGTTAGATTCGATATTATCGTCTGTTCTATATTCATCTGTTTCAACACCATATAAAAATTCTTTTCTTGCTGCTTCTTCTAATTTAACCATTATATCTTCGGTAAAATACTTTTCAGGTTCTTTATTAATAGTTTTACCAAATACCTTAGTGCCATCTGGCATCTCAAATCGTGTTGATACTTTTTTAATAATATCATATTTTTCTGCTAATTGTAGAAGACCATAATATCTATCAAGCCCTCTCTCATAGTGTAATAGCACTTCAACACCTTTATTTTCTTTTGATATTCTTGATTTGTGCATTTTACATTTTATTATATTACCAATAATGTCTGTACCATCACGTTCTTTCTTTTTTGAAAGATAGCATATTGAAGATGCCGCATATTTTAATCCAGAGCCACCACCCATTTCTTTTACTGGAATATAAGAACCTATTAATTCATATACATGATTTGTAACAATCATTGGTATTTTAACCTTAGCAAGCTTTAATGTTAATACTCTAAATGTAGCTTTGATTATTTGTGATTTGGTCATATCTCGTGTTTCTTTACCATCATTAGTGTCTTCTAATTCTTTAGTAGTTGACATTAAACCTAATGAGTCTAAAACCATCATCATTGGTGGGCGATCTTTAATAGGAGCTTTATCATAAGATTCAATAACCTTTAGTGCATGGTGTCTAAATTTTTGTATTGTATCCGGTTCTGCAATAATAACTCTTTTAGTATCAATACCTCTTGATTCCATCATCTCTTTAGTAACAGCAGCCTCAGTATCATAATATACAATACCGCCTGTTGTATTATTTTCTAAAAAAGACTTAACACAGCTTAATACAAAAAATGTTTTTCCTGTAGCTGACTCACCAGCAAAGGCTGTTATTTTATTATTAGGAATACCGCCGTAAAGACTACCACTTAAAGCAGCATTTAATATATAACTACCTGTGTCTACGGTTCCAGAAAACTCAGCGGATTGTGTACCATCCGCAGCTATTGAAGTATCTTCATCCTTCATATCTGCTACTAAATCACGAAAAAAATCACTCATCTATAGAACTCCTTAATTCTTGCACTCTTGCTTCGAGTACACTTATTGTTGTATATAAATGCCCTGTATCTTCAGGCATAATTCTAGATTTTTGAATTGCTATCTCATCCATTAAAAAAATAATCCTATCAACTATCTTTCCGTGTTCTGAGTTCTTGTGCATTAATACTCCTTTATCAATATTAGCTTGTTGTTCCATATACTGTGCAGTATAATATTTTGACATATCTGTGTTATCTGTCATACTCATTATCCTTATAATATATTAGTTTTGATTAAATGTCAATAGTTATTATATAAAAAAACTATCTAATGTCATTTGCTTTTCAACATTCCAACCAATAGCATTCATAATAGTTTTAATTGGTTCAAGAAAAGATTTTTCGAATTGTGTATTAAAATCAATATATTTGTGTATACCAAATTGATCTGGCAATACATTCGATGCAGCTATAACATGCTCTAATGTTGGATTAGGAACCTTGAGATAACAAAATTTTACTTTATCACCATTATTAATAGATTCAAATTTATTACCTAATCCATGTTCTATTAATAATTTATTATATACTAGAGCACCTCTTACATGAATTGGTACTCCTTTGCCGCCAAGGACATATTCGTGTTTTATTCTACCACCTTGACCATTTGCTCTACTACCAATAAGCCTTACTGATCTAGGAAAGGCTATATCTTCAAATGGTAGTGTTTTAAATTCTTCTCTAAAGTTATCTATAAATTTTATAACAGCTTCTTCATCTTCGTTCATTATAACTGTTATACAATCTTTAATTTTAGTTCTACAAGCTGAAGGAGTAGAGGAGCGGACAGCCTCAATGCCCATTATCTTTAATTTGGGCGTAGTATATCTAACACCCTCACTATCAAATACATTCATAATATAACGCTTCTTGGCTGTCCAAATAGCTTTATTAGCTATATTCTCTCTCTTCATAACCATCTTTTGGTCATATGCATTAACATACTCTGCTAATTCTTTATAACATTTATCAATATAAGGTTCTAATTGTGTTGTGCAAACTTTGTCTAACCAATTGACAGTCTCTTCATTTGTGTGATCCGGATAAGCTAATTCAACAAGCTTATCTAATTTTAAATACATAGAATCGGTATCTACCGCAAGAACATAATCTTTATCTTCTGTATTTAATAATTTATTTAAATATACATTTATTTTAGCTTCCATCCATTTAATAGAGAGCTGGCCCCCTTTAGTAATTGACTCAGCATATTTTGGATCAAACCATCTAAAATATTCATTACCTAAAGCACCATAAACACTATTTAATTGGATTTTCTTAGCCATCTGCATATTATTACATTGTGCTATTGTCTTTTCTAAATCATATGATGGACTCCTCTCATACTCTTGTTTAGCCTTAATCATTCTATCTTTCCAGACAGTACGATCATTATACATTTTAAACATTAAATTAGGTAAAAACCCAACTTGATCCTTCGTATAAACATCCCCGGTTGCAGCAATAGTAGCATTTATATCTTTAAGATGTTTATTGTGCTTCTTCCAACTTCCATCAATAATCTCATCAATAGAAGGTGTGAATCCTATATGTTTAATATGTGTTTCTGGAGAAATATTATATTGCATAATCAGGTGAGGATACAAAGAATTTAAATCAAATGATACAACCCAGTTATGCATATCAACCTGGGGCTCTTTAACATATGCACCTTCAATTTTATTATTTTTATGGTTTCTATGAAATTGTGGTATTGCAATATTATTATCTAATAAATAATTATGTATTATCACATCCCATAATCTAACAGAACCAAATACATCCGCATAATTAACTTTGCCATCATAAGCAATAGCATATGCTTGTTCGATTAATTTTAATTTATCTTCTAGTCTATCAACTAACTCCACATCTTTAATATTATAGTCTATAAACTTTGAATAATCTTTTTTATATAATTCTAATAATGATGAAAATTCAGAATAATCTATTTTACGTTCGCCCAACTCAACAGTAGCTATATGATCTAATCTATAAGATTCTTGAACTACAAACATAAATTTTTTATATAATTGCATATAATCAAATACGGCTACACCAAGAGGAATATAAGTATTATTCTCTTTACCTTGTATTTGTATTGATTTCTCTTTAAGAATGCCCCAAGGAGATAATTTATTAGCAAATTCTCTATCTATTATACGCGTCATTCTATTGATAAGATAAGGAACATCAAAAAATTCTACATTCCATCCTGTAATAACATCAGGATCAATTGCATTCCAAACATCCATAAATTTTATTAATAGGTGTTGTTCATTATCACATTTTATATATTCAACATTATCATTCTTATTATCATACTCACCAACACCGAAGACATAAAATTTCTTCTTATACGACATTGTAATAGCTGTAACAGGTTTAGTCGCATCATCTATAGATGGGAAACCTTCATCAGCTGCTACCTCTATATCAACATTAACGACACGTATTAACTCAACATCATATTTTATTTGGCCATCATATGTATCATTAATATATGGATACTCATAATTAGTCGTGCCATAAAAAGATCTGTTACTTACATCTTTATTCTTAAAGACATATTCTTTAGCTTTGGAAACAGATTCAAATACTTTTTTATCAACTTTCTTACCAGCCAATGTTCTATACTTAGTATTACCGAATGTTGATGGAAGAAAAAGATAAGGCTTACAATGTTCTTTAAATTGTACTCTCTTACCGTTGTGATAGCCTCTTACTAAGACATCATTACGTTCAATATAAACACTTGTATAAAATTTCATCATATAATTATATTACTATATTATTACTGAAAAAGCAACAACTAATTGCTTACTGCGCGCATTCTTTTTACAAGACGGCCAGCTCTATTGGGAACTTGTTTATACCATCGACTGTCAATCATTTCATTTGCTGCGGCATTCCAATCAGACGCCATTACACCAGCTTTCATGCCTTTAAATTTAGATAATCTAGGTCTTCCCATATTAAACATCATATTAGCAATAATTAATTGAACTTCATCTGGCAGTTCTTCAAAATTTTTATATAATTTATTGCAATCAGCTACAACTATCAATACATCATTATTGAAACACTCAACAATTCTCGCATCAGATACAGGTGTATCTACTGGCATTTTATATTCTGGATCTTTTTTTGTTATAAGGTGGCCTATACCAAAAGTAGGTAAACCAAGGTGGTCTAAGTATATTTGATCAACTCTACCCTCGTCAACTTCTAATTCTCTTCTCAATTGATTAATATTCATTTAATAATCTCCATAATTAGTATTGAAAAAATAGAGAGCGATAAACTCGCTCTCTATATATAGGTGTTTAATAACCTCTTTTTTTTAGGTTCTTTTCTCTACGAGCTAAATCAGCAAAGTCCACTGATCTTCCTAGATATCTTTCAATTTCATTTTGTTGATATCTACGTAGCATATTATTTAAGAATGATAATAAATTGCTCATTTAAAATTATTCTTTCTCATTTGCTCATTTAGTTTATGAGTTAAGCTTGTAACTGTGTGGTCTGGATAATCATGTATTAATAATTGTGCTACATGTCTATTAACAGACATTTGACGTCCAATTATAAATGCTACGATTATACTTTTTAATCCAGCTTTAAACCTATCAAAAAAAGTATTAAGAGTTTTCCCGCAATAATTCGCGGTTAGTGTTAGTGTTGTCATTATGACCCCCGAGTTGATTAATTTTAATTTTACGGGGACGCATTTCTTCTGGTATACGACGCTCTAAATGAATTACGAGCATACCATCCTGAAGATCAGCTCCTTTGACTTCTACAAACTCTGACAGCCTAAAAGATCTCTCAAATTGTCTACCGGAGATTCCTTTATGAACATAAAGATCTTGGTCTCTCCTTTGGGATCTATTGCCTTTAACAGTCAATATACCATCATGAGTGGATATATCAATATCTTCTTCTTTAAAGCCGACTACAGCTAATTCGATAAGATATTCATCATCTGAATGTTTAATAATATTGTGAGGTGGATAATGGTCTTTCTGGTGATGTGCAGCTAATCGCTCAATGTCTCCAAAAATGTGATCAAATCCAACAAACGCGGAACGTGGAAATTTAAAAGTAGTGCCTGTCATATGTACCTCCTTATGCAAGCAAGGTTAAAATAAACGGCTCACCATGTGACACCGTTATTATATATATGGGTATTATATCTTATAATACAAGGTATATAATTATTTTTTTATTATTTCTTCTAGTCTAGGTTCAAAGAATTTAGGACCTTTTAAAACTTTACCATCTTCTCTATAAATTGGTTTACCATCTTCACCTAGCTTAGACATATTCGATAAATGAACTTCTTTAAATGTTTTATCTAGATTTATTCCATATGTGTGCCCTGCACCATATATAACATATAATAAATCTGTTAAAGCATCTGCAATTTCTATAGTATTTTTTGTATTTACTGCATCTTTTAATTCTTGTAATTCTTCCTCAATTAATTCTATTCTCAATCGTCTTGTTTTATGATCTGGCCAAAATAATTTTTTATTAGTTTGTTGACCAAATGATGTCATAAATTTACCTACATCACTAAAATTACTCATTATTACACTTTCTTTTTTCCAATATTATATTTTGGAATTAGTTCCCATTGATCTTTAAATTTGTGAGGTATTATTTTTATTTTACTTATTGGCAATTTAATTGCAAAATTATCACTATCTTTTTTTAATATTTTAACTAGGTCCCATTCTGCAAGTAATTGTATAATAGAATTTCTTCTGCCAATATCCTCATCAGTTATTGTAGATTCTTTTCCATCTAGTGCGAAGAGCTCCTTAAAGTGCACAATATAATATTTACCTTGTTTATGTAATATATGGCAACTTTGAAATAAAGTATTAGTTCGTCTGGAAGCAACGCCTATTCTTGTAAGAGTCTCTCTTACTTTTAGAAAATCATCTTGTTTTTCTAAAGATATTTCTATCATGTTTTCGATTAAATGCATTTTTAGCCACCTTTGTCTAATTTCTTTCTTATTTCTAAAATATCTTGTTTAGAAAGTGCAGACAAAGCCTGGTATGCCTTAGTATACGAATAATTATAATATTCGCAAATAATATCAATGTCATCACTTTCATCTCTTTTGGCCCATTTTGTAAATCTTTTTTGGGCTCTGATACTATTTAGGAAATATTCGTATTGGAGTTTATTGTCTATTTCATGCCTGGCATTCATTTCATTTGCATATAATACTGTATCAACAAATTGAGATAATGCTCTATTTGTTATATATGGTTCATATAATTTTTCTGCTAAATCATCATTCTCAGTATCTCTCATCATGTTATTCTTTTTATGATGAATACTATTTACATAATCAAATACACCCATTATTCAAACTCACACTGTACCATTATTTCAGTTAAGCAGGCAACAACATTAATTTCAGGATCAGCAACAAAGGCTGCTTTGTATTGATAGTCTGCAATAATTAAAACTAATTTAGGTATACTACTTTGTTTAACATACTCACTAGATTTGTCATATAATTTGCGGAATAATGCTGTAGATTCTTGATCCATATTCTGGGCAACCCATTTTCTCATATCAGAAAATTTCTTATCTTTCATATGCTTGACCACATTATCAATAGATATTTCTTCAAGCTTACTTAATAATCCAGAGTCAATTTTACCAGTAGAACTATATCGTTGTAATTCATTTAATACTCTTCGCCAGTCTGGAAAATGTTTATTAATAAATTGAGCTACTACCTTTGTGTCGTGTTCTACATTTTCTTTGGTTAATATCTCACAAGACCTTTCCCAGAAATTTTTAGCCATTAATGGTCTATCTGAACTAGGTATATTAAAATCAACTATACTGCATCTTGATTGTAGTGGGGCAATAATTCTATTTTTAAAATTACAAGTTAAAATAAAACCACAATTCTTAGAAAACTCTTCCATAAAATTTCTGAGAGCAGGTTGGGTAGAATTTGCATTTAAATAGTCTGCTTCATCTAATATTACATATTTGCGGCCACCAGTAAAAGATACAGCTGATGCAAAATTTCTAATCTCAAAACGCAATGTGTCTATGTTGCCGTTCATACTACCGTTAATTATAATATAATCACATTTTAATTCTTCAAGTATAGCTTTAGCAATTGTAGTTTTACCAACACCAGGACCTCCGGATAATAGTAAATTGGGTATATTGCCTTGTATAACAAATTGCTTGAATGTATTCTTAAGATCAGATGGTAATATACAGTCTTCTATATTTCTAGGTCTATATTTTTCAACCCAGAGAAAATCCTTTTCATTTGTCTGCATATTAAACTCCAAATGAAGAATTGGCTTCAGTTGCAACCCAATATATCATCTTAGCACCTTCTGTGTTTAAGCTGCTAAATTTAGCTATTCCTCTTGTGGATATTTCTATTTTATAGTCTTTGTCTATTAATTTTAGATTTTCTACTTTAAATATAAATTTAAATGTGTTTGTAGTAGTTCCTACATTTTGATTATATATGTCAGCTGTAGGATTTTTAGAATCCATAGCACCTATCGCAATATTAGAGCCATCACCCATAATAACTATCTCAGGCAATTGCATAACACCAGATGCTCTCAATGCATTATTAATATCATTCCATTCAATATTAATTGATACCTCTGGATTAGGAAAACTTATTTCTTTTTCAGGTGGTGTAACAATCATAGACTGATCCGCAAATGTATAATTAACAGATCTCTTGGAATCTTTTATTTCCATATGAGTTGATTCAAAACTTATTACAGGTTCCTGAAATAAGGATAATACTCCTAGGAATCTTGATACTTCATATATCCCACCAATTGAATCAAAATGTTCATCAGTATTTGCTATCGCCATAATTGTCTTATTGGGTGACACAGTAGAAATGGCTTTACCTGGTTTAATTAGTAATGATGGATTAATAGTTGAAAAGTTCTTAAGAACATTTAATGTATCTTCACTTAATTTCATAATTTATATCTTTCATAATGTTATAATTTACTTGTTTGCAATGTCTTTTTTCTTGCCTAACTTACTTTTATCTGCTGTAGCAGCGACATCTATTTGAGCTAGGTCTGCTAATGATCCTCCAAATATATAACTGCCTACGTGTTGGAGCTTCATCCACGGGCATAACCAAATCTTTAATTCAGCTTTTCTAGCCCATTGACAAAACATATAATCTTCAGATAAATATCTTTTTGTATCCGGATCAATTAATGCTTGGAAATACATCATAATTTCTCTACTTCCATCAAAGTGTTCTGTCCTAACATGATCGGGCAAATACATTAATTCTGGATACTTCTTAGCAAATACATCAAATGTATTTCTTCTAATAAGCATAAAACCAGTTCCTCCCTCTAACACTTCTGTTGGCGTATCAATTCTTATCCTTCCTCCACCACTGGCTGGATTGAACACATAATCACCTACAAACTTTTCTAGATCATTAGGATTTTCATCTGCTATACCTTTATCAACTGCTGCTTTAACCTTTTCCCATGAAATACATTTTTTAGGATATGGTCCACACAATATATCTAATGGTTTACCGTCTTCTATTTCCGGATGGCCTTCAGATAAAGCTAATAATGTTATTACATCTTTTGCATCAAATCCAATATCAGAATCAATGAAAATCATATGAGAACAATCAGATCTTAAAAATTCATCCACGCAATAATTTCTAGCTCTAGTAATAAGCGATTCATTAAATAAATAATAGAATCTAATCTCTATACCATGTTGTGCGCACATTGCAGATAAATCATTTGTAGACTTACAAAACATACCTGCACATTGACCACCATACATTGGAGCCGCTATAAATAATTTTCTTTTTCTTAATTCATTAATGTCTATTTTAATTTCCATTATTTCCATCCTGATATTGACCATTATATTGATGATTAGTTTCTGCTTTTACAGTTATAAACTGTGCTATTCTAGTATTAGGGGATAAAAATACCTCACCTGATGATATATGCATAGTGCCTCCTATAAAGTTCTTAAACCCACTATCATATAATCCACTTGTAATAAACACCCCATTTCTATTTAATGTAGACCTTGGTATAATCCAACCAGCAATTCCTTCGGGTAATTCAACGTAGTGTTCTGTCTCAAATTCATATGATCCTGGATATAGATGCCATATAAGCTTATCTTTATCTTTAGGGTCTGGGAAGAGAGGGAGTTCAGATTTGTGTCTATCCTGTCGATGCATTTCGGTTAATACAAAAGGCTCATTTGTAATCATCTTTAGGTTTGATATTTTTAGATCTACTGCATTTGGTTGTATACAGTCATCTGCCACTTGCGTGACGAATTGTTGTGAGTGTATCATCATATATTAGCGCCTTCTTTCATTATATAATATTCTTCAATTAAATTATCAATATACTCAATATTATCACTAGCTTGTGCTATGGATTCTGTATTTTCTGTTGAGATATTAATATCATATTTATCATTTATATATTCATTATTTATAGATTTATTTTCTATACCTAATTGGATAGCTATAGAAGAATCCCAACTATTTATATACTTTTTAAATTGCTTCATGGATATTATTTCATTATATCCATAGTTAAGTCCATGCAAATGTATTTTTTTATCTCTATCAATTAACTTTCTGAGTATACCTTTAGATTCTAATTCATACATTAATTTGATTCTAGTATTGTGTTTTAATTTATCATTATCATTTATATTATAAGCCAATTCAGCAGTCTGTGCAGAAATCATAACATAGTCTATCCAATCTGCACTTATGGCATGATGGAAGCCATAAATTAAATCATCAAGATCACCTACCATACATTGAGGTGCATACATAATTTTAAATCCCATTCCTTTAAAAACCTTACCTAATTTCATAGATGCTTCTATTGTTTCCATTGTGTCATATGAAGGGTAGTTAGGCAATATTATACAATTGGCTTTTAATTTATTACATAACGTAATTAAATTGCCAAAGTCATCTACACCTTCAGAATTTAAAATAATCTCATAATTATTTTTATCAATAAAATAATTTAAATATTTTTCATTTGATAAATGATTGGCATACACCATTTGTATTTTATTTTCATCAATAATAGGTAAAAGGTGTAATGGGGCTGTATGTATGAATTTCATTTTACTCACCAAAATAATATGGATTCTCAACTGTATTAAAATCAGAATCTTCTTTGTTAATTACGTTTTTATTTTCTATATCTAATTTAAAAATACGATTAGCATCAATAGAATAACAATTTTTAAACATAGTAGAGGATATATTCATATCGCCATCAATAAATAATGGACTTATTTCATTTCTAAATATATTGATATTATGTTTATAATACCATACACAACTAAAAGATCCATCGATATTATTAGGTGTTTTTAATTCAATTAATTGCTTTAATAATAATTTAGTATCCCATGAATAATCAACATTATATAATGATTGTAATCTTTTAATTTCATATTCTTTTATTATACCATTATGCCATAACAATTGTCCTCCTATATCAGCAGGATGAATATTATCATTATAATTGTCAGCTGTAGGTGCTTGTTGATGTACAATACAATAATGATTATCTGGTATTGTTATGCAATCATAGGGTAATGGGCCTAATCCTGTCTTAACCTCTCTTAGTAATGATGATGTATTATTAATATAAGTTATACTATGAGAGTAAGTACCTCTATATTCATTTAATTTAGCCAATTCAATTATTTTATCTGAGGAATATGATCCTACAATACTACACATTAATCATTTTCTCCCATGGTATATGTATTTGATATGGTATTGGGTCCTTCATACCTGCTTTTGCAAAACCAGCTATTCTTTCAGCACATGAAGGACATACACTACATGATGACCCGAATTCATTCGGATTATAACATGTAAGTGTAGATTCAAGTAAATATGTACTATTCATTTCTTTACATATTTCTATTTCTTGTGCTTTAGATAAAAGGCTAAACGGTGCCATTATTTCTACTTTATGTGTTCTATTTTGAATAGCTACAGCATTCAATGAGTCAACAAATTTTTGTGATGTATCCCAATATCCATATTCATCATGTACTTGAAGGCCAGTAAAAAGGTATGAAGCATTAGAAGCTTCTGCTTGTGCCATAGTAAGACTTAGTAATATTAAATTACGAAATGGCACATAAGTCTTTGGTTGTGGATCTCCTAACACATCTTTAATAGTCGGCATTGCTACATTGCTACCTGATATATTAGCTGATATAGGTTCAGCAATTTCTCCTAGTATACTGAGATCTAGAATCTTATGTCCTATGCCTAGTAACTCACAAAGTTTAGAAGCTTTAGTAAGTTCTATACTTTGTTTTTGTCCATAATTATATGATAATGCATATACATTTTCTTTACCATATCTTTCAACAAGCATCATAGTCATAATAGAAGAATCTAATCCGCCTGATAATACAGCCAATACATTTTTATTTGTATCCGGCAACTTACTGAGTGCTTCTTTTAAATTCATTTTGATTCCTTAAGCTTAATTAATCTTTCTTTTTCTCTTTGACAATACCATGCTGCTTTGTCTAGATCTTCTATTTCTTTATCAATTAAATCATATCCAATTTCTTCTTTACGTCCAGATCTTAACAAATACTTAATTGCATTACCTTTAGAAAAATTTAAATTAAAATACTCAATAATATCTATTACCTCATATCCAGCAATAGACTTATAATGATTAGGATTAATTTTGTTATCTACCATTTTTAACAAGCTCCTTAAATACATCTACATTATACATTATACTATCAATATTGATTTTAGTCAACGGCAAATCAGCAAAATTATCAAATTTAATTTTAGGTTTTTCAAATACTCCTGCTGATGTATATCTATTACCCTCAATGGCTGCAGCTATAGGATTAGATGTATCAACAGAATATATCCAATTGTACTTATGATAAAATTTAAATTCTAATGCAGCCCATGTTCCTAGAAGGTGATGTAATGTATCTTTATTAATATGTCTCTCTAATTTATCTATAAGTTTTACTCTTTCTAGTGCATGTTCTACAGGTGTTAAATTATTTTCAAATGCCCAATTAAAGCAAAATGGAATACCTATCATAGGCAAATGAGGAAATTCATTATCATATGCTTTATAACATTCTATAAATTCATCAGGCGTATTTCCTTGAATAACAGCCATAGCTTTTGATTCAAGATGCGGATACATCTCCAGAAATTCTCTTGTTCTTTTTAAAGTGGTTTGCATATCTCCAAGCACATCAGGCAATACAAATATCTGAGGATTAATTATATTTACATATTTTACAATAAGATCATTTGATAATGCTTTACCTAATTCAAAACAAGAGTTGTCTAATATTGTAAATTGTTTATTCAATACATATTGATCTACAATATCTCTATATCTTTCATCATTTATATAACGATGTAATAATATAAAGTTGTAATCATTTATTTTATAGTCACCTACTAACTCAGCTTCGGCTAGTGAGTGTGGTATCTCGTGGGATATTATTGGTGTATTCATAATCACTTATTCCATAATGTTTAATATTTTTAAAAAATACTTCTTTATCTTTATATAGCTGAGGTTTTTGAATTATACGCTCCGCTATTCTATCAATAGCTATTTTATAGTCTCTGGGTGTTGGTATATATTCACACCAAAGTTCCTTTGTATATGCGCAGTATATGCGGTTTAAATGATGTTTAAACCGCTCTACGTTAGTATTTATATCTCTTGAAATCATATTTTCATATAACAATTTATACCTATCATATACATATTTTCCTTTATTATAAAAGAATTTACAATGACCACCATTCAATGTATATCTATCAGGTATATCATCCATCGCCACATTATTATCAATTCTGCGTTGAATAAGATGTAAAAACTGTGTCAGCTCTTTATACTCCGCTACTAAATGTACTCTAGTTAGATGTCCAGGTTCTATTAAATTTAACCTAGTCATTTTATTTTTAAAGCTTGTCTTAATTTATCCATAAAATCTATATGTGCTTTAGGTGTTGTCTTATATTGAAATCCATATTTTCTTTTAGAAAGATCTTTATAAACCTTCATTAAATCGTCATGATTAACTTTTGTTAAATCATTATCAACATCTTGTGTTGCGCCATATTTATTTTTATTCATTTCAATACCAGTTACTGCATCAACAAATTTTTGTCTTTTATCATCTTTATATGCAACTCCAGTCATTTTTAACCAATTATGTACTCTACCATAATTATGAATATTTTTATTCTTATTTAAATAATTTATTACATATTTAATTTTAGCATCAATGTCCTTTATTGACCTTACATGTGTTCTTACGATTTGCCATCTTATATTAAATTTATTTGCAGTAGCCATTTAATTCTCCTACCATACACTTAAATTAGTTTTTGCAAATGATGGCAAATTATTAATTTTTAGTATATCACCATATGTATCAGAAATCAACATATTTTTATTTTCGGTTATCCAATTTTGCATCATTTTTTTATTATACATAACATACAAATCACCTTTAGGACCTACATGAAAAATGTGTGTGTTTATTTTTCTTAAATCCCAAAAATTATCTTTTATAGTAATGTACCAATACTTTTGATATTTATTATAATAAAGACCAGAACGGCCACCTTTTACATCGACAGTCCATGTGCGCTTACCCATTATAGTTAAATCAATACCAATTAATTGTTGTACAACATCTTCTGAGTGATCTATAATTTTATTAACACCGTCAACATTTTTATATATTAATTTAATCGCAGCTTCTTCACCACGAGTACCCACAGAGCCATAAGTTCCATGCTTATCAGTAATACTTTGTTTAAATGTTGGCCATAATTTTTTCACTAGTGTAGCATCATATGCTACTTTATATATACTTAAATCCATACTATTCACTTATATTATTATCAATTAACCACTTTACGTTTGAATCCCAATCGTCTTTAAACTTATTATATTTCTCTAGCTCTATAAGTCTTTTCTTTTGTCTATAATTGTGTGATCCTGGTTTGGATTTCATACTCCAAAACGATTTACGATCTGGTCTTGGAAGATTAGCATCAGGATCTAACTTGCGTCCATATAATTTTGCTATAGTCTCCGGTGAGTGAAATCTTCCTTCTATAGACCAAGGTTCATGTTTAGGATCTTTCTTTACTCTAATATCATGATTCATTACAAATTTTGTATCACCATTATCAGATTGCAATCCTATACTATATCTATTAATTCCTTTTCTAGATGTTGTTGTCACTGTCCATAATTTGCCCGTAGGATCTTTTAATTTTATATCTTTTAAAACTTGTCCTGCATCATTCTTCAAAGGAACATAAACCATTATTTACCTGCTTTTCTTCTTCCTGCTGCTGCTTTAGCATCAAATTTAGCTTTACCCATTCTCTTACGACCTGCTGCAGCTGCTATAGCGCCAGCATCCTTATAACTTACACCTGAGCTTTTAGCTATCTTTTTTACAAAGACAGATTTACCAGATGCATCCTTAGGACCTTCATCTATATACTCTTTATACGATTTCATTAGATACTCCCTATTTTATATCTTGGATCATTGTAATCAATATCCTCATCTAACATTTTTCTCCAAACAATACGAACATCCTTCCTTAAAGAATCCGTCTCTGCTTGACCTTTAGTATGACCAACTCTATGCACAGACCCAGTTAATACATTTACTAGTCTTCTAATAGCTATTGGACTATCTTTATATTTATTAAAATATTTTCTTAATGTATTAACATTCTCTATATGGTTATTTTTCCAATTACCAATAAGCGATTTTCTGACTATCTGCCATTCTGGATCATCGACAACTTTTTTAATATTCATAGCCTTAATAATTTTTGCATCTTCAATCATAATAACCCCTTATATATATCTATCAGCTAGTTCCAACATTTCTTCGTTTACTGCTTCATGCATAGCCATAGGATTATTATTCATTAATTCTGAGAGCTGATCATCATTTAAAGCTTTATTATTAAATTTAAAACGAGCCGCACTGATATAGGCATCACAAAAATCTGGATAATCTTTCATATCAATATTTTCTATTTCAACATTATCAACTTCTATTCCATTTAATTCAAATTTATACATCATATACCTCATTAATTAATTTATTATAATAATATTATATTACAGATTACTATATTAAGCAACCTGTAATTGCATTACATTATCAAATTCTTTTATATAAGAAGAAGGTAGATTAAAATGATATGTAGCGTAACTACCACCATATGGAAGATTGTGGTCATCAAATTCTTCGACCATCCATCTTAATGCTGTCTCTCGATCGCCAGCACCTGCAGATATAATGTTTTGAACATTGCGCTCAAAGTCATCAACATTGCGTTGAGTCTGTTTAGTCTCTTCTTCGAATTGTTGTTGAGCTAGAGAACTAAACTCTTTTATTTCTTTAGCTATATCCGCAGCTGGCATATCCCAGATACCCATACCACGAGCAAAGCTTTTGCTGTATACATGAGCTACAGTCTCATACAACATATTTCTATCATCATCTAATTTAAGATCTTCAGCGGTGTATATACCTTTATCGGCCCAATAAGAAAGATCTTCTGAATACATTCCTGTCCAACGACTTGGACCCGCATTAACCCATTCTTGCTTTTTCTTATTTTCGCTTTTGATATAATCTAATAATGTCATAATGTATTTCCCTTTATCTTTATTATAATTAATAATACTATATTAAAAGATAAATGTCAACACTTTTTTTATGAAAAAAACACTTTTTTTTATTTAATTGATAATATTTGTAACTTCTTTGCGAAGACCGCTACTAGGTTCACCAAATGCACCTAAACAACAAGCAGTTACTGTTGTGCTATTTGTATCTTTAATACCTCTTTGTGAAACACATGTATGTCCTGCATCAACAACAACCATTACATCCTGTGACTCTGTAATAAAGGCTATAGCTTGTGCTATCTGTTGTGTCAATCTTTCTTGTACTTGTGGTCTTTGAGCAAAGTATTGTGTGATACGATTAAGTTTAGATAAACCTAATACTTTTTTCTTAGGAATATAAGCTATATGTGCTTTACCTATTATAGGTCTAAGATGATGCTCACAATCAGAATAAAGAGTAATATTTTTTTCTAATACAAATTCTTCTCCAATAGAAAACTTATTTTCAACCGTAGTACATTTAGGAAATGTATCATTTCTTAATCCACTGAAGATTTCGTCAACATACATTTTAGCTACTCTTAATGGTGTCTCTTCTAATGAATCATCAGAAAGATCAAGCCCAAGTACTTCTAACATTTCTTTTGTTAATTTTGTTATTTTGTTTATTTTTTCTTCTCTATTAGCTGCTACTTTAGATGTAACAGGAGTATTAATGCCCATTGAAGTTAAATGATCATTGACAGCAATACCCAATTCTAAATTATTTTTTGACATATATTAATTCCTCTTTTACACTATTTATCTTTTTTAACTATAGCACTATTAGCCCCATGCTCGGCACATTCAACACTTTCAACCCAACATCTTCCATCAGTTAAATCTCTAATTAAGTCATCAGCATAATTAAAAGCATGCTCTGCAAATTTTTCAACTCCAACTCCATCAAATATTACAATCTCGCACAATCCATTATTTTCTAATTCATAAAAATGTTTAATCTGTGGATCCTTTCTATCTAATACCATTTTATGATCAAAATTATCTTGTAGCCATTCTTTTAAAGGTTTTAATCCTCCAAAGTCCGCTACCCAATTTTTATTATCTAGACTACTACATCCAAATGTAAATGTAAATGCCAAAGCATAACCATGTAGGAAAGAACAATGTGAGTGTGATGCATTAGGTTGTCTAAATACAACGCTCAAGCCAGTCTCATGACCATATTTTTTAGTTGATAAGTAAATCAAATTAAACTCCTATTAAATTGCCAAATAGATATGTATGCACTCTTGCAGCAACATTATATCCTCTTTTAAATGCCTCGTGGGCTACGTCAGCATCCAATATCTTTTGTCCTTCTACTGTAGCACCCACTGGCATAACCCAAACTGGATATAATACACCAAGTGCTCTGCAGTTATCTATAACATCTTCCATCTCTCGCCACGATTCTTTACTTCCATTAATAACAAATTTTATTTGTCCTTCATTAGACAATTTATAATATTGTGATATAATATCTGGTCTAATTGATTTCTCAGCTTTTTCACCGGATACAGAAAATAATTTAGGCGATATAGAAAAGAATACTTCATTAAGCCTATCTCTTTGCCATGTTTGGAAAAAATCCATAAAATCATTACTTAATAATTGTGTGCCATTTGTCTCATATGTTACTGATAAAGGTTCATCTTTTTGTTCTATAAATTCTTGTAATAGTTCTACTGATGCTAATTGTGCATGCTTCATAAGAGGTTCACCACCAGTAAAACACATATGTTGATTAGTATATCCAAAATTAAATAGTCCTTTAGGATTTTTATTACTAATCATACTTTCTCTTATTTTTGTAGCAATTTGTTCAATTGTTCCTTTACGCTGCAAATCCTTAAATTTTTTAGCCCAAGAATAAGATGAATCACACCCATATTCAAATACTGGCAAATCTTCCATATGATCATAATCTTCTACATTAATCTCTGTATATGGAAGTTTATATGATTTAGGATCTGTAGGGTCATCTTGCCCGAAACCATTACATTGTAAATTGCATAAGAAGAATCTTAGCCACGATGTAGGAACTCCAGTATATTGTCCCTCTCCTTGAATAGAATGAAATATTTCTGAATACAAATATTCTTTCATTATGTCATCTCCTTCATTGAATTTATTTGATTTTCCCTAATAATATCTATTATACTATAATTTTTATTTTTAGTCCACCTTTTTATTGCGGCTTCTTTATGGAATCTATTAGCTCTTTTAAAAAAAGTTATACCTTCAATAAGATCATGTTGTTGCTGAAATACTCTAGCACTCATACCTGTAAATTTTTCTACATTAAAATTACCTGCAGGATCTTGAAATCTGACACGTATGTGTTTTGGTCTTTTAATTTTCATTATTATACCTGGATGGGATAAACATGTCTCATCCAACACAATTAATTCATCTGATGATGATGTGATGATAGGATTAAAACATACAAATTTAGGATCTGTATTAAGAACAAATACTTTATATGGCAATCCTATTTGATTAGCAGATACACCATTACCTTCAAAATGTATAAGATTTTTAACTAACATATTGGCTAATTCTTTTGGATCTATTTGAGGCTCTTTAAAATTAAAAATATTAGTAGGATGACTTAGTAATTCATTATATTTAGCTAATTTTATCATGCCGCAATCCTCGAGAAATTTTTAATTTTTTCAAATTTAATAACATTATGAAATTTATCAAATAATGCATCACCTTTATGGCTTATAATAAATAGGTTTGTATCAGCAGTTAAATCATTTATTATTTTAAGAAATTCTTCAGTGCCACTATTGTCTAAAGATGAATCGAACACTTCATCCATCAATAATAAATTGGTACTTATACTATTTTTTATCTTAGCAATAGCTCTCCATGTAAATAATAATGCTAGGTCTATCCTCATCTTTTCACCTTCTGAAAACGAATCATAAGAAAAATCATCTCTATATCTAGATCGAATTTTTTCATTAAAATTTTCATCGAGCTCAAATTTAACAAAGAAATCCATTGCTGCTAAATACTTGTTAACAAGTTTATTAATAATAGGAACATATTGTTTAATAATTCTAGACTTAATGCCAGAGTCTCTTAATATTTTAGATGCAGAATCAAGTAATATTTTTTTATCTATAAGATTATTTTTTTCTGTTCTTAAAAGTCCTAATTCTTTTTTTAATTCTTTAAGTGTTTTTTCCGCTGTATTATCTTCTTTAAGTTTACTTTTAATTGTATTATTGTCATTTTGAAATTCTTCGATTAGTCTATTACACGCATTTATAGTAGATTGTATATTACTATACTCTCGTTGTTTATTATCTACTTGTTTAATAACATCTAACATTTCATTCATTGTTTTGTTAGTATTATTGGTTTCATCTTTTAATAGAGTTAAACCATTCTTTGATTCATCTAATTTTTCTTGTTTAGATAATACATGAGAGCATTTAAATTCTTCATCTATATCTTGGTGACAAGTTGGACAATTTTCATGATTATCAAAGAACGAAATTTCTTTTTCTAAATTGATAATATTTTGTTCTATTTTTGTTTCTATTTTTGTTAGTTGATTTATTTTTGCTTCAATTTTAGTTTTATCTTTTATTTGTTCTTGTAATATATCGATAGATTCCATAATATTTTTTTGTTCTATATTATATAAAGATATATTATTAGTATTCTCTTTAATCTTAATATTATTAGATTCAAGACGTTCATTATTATTATCCGATAATGATTTGATATGATTCTCTTGCAATGCAATTTTATCTTCAGATGAATTTATTTTATAATCATTCTCTAATGTGTCATCACGATGTTGTTGGCTTTTTGATTTTAATAAAATATTCATAGTAGAAAATACTTGCAAGTCTAAAAGGTCTTCTATTACCTCTCTTCTATTAGAAGATGATAGTTGCATAAATGGTGTAAATGATGCACTACCTAATACTACAATTTGTGAAAAAGATTTATGATTTAATTTTAATATTTGATTGGTTAATAAATCTTGATAGTCTCTAATAGCTGCATCTTGATTTATCATTTTACCATTTTGATATACTTCAAATATTGTAGGTTTAATTCCTCTTTTAATTATATAATTATGTTTACCTACTGCAAATTCAACCACTACTAAAGCATCCCGCCCATTTATAGTATTAACTAATTGTGCTTTGGTTATTTTTCTAAAAGCTCTACCATATAATGCTAAAGACAGAGCATCTAATAATGTAGACTTTCCTGCGCCATTCTCACCTACTATTAGTGTAGATTTAGATTTAATCAAATTAACTTCAGTCCACGTATCCCCAGTAGATAAGAAATTTTTCCATTTTATATATTTAAATTTTATCATATTGTATTAAGTGCTTCCGTATATAATTCTCTCATTAATTTTGATAATGCTATTTTATCTGTCTCATCATTAGTAATTGATTCGACATACTTGTCTAATATAGTTAATGTGTCTTCTGCTTCATCTATAAGACTATTATCATCTTCCATATCAAGATTTAAATGGTCTTCTACAACCTGTAGATGTGCTGGGTTTGACTTTTCTATTTGTTCTACATACATATCAAACCAATATGGATTTGATTTTTCTTTTACAATAAGCTTAATGAAACAATCATTTAAATGGCTGAAATCTTCAGTTACTGAAGAGGTTGGATCAATATCACTATCACTATACCATATTTTATGATATATTCTATGTGTATTTTCAATAAATGTTAATTCACGTGTATCTGTATCAAATATATGAAATCCTCTTTTATCATTCCAATCAGACCACGTCATTTCATATGGTGCACCTAGATATGATATATTGCCTTTAGTCGATTTATGATGGTAATGTCCTGTATATACAATATCAAATTTTTTAAAAATATCTGCTTCATATCCATGATCACTAACTGATCCTTTAAACCATTCAAATCCAATAAGTTCTAAATGACCCATAAGTACTTGTGCTTTTGTATTGTTTATATGGTCAAAGCATAATTGCTGATTGTCTGTTGCTATCCATGGCATTAAACAAATATCTAATCCATCAATATTAATATCAGTAGGATTTTTATATGATATAATATTTTTATATCCAGACAATAATAAATCTACACTATTACAATCATTAGTATTTTTAAAATAATCATTGTGATTGCCAACTAATGAATGTAATGTAATATTATTATTTTCTAACTTGTCGTAGAACATTTCTTTTGCAGACTGTAAAGAAAAATAATTAATATATTTTCTTCTATCAAATGAGTCGCCTAAGTCTATTACTGTATCTATATTATATGATTTTATTGTAGGAAAAAATATATTGTCATAAAATTTTTTATAATAATTAATAAACTTTACATTATCATTTCTTACACCAAAATGTTGGTCAGTTATTAGCGCTATCTTCATTTACTAAAACTCCACTGTCTTTAATTAATCTAACTCGTCTTTGTTCTTTTTTTTCTGCTTCTTTATCTTCATAATTTTTAATAAAGTCTGTCATGTATTCATTTTTCAAATCAACATAAGCAGGTTTTACCGCTTCGTCCATATGTTCAGATTGTGAGACTATTGTATTAAGTATCATACTATTTTCTACAAACTTATGTCTAACATACATTTGTTTCTTTTCTTTTTGTATTCGTCTAAGAAATGCAAAATATATTATTTGTGTAAAATATGCAAACGGGTTTGATGATTTATCTGGGTTAAAATTATTTAAATAATTAATACAATTTTCGAGACCATCTGAAATCATTTCTTCTCTAAAGGTATAATTAATAAAATTAGGCTTCCTAGATAATCTATTTGCTATTTGATGTAGACACACTCCGACATATTCGGGTACCCTAGGAGCAGGCTTCTCAGCTTTCTCCGCTTCTAATCTTTTATTTCGATGTTCAACAAGAACAGCAAATAATTTTTTATTATCTACATAATGTGCCATTTTATTTCCTAATTTAATTTATTCTTATCTATTTTTAATAATTCAAAGAATGCTTCGAGATCATTTTTATCTGGAGATGCACTTTTTTGTTTATTATTATTATTATAACCTTTTTCTTGATTAGTGTCAACATAAATATCCGCATCATCAAATTCTTTATTTACAACAGTGTTATATTGATCTATTATAGTATCATGTATGTTAGTATAACTATTGATAATAAATTTAGGATTTATAGTTACTGTATCGCCTTTTTTTATTTTACCAAATGCTTGCCAAGGACCAACTAAAGCATAGACAATTCTTTGACCATTATTGTTCAGTATATATAACCACGGGTCTTCTATGACAAGTAAATCGCCAGTATATGCTGGATTTTTAGCAATAATGTTCTCCCCATTGCTTAATTTTAAACAAATATATTTTTCATTTAACATTGTTATACCTTTATTTTTATTGTATAAATTTTATATTCAAACTTCTCTTCATTATAGGTTTTAATTCGTTCTGCGAAGTGTTGTATAGTATAATTGTGTTTACTCTTATGTGTTAAATCATCTGCTATATCATAAAGGGTTGCAGATGATTTTGAATCGCTTTTACGTAAACCTCTACCGATTGATTGTAGATTTCGTATTCTTGATTTAGTTGGGCTAGCAAAAACAATATTATGAAGATTCTTAATATTTATACCTGTCGAAAAGGTGCCATATGATGCAACTATTATCGCATCAGATTCTTCCTCAACTAATGCCCTTATGTCTTCTCTAATATTGGCTTTTATATCACCAGAGACATAATGTAATTGTCTTTGAAATAATGCTTTATCTATTTCATCTTTAATATCTTTAAAAAGTATTTTACCATGTTTATCTACAAATTGAAATAGTAAAAGTGTATTACCTTTTAATGACATCACAAGATTTTTAATAAATGTATTTCTTGCATTAAGCCTAACAATATAATCCATTTCTTCTGCATAAGTTGATTTGGATAATAACTTTCTTATCTCAGTAGGATATTGTAATACTAAAGCTTTAATTTTAAAGTCAGCTAAATGCCCTTGACCAATTAATTCAGATGATGTAGTAACTTTTTTTACTGCACCAAATAATCCTTCTAATACAAGTTTATGAGTTTGAGTGCCATCTAGTGTTCCCGTAAATCCAAATCTATATTTACAATTTTCTAACTTTGTCATTATAGCTGTTAATGATTTTGATTTGAATAAATGAGCTTCATCGCCAACAACTACATCGAAATCTCTAAACCATGCTTTAGGTTGTTTAAATATTGATTGCCATGTTGTTATAACAATAGGTGTATTAATACTTTCTTTCCATTCTTTAGATTCTGTTCCTGTAATTACTGTGCATTCACCTTCATAACCATATTCTTTAAAATCAGTTTTCATTTGATATACTAAGGATGTTGTGGGAACTATAATTAGTTTAATACCATCATAATATTGTGTTAACAGATATATTATTAATGATTTACCGGATGCTGTGGGTGATAGTAATAATGATCTATTAAATCTAATAGCATGCATAAAAGCTTTTATTTGATAATCTCTTGGCATATATTTTAAATTTAATGATTGTATAAAGGTGCTAGCATCACTTTCTGAGAAGGTATTGCCACCCAACATATCATCAAGTTCTACCGCATAATCTCTTTCTTTAGCAAATGTATATATGTAATACTGTAGACCTGCGTATATTAATTGTGTGGCTGGGTTATATAATCTTATTTTTCCATCCCACATTTTATTACGGACTGATGGTATAAATTGTGCACCGGGAATTGTAAATGTAAAATATTCACTTAATTCATATCCAAGACTTGGTTCTACGTCTAACTTAATAAAAACTTCATTATAATAATTTATTTTAATATCTATCATATACCTACTTTAAATTTTTCCCAATCAATTGCAGACTTAATATTAAATCCTCTATTAACAAGAGACTTAATAACATTCTCTAAAAAATCTACTTTCTCTTTAGCTAAAGCAGTTTTCATATTGTGTTCTATTATTTGATTGTCAGAATCAATATATAGTGAGAGATCTTGTTTTATTATTTTAAGTGGATTAGGTTCCCATCCAAGTTCATTCAATTCAGTATGATCCATATGGCCTTGAAAATAATCCCATTTTTGTTTATATAATCTTTTATAATCTATTTCTAATTTTCTTAATTTTAATCTTTCATAAGAAAACATTTTATAATATTTAGAATGTAGCTGTGGTATTTTTAATGATTCTTCACCTAACTCAGTTCTATCGATGTTAGAATCATTTGACCAAGCTTCCATTATCTCTTCCATTGTCATAGAGGCTCCATTACGAAATTATACTTTTTAATTTATAATAACATATTATGAGGTAAATGTCACGTTATTTTTTTGATTTCGAAAAGATTATATCTAAAAGATGCGGTTGCTTCAACATATGGAATATCTTGTGCTCTATTGTCAAATTGCAAGTCTCCTATACTGACTGGATATAATTGAGAGAATACAGCTGCTATATTTGAATTATTATGGCTAGTCATAATTGTTAAAGTACCATCTGCATATATTCCTTCTCCGGTACCATCTGCAGATTTTTGAATAGCTTTATATTGATCAAAGTTTTCAGGATATCCTACAGCAACTATCCAATTATATAACTCAAGATAATTTGTCATATCTTCGTCAACCATAAAGGTTATCATCAACTCTCCGAATGTTATATGGTCACCTGGAATTGGTATTTTAAGAAATGGTGTATCTTGTCCTTGTGTTTCTCCTAATGACACACTAGGCAAATTAACAGATTGACACATAAATGAAGTATATGGCAATTTTTTAATATCCAATCTATATTTTAAACTGGAAAGAAAATTTTTATTTGGTGGTGAGGAGGTTAACACACTCATTATTGCAATTCCTTTATTTTATTATACAATTTTAAAGCATTCTCTTCATTTATACACTTTATCGAAATACTTGAAATACTTTCATGTGAGAAATTCTTTACTAATTGTAATTCTAAATTAGATTTATATTTTTCTAGATAATTATTACAATTCTCATTATTTGTGAATGTTAAACCCCCATGTATTTTTATATCGGGCGATGGTTTATTTGTATAAATTACTAGTGCTAATAAAAACCATTTCATATTATAATTTCCTTGTATTTTTATACATATATTTATGCATAAAAAAAGGTGGCCAAAGCCACCCTTATTTATTCTGTAATCAGAAATTACATGATATTTGATACCATAACTCTTCTGTAATATACGTTAGAGTCTTTAGTCAATGCACCATTACCGGCAGAGGCACCATCAGCAAAAGGATTAGCTACAACACCATAACGTGTTTTAAAGCCTATCTTAGGTTGAAATGTGTTCTCTCCAACTGCACGAACCATTTGCAATGGAACGTATGGGCAATAGAATAAACCAGCATCAAATGCACTAGAACCTTTATATCCTAATGTATAATAGTTACCTGTTGTATACGGATCAATGTATACTCTATATCTACCATTAAGAACTCCAGCAAATGTATTTCCTGTGTCATCTATGTCTAAGTTGTTGCTATTTAAAGCAGGTGTGTAATCTAAAACACCAGCCATTTGTAATGCAGAAGCTACATCAGAAGAACAAATTAATACGTTTCCTTTGCCTCTTCTTGTATCTTTAGCAATCTGGTTAGCATCTCTTTCAATATTGAACATTAGTCCTTTGAATTTTTCAACTGACCATCTACCATTTGAATCAGTATCAAGATCAAAAGTACCAGCAGTTGTTGTATCTGTCTGTGCACCCTGCTTAGCAGTAATGTTGATAGTTCTAATGATTTCTCTATTGATTTCAGCTAAGATTTCTGTAGAAAGAATATTTGATAATTCTGTCTCAGCATCTAAACCATGGATAGCTTTTAAGTCTTGAGCTAATTCCATTGTATACTCAGCTTTAAGAGCTCTTGAACCTGCTGTTACGGATACCTTCTCAATTGAAAAAGCCATTTCAGCAAATGCAGCGTTTCCAGATGAACCTAATGCTTCAGCTTGTGCTGTAGGCATTGCATCTGCGAAGTTGTATAAACCAGCTTCTGCGTTATTAGCAGTTGCAGGTGCACTTCCAACATTTTTATCACCAAGTGTATTAGCACCTGCGGATACAGTTGAGAATGCTGAATCTGATTCATTATAGAAAACTTCATTACCTGACTGATTAGTTTGTCTTGAACGCATTGCAAAGATTAATCCTGTTGGACCAGTCATTGGCTGTACGCCACATAAATCATATGCTACTAGGTTTGGCATAGCTCTTCTTACTAAGCTAATTAAAACTGGATCATATGTATCAATGCCAGAACCACCTACGCCAGCGTTGGCAGGTGTTTCATTTAAAAGTGATTGTGATGAAAAAGCAGACCCTTCCTTAAGAGCTACTTCAGTGTTCTCAAGTAGTTGAGCTGTAACAGACCTTTTATGGGCATCTTTGATCTCAGGTAGATCGGTATGCTCAATTATTGGCTGCCACTTTTTTGATAGTGTTTCTGTTAACATTTGTCTCTCCCTTAATTAACAGTTAAGTTTAACCGAAATTATTTATCTTTTTACGGTTCTTGTAATGGCGGCGGCATAATGTGACATTGTAGGATCACTAGATACCTTCACTGTCTCTTCTTCCAATTCGATAGGCTCTTCGTCTACTGACTCAGTGACCAATTGCTTTTCACCAAAATAATTTTCTTTAATAATAGATACTTTTTTAGAAAAAGTCTCAACATCATCAGCTTCAATTCCTTCGACTAATGATTGTAACTTTTCTTTTTGTGTATCAACTAAACCGTCTGCTGCTTCAATAACAATATCTTTTTTCTGATATGATTCAACAGTCTGTTGTAAAGAAATTTTATCTTCAATTTCTTTATTAAGTTTAGATTCTGTTTCTTCTAAAGTAGTAGCTAATTCTGCAGCTATATCTAACTTTTCATCAGAAACCTCAATATGGTTTTCAACGAAAAGTCTCTTTAAACCAGACATTAGACTTTCAGCTATTTCTACTTTAAAATTAGATTCTATTGCTACTTCATTTTGATTGACCCATTCTTCAGTAACATAGTTGAGATAATGATCTACTCTTGTAGCTGTATCTTCTTCTATTTCCTTTTTCATTTCATCAATCTTTGATTCGAATTCTTCTTCTACTCTAGCTGTTTCTGCAATTACTTTTGCATTAACTGCTGCAGCGAAAATGGTTTCAGCTTTATCTCTAAAATCTTCAGATAACTCTGTACCAAAAATGTCATCAATATCTTCTTTGTATGATACTGATTTTGCATCTCCTTTAGTTTTAATAGAACCTGCATTTTTACCCATCATAGCATCATATGCAGTCTTAAGAACAGTTTTGTTCATTTTGTTTAGATGCGACATTGCTGATGCTAGCATTTGTGATTTTGTTTGTCCAGGTGTCTTATCATCGATTTTAGGCGTAGATTTATCACCAGCAGACTTATCAGCTTTTCTTGAATTGTTTTTTGTTGCAGTAGGCTCAGGCACTTCTGAAGGCTCACCAGTGGCCTTGAACTCGTCGAGCTGCTCGTCCTCTACAATTTGCTCTTTTTCCTCAGACATTTAAAGACTCCCTTTTAAAGTAAATATCTCATAGTATTTATACATTTATGAAATTAGCGATTTCAGAAACTTATCAAACAGTTTGAGCGATTGCTCGTTGAGCTCTTTTACAGAACGATTACCTGTCTCCAGAATTTCTTCAACTACTTGTTGTGCTTTCCAACTTCCATCTATATTGATCCATTCTACACCTTCCATAATGCCCTTTACAAAGGCATCTGGCGCTGAAGGATCAGCAACGATATCAGCTGCTGTGGCAAGATGAAAATCACCTTGTACTTGCATGGTTCCATTTTTTTCTTTTAATGAACCCATTCCTCTTGAAGAGACTGCTAATTCGCAATCTTCCTTCATTAAATTTTTAACGATTGTGCCGTATGGTGTTTCCATTATTTTAGCTTTTCCAATAATATTTGACCCATCAGGCTTTAGAGAGGTTATTTTATGTGAAACTCTTTCTAAGTTAATGGTCGGTCCACTAGGATGCCCTAGTTCACCAAAGGCTCTATTTTTTAATACCATTTCTTTATTGTATCTGGCTGTCTCGTTCACCAACACTTCTGCTGGATACATCCTGCCATTACGATTTTTAATATCGCCTTGCATAAAGATACCTTCGATAAAAAAGCTTTTTTCACCTTGATCATTTTCTTCTTGAAGAACTTTTACATCTTCAACACGCTCAGTAAAAAGTTTCATTATACTCTCCTATTGTATAACACTAGCAACGAAATCTAACATTTTATCAAATGATTCTTCGCTTTCTTCTAAATGATTAATAAAAATTTCTTTATTATCATCAGTCAATTCTTCTGCTACTGCTATTAATTTAGCTGCTGTCTCAGAGTCTACTTCAATTGTCTCGCCATTTTTAAATGTTAATTCTAAAGCTGAGTCTGATTCAGTAATTTGTTTTAATGATTCAATTATATTATCAGTTTCTAAATCATTATCTTCATATATTTTTGCATCATCACCTTCTTTGTAACTGGCTATTTTGGAGTCATCTTTTTTAAGATTTCTACCATTCATAATATCCCATATACTTTTACCATCTTTAAATGGTAGGTCTGTTGCACCAACAATATGTTTATCCTTAAATTGTTTATCACCGGGGCTCTCAGGTTGAGACACCTCAGCAATTATATCTTTTAATAGTTTAGCCATCAGTCTTTTCCTCCGACTCTTGGTCTTCTGTTGTTGGCTGATCTTCTACATCGTCAGATGATTCATCTTCATCATTCTCATCTTCATCAGTATCTTCTTCTTCAGATTCTTCTTCTGGTGCGTCTTCGATTTCTTCATCTTCTTCAACATCCAAATTATCTTCTTCTTCAGATTCATCTTCTATCTCATCTGAGTTTGCAAATTTATTCACAAACTCTGTTCTTTTACCAGCTATAGTATCCCTAACACGGTCTAACATAGCATTGTTAAAATCATCTATTACTCCAACAGGTTTTGCATTAACTGCATTCTGTACTAACTTAAGAGCTTTTTCTGTATATTCAGCCATAATTAATTTCTCCAAATTATTTATCTAATTCGATTGTGGTAAATCGTTTTCATTAGCATTTTCGTCAGGTTCTCCTTTAATTTCTTTATCAATAGCTGCAATTTCTTCACTATTGAAATTAAGAACATGTTTTTTAACGTATGCTTCAGAAAAATATTTACCTACATATTGATCAATATCATTAAGAGTTTGTAACCGTTCTCTTAATATTTCTGTCTTTTTTAATTCTGAAAAATGATTGTCAGAAACATAATCATATTTGATTTTATCTTTCATCATTTTCCATTCTTCAATTGTCATTATACCTTTTAGAGAGACTTGTTTTTGCATTACATTATCAAAAATTTCTGTAAATTTTAAACGCAATCTACTAACAAATTTACTAAATTTTAATTCGTCTCTAGAAATTTCGGATGCTCTACCAAGGCTAAATCCGGATTCCGGTTCTAATCTTGATACAGGAACACTTAATGATTTGTATAATTTCTTTTGAAAATATAACACATCATCCATTTCTCCAAGGTTCGTTCCACCAGGCAATGTTGTTATTTCAGTACTTCTACCACCTTCTCTTCTAGGCAACCAAAAGTCTTCTAACATTGTCATAAATTTACGATCATCACGCACTTCTCCAGTACCTGCATCATAAACTAATCTATTTTTATGTTTGGTCATCATATCTCTGAGATGCTGTTCTGCTTTCATTTTAGGCAAATTGCCAACATCTATATAAAATATTCTTCTTTCTGGTGCTCTTGATATTCTATATATAACTGCAGCATCTTCTAAAACCTGAAGTTGATTTAGAGGTTTTATTGCTTTATGTAAATGTCCTATAACTAATTTGTTATTTTCATCCATAATACCTGATGTTACATGGCATATAGAATCTTTAGCAATTTTCATACCACCTTTACCTGTTGATATACCTGGTTGCATATCAACGATTGTTTTTTTATTATTAAATCCTTTATCATTGAATATAAAATATTCATTTTTAATTTGTGATAATACCGCATTTTTATTCGCAGATTTTTTTTGAATTTCTTTTACTTTTCTTATTTTGCGAGGATCAATATATCTTAATTCTTTAACACCTGCTTTAGTGTCTGATTCATCAATGATAATATGAAAGTATATTCTACCATCAATATACCATCGTCTAAATAAATCATATGCTTTAGATTCCATTTTTAGTAATCTCATCATATGATCAAATTCATCTCTTACTTTCTTTTTAATTCCAGCAGAAAGATTAGTGAGGTCTAAATTAATATCAACAATTTTTTCATTTGTTGCATATACAATTGATTCATTAACAATGTCATCAACTGCTATTTCAACATCCGGATTCATAGACATTTTTCTATATCTAGAAACTAATTCTGCTTCATTTTTTGCTGCACCTTCTAAATCAACATATTGTCCATATGCACCACCTGCAGCAATAGACATAGCTCCGTCATCTTCTTCGGGAGCAACAAAGGATTTAAGTTGTTGTTGAGGTTGTTGTAAGTCTTTGCGTTTTATTTCAAAACCAAATAGTTCAGCCATAATATCTCCTAAGTAGTTTAGAAGGGGTTTTTATACCCCTTCTTACTATTTATCTTATACTCCACCGGCGTTGCCAGTAGGTCCAGATACTGTCCAATAATCATATTGAAACTCAATCTGAAATTCTTCAATTGCGTCGACAGTTTCCCAACTAACTTCAATTTCATTAATTAAGGTTGGAAACAATCCATTAAATTCATATGTTCTAATAGGATTGCCAGTTTTTGAATACTGTACAACTTGTGCTTGTGCTTTATATAATCCAGGAGCAGAACCCCCAGTGTTTCTTATATTTCCTTCTAGAGAGTTAATAGAATTAACCCATTGCTCCATAGCATTACGGATTAGGAAATCTTCGTCGTTTATTACTGTAACAGTCCATGGATTAAATGTTCTATCACCTGCTAGTCTAACTTTTCTTCCAAAGTATGGAACTTCGATTAAACCTAATGTTGATGCTGGTAATTGAGCTGTTTTAACCAAGAATGGTACTTTAAGATCAGCTGTAGCATTTGCTGGATTTTGAATAGTCACTTGGAATAATGACTGTCTAGCTCCACCAAGGGCTAATTGAGATCTTATTTCGTTTATATTAAATGCCATTTCTCTCTCCTATCCCTTAGAACTTGCCAATGATTTCGGAGAACTCAACACCTGTTCTAACTGCGACAAAGTTAAGTTGAATAAAGTTGATAGATTTTGCTGGCTTAATATAAATATCAGCTAGAAATTCATTTCTATCAATAACTTCACCAGTATTGTTTGTTCCATCACAAACTACTGCGAAGTCATATATCCCCCTTCTTCCTTGTACATCTCTTAGGAATGGTTCAACTAAATTTTTAAATTGTGCTCTAGTAAATTCATCATTCAATTCAAACAATGAAAACTTAGCAGCAGTAGCAATTGCTTTTTCAAGAACAATGAATAATCTTCTTACATTGATTCTATCGAATGCACTTGGCTTACCTAATAATGTCTTATCTCCAAACAGGATTGTGCCCTGGCCAGGAAAGTTTACTATTGGGTTTATGTCTGCTTTATAAAGCACGTCTCTATCTGCTTGTCTAGGATTATAAGGCAATTTAACAATGTTTTTAATAATACCTCTATTATAACCAGCTGGTGAAAACCATGGATCTCTTAAATCATCAGTTCTTACTGCAAGTCCGGCTACATCACCGTTAAAAGGTACATATCTATATACATCATTATACTTATCATATTGATATTTGTATCCTGAATCTAATACGGCATATGATGAAGCTGTTAATGAATTTCTAAATGCAACTGAATCTGTTGCTTCATCACCAGCATTATTAATTACATCAGCTCTATCTGGTGAGATAAATGCGACGCAATCTTTTCTTGACTCACAAATATTATCAATAATATAATTAGCTAAACCTGCATTATTAGTTCCATTAGTAGCTTTACCTTGTAATATCATTGATACATCAACATCTGCACCGTCTTTATATAAATCATAACCAACCGCTAAATCTGATAAAGATATTGATGATTCACTTACTGAATCAACTCCGCCTTGTAGACTAGTTGTTAATGGTGTTGTTGTTCCTAAAGCAGCCATATTAATTGCTGTATTAACATATGAAGCACCACCTCTATGATTAATAGCATATATCCATGAGGATCTGTTATTAATCGCAGTGTTATAATAGATATAAGAGCCGTCTGGAGACTTTGCATCTGTGGCTCTTGATAATCCCTCAAAAACCTCTATGACTTGTCCAGTCGTGCCTGTTATAGACCCATCTTCATCAACAACAACTATATGAATCTCGTCTGCAGATCCACTTTTATTTGTAGTCCAAGCTGATGTAGCTGGTGCACCATTTACATTATTATAATATTCCCAATTTCTTATAGCATTGCCATTGAAGTCAGTACTTAATGTATATTTAGATGTGAATGTTATAACTGATGTATTAACTGCAGATACTTTCATATCTTGAATACCAATTGTGCTGTTACCCACAGGAATGATATCACCTATATTTACTACAGTTGATTCATCATCTGTTGTATTTGCTGTTGTACTACCAACACCAATCACAATTGTATTAGCTAATGCAGATGAAAAAGCAGAGGTAGTATCACATGTGGATACTTTAATACTGTTACCTAATGTGCCTGGATACTTTGCTGCAAAAGTCAAAGCTGACTCTGCAAATGTTCCATTTTCAAATGCGTCTTCGTTTTTTATGGCTACCGCTGTTGCACCAGTGGCGGCCGCGTTTCTTGCGTTCGTATCAACAACTCTTGTTACATATAATGCATTACCATATGCTAAAAAGTTGGCTGCTGTAAAAAATGTTTCGAAGGTGCTATTATTAGGCTTACCGAATCTTGCAACTAATGCTGCTTCAGAATCGATAAGTACACGCTCTTCTACGCTCCCCCAGTTAAAAACGCCTGCAATAGCGCCTTCAGTCGTTGAGACTGCTGGGACAACTGTAGTAAGATCGATCTCACTAACTTTTACACCTGGGCTAACTTGGAATCCCATCTTCATGTCTCCTTTTAGTGTATAATCAAAAGAATTCTATACCTATTTATCATATTGAGTGATTAGAAGACTCTATCGCCTGATTCCCAATCAATAACCTCAATCCCACCTGATTCATTATGATAATCGTGTCCATCTGATATTATTCCAAATGGAGATACATCTTCTTCAATGTATCTTAAATTTTGTTGTTCTATATTTCTTCTTATATCTATGTTAGTTAGTTCTTTAAAGTATTCTTGATTAGCTAACCACCCAAATAATACCATACACATCATCAAATCATCATGGTAACCTTCTTCAGCTTGCCACGATTCACCCTTTGAAATAAATCTGGTCATTTCCTCTAATAAAGGATAATCAACAAATAATAATTTATTTCCTTCTATCAATGTTTTTAATTGTAAACACCCAACTCTTTTAACTTGCTTTGTTGTTCTTACACCTAGGTATTGTTGGCCAATTCCACCAAAACCTGAACTTAATACCTGACCTGCTCTACCTCTTGCAGCAGACATTAATATGTTAGGTGCTTCAAGATCAGATTGTAATACATTCGCAACTGCCATACCTATATCATTTGATTCAATTAATATATAGGCTTCATTATACATTTTTTGATATTCAAATATTATATTAGGATATACCATCGGTGCTATTTCATTATTTTGATAACATGCTACTACTCTATACGGAATCTCAGAAACATCTAATATTAAGAAAGCAGAATAGTCTCCCATTGTGCCTCTTGCAGTATCAACTACAATAGTATATATATGGTTTTCAATTGATTTTTCATATATTCTCATATGATCATTTTGATGAATAGGATCTTTATATACAAGAGTTCTAAGTTTAGATGGACTTATTAATGTATTACTAGAACCTATAAACTCACATTCAAATTCAATACGAAATTGCTCTTCTGATGTGTTGCGTATTGTTTCTTCTTTCCATTTTTCATCTCTTCCTGGAACATCAGACCAATGCACATCTATTCTTTTGTAACTGTTTCTATTTTCTTCAGAATTAATCCATAATTTGTAAAATAAATTTAATCCATTAGGTGTCGATGTAACAAGTACTTTAGAACTTTGTCCTGAAGATATTGTTGGATATACTGATGAGAAAAATTCTTCTTGTATATGTGAGGGCACAAATGCAAATTCATCTAGATATATTAGATTGTAAGATCCACCACGAACTGAACTAGCTGAGGTTGAAGCAGCTAATATTTTTGATCCGTTTTCTAATTCTATATTACCTTTATTCCATTCGACTATACCTAACTGCAACCATCTTGGCAAATGTTCGAATGCTAATTGTATTCTTGATAATATATCTCTTGATTGAGCTGATTTGTGTGCTAATATTGCTATATTAAAATTTTCATGAAACATTGCATACCATAATAAAGTAGCACCAACAGTTGTTGTTTTGCCTGATTGTCTTGGCATTTTACATATAACAAATCTTTCATTATTAACAAGTTTGACTATTTCTTCCTGGAAATCATATAAATCAAAACTAACAAGACCATCATCAATGTTTACAATCTTAATATATTTTCTGATAAAATAAACGGGATTCTTAGAACACTTAATAAATTCCTGAATTTGTTCTTCAGTAAACTCAACAGGAACATTGGCTCTTTTTAAATTTGGATTACCTAAGTAATTTTCTCTATCACTCATCAGATACTGTCTTTTTTATAAGTTTTTGTAGATCATTTGTACTCCCAACAAACAAATTATTGTTTATTGTTTTAGGTCCTTTTATACCATCTAAATCTTTTTTACGTTTTTGTAACTCCAATAGATCTTTATTGGCATCTGATAATGCTCTTACTAAAACAGCTGCAACCTCGTATGTTCTTGGGTGTTGACTTTGTTGTGCTAATTCAACAATACCGTTTAATGCATCTTGACCTCTTTCAATAATGCCATATAAATTTTCTCTTGCATATTGAAAATCATCATCAGATGAATTGGTAGATTGTTTTAACTTAGAACTTGCATCGTATAATTCAGTTTTAACATTATCTATATCATCAAGGTTTAATGCATCACTAATTTCTTTAGTCATTATCTATATCCGTTCTTGCAATTATTATGCCTGAATTTGCTTCTATATCAATTAATGATCTATCTACAGTTATTGAAGCATTTGTTGTTGCATTATTATTTGCATCCATTCCTGGTGTTATCACAATACGGTCTCCGTCAATTGGATTTGCATTTGATGTATTGAATGCACTTGTAGTATTTATATCTTCAAATATATTAGTATTAGCAAGTGTAATTATATTAGCATTAGATGAAATAGGTCCAAATAAATAACCTTTAACACTAAAATCTAGTTTATGGACAAGAGCTCTTCTTGTCTCAAAATCACCTTCATATTGGTCATCAGTAGTAAATTGATTTAATATAACTGGTATATCAAAGGGATAGTCAAGATCTTCCATTAATTTCATAGATACTGTGTATTCTGGTGTAAAGAATGGTATTATTTGTTCTATTATTCTTATTCCATCTTCTTCATTTTTTACCATAATACTTAATTCAAAGCTTATATCAAATGGTGTTGGGGTATAAACAGATTTTATTTTGTTTATAGATCCTGGTGTAGCTTTTGCAAATTTGCGGGTTGGATTTAATCTGCGCGAAGCATCATATTGAAATCCTGTCATTTCAAAAGACATTCTTGGTAATTGTATTGCTACTTTTCTTCTAAGAGTTGGATCTTCCTGTGTTCTAACTAGGTATTTTTGAGATGGGCCATAATTAACAGGCACTCTTAATGTTTGTTTAACTATACCATTTTGTTCTCTGTCTATCTCAATATCATTAAATAATGTGCCGAACATTACTATATACTTACGCAGGATACCATTATAGAATTTTTGACCTAACATTATTTAATTTCTCCGAACGGATTGGATTCACTAAAATCTATTATAGCTGCACCATCTAATTCAAACTCAGATGATCTATCTGTTTTATCTGTATCTCTTAGAGAAAATCCATCGTTAATAATTTCAACACCACTTTCGGTTACTAATTGTGTATTGGCTTCTGTGGTTATTGATATTTTATCTAATGCATATGGAATAGATAATTTTTCTTCAATACCATCTATATCTCTAATGCCAGTGTTGAGTTGCTCATTGCTATACTCAAACAATTCACAAACAATATCATACGTTTGAAGGGAACCCATTTGATAAAATATAGATTCGTGCTCAACATATTTAACTTCATATAATTTTTGGTTCATATTAAAGTGAATAAGATCACCTTCATGGGGTAAATTTTGAAATGTTGTCTGAGATATATCTTGCTCAAATCGTCTTTTGGCTATAGTAAATGTTATTCTATCTCTATATTCTAAACCAAATCTACTAACAAAATCACCTTCGCCCTCAAACCCTTCGACATTCTTTATATAAACCTCAATTAAATATGTATCTTCAAACTTAGTTAATGTATCCTCATTAAAAACATCATCTAAATCTACTACTGCTCTCGGTAAATAATAAACTTCATGACCATACATTTTAATTGATTCAATAATTAAATCTTCAATTAAAGTCTGTTCTGATTGTGCATTAAAGTTATTAAAAAATACATTGGTAGGCATATAATTATCCTATCATATCTGTCACTGGTAAACTATAAGCTGACATCATTTCTTCTTCAAGTCTTCTAATCTCTTCATTAGCATCTGCTAATATTTGTGCACCATTAAATGTTACTCCTCCAGGAAGTTGTAAACCTTCAAATTTTGTTAAATTAGAACCCCATTGATATTTAATCTTTGCTGTAGCATAATTTTGCAACCAACGATCTTTCCAAATATCAGCATATACAGATCCATCAACAACCTGATAAGCTTCAGCTATTATGGTGTCTCCAACATTAACCTTATTCCAATCCATATCAATATGTAATTTATTCATATGCCTGTTATATCTTAATGGTTGTTTACCAACAAGAAGTTCTTCCATAAATTGTATATTTTGCATGTTCATATAATAAGAGGTTAACATATAATCATGTTTACTTAGATCGTATAAATCATTTAATGCGATTTGATATCTGATATTGAATAAATTATTTGTAGATAATCCATCACCAATATCAAATATATTAACTACGCCTATAATATTTTCTGGTACAGTTAAATACTTATTAGTTATGTCGTCTGATGTAACAGTAAATTTTGCAAATTCTTTTGAAGTTCCATCAAAATGATAATCTGCGTAATATGATAATGATTCATCTATCCTATCATCTATTTGGTCATCATCTACATTTATTTCAATAACTGGTTTACCTAATTTACGTAAACAAAATTCAGCGAATGTTGTTTTACTTGTTGGTTGTGCCATATTTCATCTCCAATAAAAAAGGGAAGTATATCTTACTACGTATTTATGCTTCCCTTATTATATAGATTTATAACGATTTATCCTGCAAATTGTTTATGCTACAAATATATATGCAGCGCCTTTTGTAGAATTAAATTCATGACTACCTGCTACAGTTGTTTGACCATCTCCTGAAATTTCAATACCTCCCTTATTATAAACAAATCTATTAAGAGAAGCGTGATCACTATTAAATATAGGACCTCCTGTTACTGCCCATGATGTTCCGGTTCTCTCTGCCCAATACAGTGCTCCTCTTCGTGTTGGATGTGGATTACCTTGATTAGGAGATGCTATTGCTACAATATTACCGTTATTAGAAATATCTAAAGCCCTGCCAAACTCTTGATCTTTATGTCTTACTGGCGCGTGGATAATAGCTTGTTCTGTCCATGTAGTACCTGATCTTACAAATATGTATACTTGCCCAGAAGTGTTCGTTGAATCAAGATTTGAATCATCTCCACCTGAGGTTGCCGCAGGCCCGTCTTCATAAGGAGCTCCAAAAGCTACTGTACTTCCATCTTGGTCAATAGATACTGCAAAACCAGCACGATCACTTCCACTTCGATCTGACCCAAGTAATATTGCTTGTTCTGTCCATGCACCTGAATCATATTTATATACATAAACCTTAGATTTATCATAAGCTCCGGATACAACATATAAACCGTTACCAGACATCGAAACATCGTGACCAAAATTTGCGCCAGATTCAGCATCTGATGCTGTTATTAAGGTACCATTGTCCCATGAACTTCCTGTTCTCTTATGTATTATTGCATACCCAGCTCCAACATTAGATGACATTCCTCCTAGTGCTCCAATTATAAGTTCATCTCCAGTATCTGACATACCTAGAGAAGTACCATACCTAGTTGGGTTATTGCCACCATGACCAGACCAATTGAATGTAGCTTCATGTGCCCAAGATGATCCAGATTTAACGTAAACATGCACTCTTCCATTGCCACCACTTCTATAATAAGTTGGTTCTGATATAGCAATTGTTTCACCATTTGATGACATAGCAAATGCTCTTCCAAATCTACTATTATTTTCAACATTACCCCCATGTGATGGTGAATTAGCTGTTAGTGTTTGTACTAAAGACCATGTAGTGCCTGACCTTTCGTATATATTTGCAAATCCTTGAGTACTATTACCATTATTATTCTCAGGAGCTCCAACGATTGCTAGGTTACCATTTGTAGAAATTGCACAGGATTCACCAAAAGCTGCTCCACTAGATAAACCAGTCACTGGTAAAGATACTTGTTCAGATGCTGAGGTCCAAACACTATATGCTACATCTAGAGTCACAGCAGCCGTTCCTATATTAGTTCCATCTGTTACTGATATTGTTAATGTTCCTCCAGCCAATTCTGATGCTCCTGCTACAACTGTAACAGTATTGTTACCTGTGTGATGAGATATATCCACTTGAGATGTATTTGTTATATTTGTATTTGAGGTTGTAACAGTTACTGGTGTGCCTTCTGGTTCACTTGTAGTGTAAGTTATGTCAATTGACTCTCCAATTGTTCCAAAACTATGAGAAGATATACTTGCAGATATAGTTGGTGTTAGATTAATTGAATCGATTGATCTCCATTGTGTAGCTGTTCTGATATATAAATCATTAGTAGCAGTTACAAATGCATGATCTCCAGCTTGAATGCCAGATGAAGGTAAATCTGATTCATTAGCATATACTGTAACAGCTCCACCCGATAGTGATGTTAAAGATACGTTTGATGTGGATCCATCTGCTTTATTAAAAACCAATGTTGTTCCACTAACACTAACAGTAGAGACTGATGTATCAGTAGAAGGTACAATTTGTTCAAATCTAGTATTTAATGCTTGTCTAGTCCATACATTTTTAGAAGATGAATATATAAACTTTGTGTTTTCATGTGTAACTACCTGGCCATCTGATGGCGTAGTAGGTAAATTTAAGTCAGCCATTGCTTTTTATTCCTTTTTATTTCATTTTATGTTGTAACAAAAGTATACACTGCACCAGCATCTGTTGTATTAGTATCTTCACGTGGTGCACCGACTATTACTGTTGATCCATCACCAGATATTTCTGAAGCTGAACCAAATTCGTCATTATTCTCTATATCTGTTGATGTTAAAGATTTTTGTAGACCCCATCCAGTATCATTAAAAATATAAGCAGCTCCTGAATTATTCATCGTTGTATCTTCTTCGGCAGCACCAAATATCACTGACTTACCATCACCACTTAAAGCTATAGCTTGTCCAAAATTATCTCCAAGTGTTGGATTGTCGGGTACAAATTTTCTCAATTGTGTCCACGATGTATCTGTTCTTCCAAAAGCATATGCCACACCAGCAGTGGCTGATGTAGAATATAAAAGATTTGATCCTATTATTATAATATCACCACTATCATCAATATCAGCAGATGAACCAAATCCATTATTTTGAGTATCACTATTATCAGAATGTTGAATAGCCGCTTGTTGTGACCAAGTTGTACCACTTCTAACCCATACAAAACTCTTACCTTTTAACGAATCATGTTTCATAGAACCTACAACAACAGTATCACCATCTTCATCAATAGCTACAGAACAACCAAATCTATCTTGACTAGTTATTCCAGCTGATTGAATTTTTTGTTGTTGACTCCATGTACTTCCTGTCCTAACAAAAATAAAAGCCGTTCCAGCAAATGTACCATTATCATCATCGTATGGTGCACCTACAATAGCATAATTAGCATCTCCAGAAATTCGTACACAGTTATCACCAGAAGAACCACCTCCACTCATCTGATCATGAGCTACTCCATCAGAAGCTAATAATCTCGCTTGTTGAGACCAAGATGTACCAGATCTATAATAAATGTAAGCTGCACCTTGCTGTTCTGAACTAACACCTTTAGCTTGAGGTGATCCTACTATAACATAATTACCATCTTTAGATATATGAACACCTTTACCAAAATACCAAACATCATTATTTCCAGTATGATCGTCAGGAAGTAATTTTGCTTGTTGAGTCCAATTTGTTCCTGATCTAGTAAAAATATAAGCAGCACCAGGAGCGCCATTGTTACTAGATCCTCCTTTAAACCAAGCACCTACAACTAATGTATCTCCTGCATCGTTTAATGAAATAGACTGTCCAAATTTGTCACCATTTGCTATATCATTTGATTGTATCATTGCTTGCTCAACCCAAGTTGTGCCAGATTTAATATAAATGTATACTTTTCCTCTATTACTTCCACCTGTATCTTCCAATGGTGCACCTACTGCTTTATAAGTACCATCATTTGAAATAGCAACAGAGTAACCATAATCATCATCATTTTGAGGATCTGAAGCTTTTAACATTTGTAATTGATCGGTTGCTGCAGCCCAACCACTACTTTTTTGATAAACATATGCTCTGCCAGTTTGAACAGAATTAGGAGTACTATAGTGCCTTGAACCAGTTGCAATTATAGTACCATCATTTGATAAACTAACTCCACCATCCCCTAACTGTCTAATATTAGGAGGACTACTATTATAACCAACTGGATCAGATGGTATTATTTTAGCTTGTTGAGACCATGTACTTCCTGATCTTGTATAAACAAATACAGCTCCCCCTTTAGCATTAGATCCATCGACAGGTGTTTTTGAATCATTATTTATGTCTATAACAGCTAAAGATGCTCCATCTGTCGATAAAGATATTCCTTTACCATAACCATGATTACCTCTACCAATAGCATTGCCGCCGGATACAGTAAAATTAGTTTGTTCCGACCAAGTGGTTCCTGTTCTTGTATATACTAAGATTCTATTTTGTGAAGAATGTGTTGCAACTAAATAACTACCATCCCCATTAAGAGCTAAGGAAGCAGCATATCCTTCACCACTCATATTTGAAGGCATCATTTTTTGTTGAAATGTAAAATTATTTGAACCATCATTTTTATAAATAAATATTTCTTTTGATTGTTGCGCTCCAACTGCTATATAATTATTATCATCACTTATATCAAAATCAATAGCATATTGCATATCATTTACAATTTCTCCACCTGTTGGGGCTAATACTGCATGTTGTGACCAATTAGCACCAGATCTTGTAAAGATATAAAGAACTCCTGTATCCATTAAGTTTGATGGGTTGTCATCAGAGTAAGCACCAGCTAATGCAATAGTTCCATCAGCTGACATCACAACCTGTCTACCAAAACCTCTATTGTCACTTGGGTGACCACCAGTTCTGGACATCATTGTCAAATAATTCCATGTTGTTCCAATTCTTTTCCAAAAATGTACATGACCTCTATCGTGTTCTAGAGATCCTATTATTGCATAATTCCCATCCTCACTTAAATCAACAGCTACACCAAAATTATCATTAGATCTTGCATTAAATGGTCTTAAAATTTTAGCTTGTTGGACTCCAGTAGACCAATCAAATGCGAATTGTATAGTCATTGTTAATGTATCAGCAATAGTGTTGACACCATCTGTGGCTGTTATAGTAATTGTCTCGGTTGTGTTCTGTACTGGTGTATCAAATGTTAAAGTATTATTTGCTTGATGTACGGTTATACTTGCATTGGATGTACTTGATGCTGTTATTGTGTAAGGAGTATCTTCTGGTTCATTTACTGTATAACTGACATCAACTGAATCACTTGAACCCATTGATATACTAGAGACACCTAAGGATAAAGAAGGTGATAGATTGACTGTTGCAATCTTATACCAACCGGATCCATCAGTGATAAATAATGAATCAGTATCAGTTACATATACTTGAGTGCCTGATACTAAATTAGTTATAGGCAATTGAGAAGCACTTGCATAATTTGTTAGTATATTACCTGCAAAAGCGGCTAAGCTAACATTAGCATGTGTACTATCATCTTTTTGTATTACTAAAGTATTGCCACTAATAGACATTGAAGATACTCCGACACTTTTGTTTTCAAAATCGGATATTTGAGAAGAAGACATCGTCGATACATGTCTCCATTTATTTTTATCACTGTTATACCGCATTGCTTTACCTTGAGCAATAAATAACTCATTATTGCTTGGATTGCTTGGAAAATCTATTACTGGCATTTATTTTATTCCTTATTTAAACTGGTTGTGAATTTGCTACTTTAAACCATCCTGATCCATCTGTAACATATAAATATCCGGTATCTAAGGCTATAGCTTGATCACCCGATTGTAAACTTGAGAATGGGAATATAGAGGCATTGGCGTATGTTTCCGTTCTACCTGCAAATGCATCTACACTTACAGATACACCATCTATAACTAAATCATTATCTGATTCAAGTTGTGCGTTCTCAACACCTCTTGCTCTTTTTCTTGTTGATGATACGCCATCTAAATCTGAAGCTTTTTCTGGTCTCCATCTTCCTTTTCCAGCATTCCATTTGAAACGTCTTCCTTCATGAGTGTGAACAGTTCCATCAGCTAAATTCGATGGTATAGTTCCAGTCGGGACCCAATATTCTACTGCACCTTCGTTAGAAAAGGCACCCCAGGCTGTTAGAATTAAATGTTTACCATCTGAAGATAATGCATTAGCATAGTTACCTGTCAGGCCTGGTGTCACAGCTTGTTTTTTCAAAAGAGACCATGTTGATCCTGATCTTTCGAATGTATACCAATACTTATTTTCTCCAGCATTTCCAGATAGTATTAAAAGGGATCCATCATAATTAAATGACATTGACCTACCTATTGTAGCACCATCATCAGATGCACCATCTGGTCCATTGACTACTGCTTGTTGATCCCACACATTTGTACTACTATTCCATTTTAATATTGCTACTCTACCAGCATAGTCATCTGAGTCATGATGTCTGAAATATATACTTAAATAATTGCCATCTTTACTCATTCCTAAAGCCTGGCCGTCGGTTGCATATTGGCCTGATTGATCGTAGGTTTGGACAGCACTAATGTTCCATAAATTTGAACTGGTATTGTATCTCCCAGTAAAAATTTTAACTACTTTATCTGTAGTATTATTACGCTGACCTGAATACTGGCTATCATTTAGAAGACAAAATTTTTCTCCAGCACCATCTAATACAATATTGCCCTTTATTCCAAAATTACCTCCCGTAGTAGGTGTATTTAATTGGCCAAAGTATGCCCATGTTGATCCAGTTTTATGGAAAATATAATTTAATGAACGCCCATTGGCAGAATTTTTTCCTGCTGCTATACATCGAGTGCCATCCGCATTTAATACAATTCCATAATATCCAACAGCACCATTAGTTTGCCCACCGTTTCCAAAAACATTAGTCCAAGTTGATCCTGTTCTTTCAAATATTTCTATCCGTCCACCGTCCGGATGACCATAATTACCACCTGTTACAGCAATCGTCTCTCCAGCTTCATCAATAGCTACTGATCTATGATGTGGGTTATCATCATATGAACCAAAAGTGTCTGGACCATTACCATATTGACTGTAAACAGCATGATTAGTATTACTAGTTAATGTTGCTTGTGTTGTAAACGTATTACCTGTTCTAGTTAGAACATATGGAAATCCACCAGAAGCGTGAGTATGAGCCACTGCACCAGGAGCTCTATTTCCTACTACTATATAATCGCCATTCGCTGAAACCGCAGAACCACCAATTCCTGATTTTTCTCCAGCCCCAGATTGAACTGTAAATTTAGCATCTCTGACAAAAGATGCATTTACATTAGCCCCTACAGAAGATGAACTGAATGATCCTGTAATTGCTGTTGATGTTGGTAATGAAAGTGCCATGTTTTTTATTCCTTATTTAAACTAGTTGTGAGTTTGCTACCTTGAACCATCCTGATCCATCAGTAACATATAAATATCCTGTATCTAATGCAATTGCTTGATCCCCAGATTGTAGACTAGAGAATGGGAATATAGAAGCATTAGCATATGTTTCTGTTCTGCCAGCAAAGGCATCTATACTTACTGTAACACCATCTATATTTAAATCTAAATCTGATTCAAGCTGAGCGTTCTGAACGCCTCTTGATCTTTTTCTTGATGAAGATATTCCATCTAAATCAGATGCTTTTGCTGGTCTCCATCTACCTTTAGCAGCATTATATTTGAATTTTCTACCTTGATGTGTATGTATGTCTCCATCTGCCAGAGAAGATGCAATTTCTCCTGTTGGCTTAAAATATTCTACTGATCCTTGGTTAATTTCATTACCTAATCCACCTGCCAGGCCATAACCTGTACTAGAATATCTTGCATTTGGAGCGGAGACTAATATGTGCTTGCCATCTGAAGATAATTCTATATCTCCTATTGAATTTAAACCATTTACATGAGTATGTTTTGCTTTAAATGTCCATGTAGAACCAGTTCTTTCATAAATATACCATGCCTGTTGAGTTTGAGTTCTACCATTATGGTTTGGATTTCCTTGTGAACCATTAGTATTACCTATTGCTACCAATACTGATCCATCATAATTAAGTCTAAAATGTCTACCTATATACATACCATTATTTGTAGTAGCTCCACCTGCAGTAGCATTATCGATAACTGATTCTTCGACATAAGCGTTGCTACCATTCCATTTAAATACATGGAATCGTCCAGTGAAATCTACTGTTCCATCTCGAAATGATACTATAACATATATACCATCGTTGCTTATTTCTATGTGATATGCTTGACTTTCAGCAGAAGAGTGTCCAGTCTGGTCAATAATTTGAAGATGACTTTGCCATGCTGATCCATCATAGTAAAAAGTTTGTAGTCTTGCTCTCTTTCCTATATTAAAATCATTATCGTTCCGTTGTAAATCTAAACATGCAATACGTGTGCCATCATTGTTTATAGATATACTTCCTATACCAACTGCGTATCCTCCAGGACCAATTCCAGACCCACCATTAGTTCCAGTATAAAGGTCTGATTGCTGACTCCAAGAAGAACCTGATTTGGTCCACATAGCAAGTCTTTGATCATTACCACAACTAGCAATAATTGTATTTCCATCTCCGGATATAGCAACACCATGTTCACCTAGTCTTTGTCCACCATCATCTAGGAATGCATTGTGAGACCAAGATGCTCCTGAACGAGTCCATACATCTATAGCACCATCAGTTGTTCCTGCGGAACAACCTACAATAGCTGTTTCACCCGCTTCATCTATATCTACACCTTTCTTTTGGACTTCTGCAAAATCACCATACCGATCATTAGCACCCATACGAAACATATATGATGGTATAAAGGTTGTATCTATAGTCCAGACATCTCCAGTCTTTTTATATATTATAGGTCGTCCAGTACATCCATTACCAGTATTTGCTCTATTTGCAATTATTGCATAGTCGCCATTTGCTGACATACGCATTCCATGACCTTGAAAGTCATTATTTCCAACACTTGATTGTAAATTAGAATGTCGACCGGCGCCAACTATTAAAGGTGTTAAGTTAGCAGTGTTTGTTGTTGTGACGAAAGACCCGACTACGTTTGCTGCGCTTGGTAATGAAAGTGCCATGTTTATATTTCCTTAAAATTATTTATATTAAAATAGGTAGAGATCGCATGGACCCCTACCTATAATATTTTTTTATTAAGCAGAAACGTTTGTACGCTTAATCTTAATAGTACCACTATTATTGGCTGGTGTAGCTAATAATGATAAGGTGCCTGCTGATAATGATGCATCTAATGCCATTAATGAAGCATTAGTTATTAATGTACCATATTCAGTTAAGTAAACATCTGTACCATCTTGTGTTACGTTAACCATTGTAAAATGCTTATCTGTTCCTGATGTACATTCAACAATATACTGAGCTGCACTATATGTTGCAATTGCAAATGAATCAACAGTTATTTGATTTGTTGATGAAACAGTTGTTGTTGCTGTTGTAGGCAATTTGTCTAATGTTACATCAAATGTTGAAGCATCATCTCTAGTAAATGTAAGAGTATTGTTACTTGATGTCCATCCTGCTCCTTGTGTTGATGTATTTGCTCTTAGAGCTACATCAAACGTAGAAGCATCTGCTCTTGTAATAGTTAAAGTACTATTGGCTGAGGCAAAGGCTGCACTTGATGAAGATGTGTTAGCAGGTGTTGGAACAACAGCTACAAAAGCACCATCATAGTAGATGTAAAGATCAGCGTCATCACTGTCATACCATAAATCACCTTCTAGTGGTGATGATGGAGCAGTATTAGAAACTGTAGTTGCAGATGTTATAATTGACATATCAAATGTAGAACCATCTGCTCTTGTCATTGTTAATGTACTATTAGCAACTGTATATGCACCAGATGATGTAGATGTATTAGCAATAAGGGTTGTGTTTGCAACGCCTGTCATGACAACATCAAATGTACTTGCATCATCTCTTGTTATTGTTAAAGTGTTATTAGCAACAGTATATGCACCAGAAGCAGCTGATGTATTAGCAATATTTGTTAAATCAGTACCTGTTGCAATATTAATATAGGTAGTACCATCTTCGGTTACTTGCCATTTGTCTGTTGATTCATTCCATCTTAATGCTACGTTTGCGCTTGATCCACGCTCGATTTCAATACCAGCATTTAATGAAGGAGTTCCAGTTTGACCTGAAGCTAAAGTAATGATAGCATCATTTACAACTAAATTGTTTGTATCAATATTTGTTGTTGTTCCCTGAACAGTTAAGTTACCGGAAATTGTAAGATCATCAATTGTTAGATCAGACATTGCTACATCAAATGTACTTGCATCATCTCTTGTAAATACAAATGTACCGTTAGATCCTGTAAATGCAGCACTTGATACAGATGTGTTTGCTCTTAAAGCTACATCTGTATCTGTTCCATCATCTCTTGTAAATGTAAGAGTTGAGTTAGCAGCAGTAAAAGCAGCACTTGCTAAAGATGTATTAGCTCTTAAAGCTACATCTAAAGTTGTACTATCAGCTCTTGTTAATGTTAATGTACTATTAGCAGCAGCAAAAGCAGCGGATTGTGTTTGTGATCCAATGTCTACAGCTGTTGTAGTTGAATCTGCTCTAGTAAATACAATCGTATTGTTACCGGCTGTAAAAGCAGCAGATGCTAATGATGTGTTAGAAGCAGATGCAACTAATTGATCATCAACGTATTTTTTAGTGGCTGCATCAGTATTTGCAGTCGGTGTAGCAAGATTGATAATCTTGTTAGCATTTGAGTTAACGCCATACTGGGCGAGAAATTCTTTATTAATGGTCGCCATTATTTTTCTCCAGAACTAGTTATTAGAAAATCTTCCGTTTTTACAATATAATATAAGCATTGTGCACATACATTTATTTATAATAATTTATGTATCAAATGGATATATTAGTATCAAATTTTTAAAAATATTTTTATGTATAATCAATTGTTATACACGGATATTTATAATTCTACATTGTTACAGCTGTGCGATATATTTTTATATCCATCGATGTAGATATGGTTGGTGTTACTATTAAATTTATGTGTGAACCAGACATATTAGCTGAAAAAATACCTAAATCTGAGTTGGTAGATATTTTGCCAAATTCAGATATATATACATCATTAGTATCATATACAATGTTTATTTGAGTAAATTGTTTACTAGATGGGGAATTTATTTCTACTAAATATTGAGAAGAAGAATATAAACTTTTAGAATAAGAATCTATAACTGTTGATGACAATGACGATGTTGTTGCAGAATTACTAGTTTTTATTACATTATTTCCAATATTAACTATATTTAATTCTACTGTGTTTGCAACAATATTATTAGCTTCAATAGTTGTGTGAGCTATATTATTTGCTTCTAGTACATCTTCTAATCCAGTAAATATTTTAATATAATTTGATCCATTGTTGGTGAATTTCCATGAATCATCTGTCTCATCAAAATATAATGATGTATTAGGCAGAGCACCTCTATTAATGTTAATACCTGAATCAAATGGCGAATTTGTGTTTGCATCTACTCTAGTATTTAAATTAATAAAATTAGTACCAATATTAAGTTCAGTACTGTTAATATATGTTATATTGCCTGTTACAGTTAAATCACCCTCAATAATGAGATTGTTTGCTACTGTATCATCAGCTAGTTGACCAAGGTCAGCAAATGACAAAACTCCATTACCATTTGTAATAATAGTTTGTCCATTAGCACCGTCTAATGTTGGTAATAGATATTGACTGTTAACAGATATAGAATTGGCTGATAATAAAGAAACATTTGCGCCGATTTCAAATACATTTGAGCCATTAGAACTAAACATGACTCCATCTGGCATATTTAATGCTAATTCACCAGTACCCAGATTAGTAGTATTTGGCGTACGCCCACTAACGGACGTCCGTTTGATATAAATCTTTGACGACATATGCGTTCCTTATTCAACCTCTATATAGAGGGATAACAATAAAACCTCTATATAGAGGTGATACTAAATACTTATATATTTAGGATATTTAAAAGTTTATTTTTTTGAACGTGATTTAGATAGTGAATTGTTTTTTGCTTTAGGATTTAATGCAACCTTTTTAGCTTCATATGTTTCAATTTGTTTTTCTAATGATGCAATTTTTTGTTTTTGAAGTGTATTTTGTTCCATCAAAGTAGCATTACTTTTAGAGCTCTCAGCAGTACTATTTTGTAAAACAGTAACTTGAGCTTTATATTTTATTAACTCTAATGATAAAGTTTGTACTTCGTTCGTAAGATATTGGAGATATGTTTGATTTAATTGTTCGTCTAAAGATGACATGATATAATAACCTCATAATTATTAATAATAAATTGTAAAAAAAAGAAGGAGAAACCCCTTCTTTTTTGTTTTGTTTTTTTAGAATGCGCCGCCGTCGATGATAGCATCGAATTGTGCTAAATTAGACGCAGTATATGTTACTTCTCCTGCAGGAGCTGCACCTAAATTTGTTGTAGCGGCATATACGTTTTCTGATGCATCCCAGAATATACCTCTGAATTTATCAACTCCGCCGACATCATATGTGCCATAAAAACCGACATCAACTGCATCAGTATCATTTCCGGTTTGGTCATATGCTAAAGCTAACATATTATCTGTAACAGAAACTGTTGTTGATTGTACTGTTGTAGTTGTTCCTTGGACAGTTAAGTTACCTGCAATAACTGCACTACCGCCAATTTCTAAATCACCACCTGCATGAATAGCTCCACCTACTCCTACTCCACCTGATACTTGGATAGCTCCGGTAGAAGTATTTGAAGATGCTGTTGAATCATTAACATCAACTACACCGCCAACTGTTAATGCATTTGTGATAGATGCTGCATCGGACATAGTTACGTTGCCAGTTAAAGTTGATGTGCCTTCTACAGTAAGACCTTGACCAACAGTAACATTTTTTCTACTTGCAATACCACCAGCTGTTATAATTGAACCAGTAGTGTTTGATGTTGATTGAGTATCATCGGTAATTTCTAACGCACCAGAGATACCTAATCCACCTGTTGTAGATAACGTTCCTGTTATATTAGTATTACCAAATTCTGCTGTTGTTGCATTTACTTCGCCAGTAATTGTTGTATTGCCAGCTGCTAATGTGTTATTAATAACTATTGCTTGAGATGTTGTTGCACCTCTTGTAGTAACAGTTTCTAATGTTGATTGGTTTACTGCTGTAATCTGTGTGCTGTTACCAGACATACCAATATCAGTTCCACCTACAAAGTTAACTGTTTCTGTGGAACTATCACCACCACCTGCGGGTGTAAGTGATACTTGACCAATAGATGAGTTACCTGTTGTTGATAATTCGTATGTGCTTGTATCAACGGTTATTTGTGTACTATTACCACTAACAACTGCTGCTCCAGTTCCAACGATTTTAGAAATGTCAGTTCCTACACCAGCATCTCCACCACCTGTTCCAGTTAATGTAATATTACCTTGAATTGTATTACCACCCGTTCCAACTGCATATGTTGTCCCGGTTACAGTTACTTCTGAGGAGTTGCCTGAAACAAGAGAAGCACCACTACCAGCTATTGTAATACTATCATTTGATAGTGTTAAATTATCTACAGTTAAAGTTACTGTAGCAGCTGATGAGTTACCGCTTTGTTCTAGATTGTATTGATCTCCACTTACTGAAAAAACTGATGTTCCGTTAGACGAGAAAAGTTTCTTGTCTACGACGTTGATGGCTAATTCACCTTCAGCTAATGCGCTGTTAGCTGGCACACCACCTGGGGTGGTACTCCTTTTTAATTTAATAATTGACGCCATTTATTTACTCCTTAGATATTTTAGACAGGCCTTGTCTTTTAACCTCTACCACTTTCGGTTTAAAATGATATAATTCTTCAGTTTTAATTGGTTTTGGTTTCTTCTGTTTATTTATATTTTCTTCTTGTTTAGGTTTTTCTCTTAATTGTGCTATTCGTTTTTTAACTAATGGTCTAAACATATATTTATCATAATTATCTACAGGGGTTTCTTTTAAAAGTTTTTCTTTTAAAAGTTCATCTGCTTTTTGTTTAGCTACCATAACCTCTTTTTTTGTGTCTTCTACCTGCTTCTCTGCTATTGTCTTCATTTGGCTTTTAAATTCACTAGCTGTTGTTGATATGTTAATTTTAGTTTCTTGTAATTCTAATAATCCTTGTAGTCGTTGCATCTCAGTGTTAAGCAACATATTTTTTTTAACAAGATCACTTATTATTTCTTGTTGATTAATTATATACCGTCGCCAGAAATCATCATCAAAATTATCTGCATCATCACCCGGAAAAGAATTCTCATGATTTGCTTGTTGTGAACTTATATAATTATTACTATACTCTATTTTAGGTGTAGTGTCAACAAGATTCTCTTCAGGAATTGTTTTTTCTTTAGTAACTATTTCTTTTTTTATAACCGGTCTTTTAATTCTCTTTTTTGAAGCCATAATAATATCACCTTATTTTTTTATAATTATATTATACCATATTTATCTAATAATTGCCACCATCAATATCATCTGCAATTGGTGCACCATTAACATCGTATTGTAATATCTGTCCTTGGCTTCCTGTTGTAAATGCCACTGTTGTTGTATTAGCTCCTGACATTACACCTCTTTCAACCAATTCTCTAATCCCCGTACCACCATCTTTTACTTCTAAAGGATTCGAAAGACTATTAATTGTAACATTATTTAATGTGCCATCTGTAATATTTGTATTAGATATATTACTATCGGTTAATGAAGCATTGCTTATTACAGCATCTGATAATCCTACACCTGATAGCCCCAATTGTCCTGTATACACAGCACCAGATAAAAATATGCCCTTTCCCGATGTTACAGATGTAGGCAAATTAGAACCTATAAAATTTAAAACACCTGACTGATAGTCAAAATACCATTCATCATTGTTGCCAGAACCAGTCTCAAATAACTGTGTTCCTGATGATGCTGGATTTGCTGCTGCTGATGACGCAGAATATACTTTTAATTGATATGTGGAACCAAAAACTGGAGGTATCCAATTTACTATGCTTGTAGTCCATGTTCTTCTGGTTGTAGAGGTTAAATCTTCTGTTGTTTGTATTGTTGTATATACTTTGACAATACTTGTATTAGATGTAGGAATAACATTAGGAATTGATGCGGCATCACTCCAAATAGCTAATGGATCAATAATAGGTTTAGATACAAATACTTCGTTAGGTGCTTTTTTAAGATCATTAGTATCAGTTTTTACTCTACCAAAACCTATTTTTTTCCAAAGTAAATCAACTTTTTGTGAATCTGATATGGTCATTATGATATACTCAAAGCTGATATAGATTGGCCTGATGATAGACCAATAGAAATTAATATTTGATTTCCAAACGCATTGGTACCATTTTGGCTTCCAAGTGTTAATAGAAAACTACTATTGTTATATGTAGTATTTGAAAGAATTCTATCACCTGATGTAAATGCGCATCCATCAGATCCATTGCCTCCACTTCCTGTATTGCCGCCTGGTATACCACTACCAGCATATGTATCTCCTGCATTTAACCATCCATTTAAGGTTGATGCAGAATCTATGCCTGTTCCAGGAGCAGCTATATGAAATGAGGAAACAATTCCACTTAATGTAACGTTAAAGTTAGCTACCTGAGTCCTTCTAAATGCTATTATTATTTTTTGTGTGCCTGATCGACCTGAACTAAGATTGGGGCCAGCAGGTAAAAATCCAGTGCTTAAATCCGAGGCAAAGTGTTGTAGAGATCCATATCTAATTACAGCTTCATCAGTGCCAATAATGGTTTGTGCACCAGTCCATGTTGAACTTGTATAGTAATTTGTTGAACTTGAGAATGTGGGATTAACACCAGTAAATCCGGTTATTCTTACCGCATCATCGTTATAAGTTGCTCCTAATGAATCACTAACAGGTATAGCTAATTCATTTATGCCAGAAGATGATCCATTCATTACAGATATTTTTGTATTACTAAAATTTACTGTGGTGCCTGTTCCATTTACATTCTTAACATTCATATTAAAACCTTGAGTTCTTTTTCCTCCTCCATTGATATTTAACTGAAATGTTTCTAATGTTATAGGAGATGAAATTCCAGTATTAGCTATTGGATAATTTGAATTTAATTGTGATGGTGGTAAAATAGTATATGTTTTACTTTGGGAATTTATTATTGATCCAGATTCCCCTTCAAATGTTTGTCCGCTACCAAAAGTAAAAGGTGTTGTTGTATTCCTATATGTCTGTCCTGTTAGATTTGTTATTTTTGTGCCTATAACATTAATTTTAGCATTGTTTGTATAATATGGAATGCCTGAAATATATGCTAATGTTCCGGCTGTATTTTCTGTGATGGTTGTTGTTGAAAAATCTATACTTGGAGTTGATGTTAAGTTATCTTTTATAAAATCTAACTGACTTGTATTACCTGTTGTACTATGAGATAATTTATATGTATGAGCTCCAATAGATAAATTATTTTTACTTATTCTCGATTTAAATCCTGAATACAATCCTGAAGCATATATTTTTTGAATATTAGAAACACTAGTTCCTGTATTACTAAATTGATTGAAATCATTTTCATCAATTATAATTAACGAGTTGTATGTGCCTGAATTATCATTTGAGTCAAATACAACACTTCCATCGACAGAATTATCTATTAAAGATGATAGTGTGCCATTATTAGCATCGTGAGTAAATTGGGTAGTAACAGAACCAGATGTTTGAATGTTTCCTGTGGTGGTGTATCTTATAGGTGTATCACCAATATTTAATGTTGTTCCGCTTGAGTTGTCTATAAATCCTGATGCTACTCTTGGCGAAGAACCAACAGAACTTGAAGATAAAGTAAATGTTTTATTGGCTAAACCTTGAGGAGCAGCAATACTTGTATCAAATATTTTTATAACACTTGTTATACTATCAGGTAAAGAAGCAGGATTAGCTGTTGAATGAGTATTGATTGATAATGTTATAGTGTTAGTACTAAAACCAGTATCTGATGTATAGATATGATCTATTCTAGATCCTTCTGTCCCGCCTTCTACTGATGTATTGGATATTGAGTCTGATGTTCCATCTCCCCAATTAATATGGAATGTAGCAATGACTCCATTAGCATTAGTAGTATTATTATCAAGAAATATTTGATCTCCTGTATTAGCTTCAATAATATTACTTCCATTAGTTAATGCATCGTGTATAGTAAATGCTGCAGCAGGATCTGGTGTAAAAACAACTATAGCATTATTTACTATTATCTGTGCATTATTACCTTCTCCAAGACCATTATCATTTCTTGCAATTACTGTTATATTATATGATCCACCAGATGTGTTTGTATATGTATGGTTTGGTGTTGAATCACTTGTATTATTGGAAAAAGATCCATCACCCCAATTTATATCAAATCTGTTTGGATTGCCTGTTGTAGATATTGTTAATTGTGTATCTAATGGTGCACCTCCTGAAGTGTTGCTTATTGCAAATGATACATCTCTTACATACGTATTATTATATACATTTAAAACAACCTCATTTAATTTATCAACTGCATCTGATACTTTTGTGTTCGCAGTTATTGATGTAACTGCACCTTCTGCAGTAACTCCTGCACCATTAGAATATATACCGTCTTCAACTGGAATTCCCATAGGTATTGAGTTTGCTATTCCAGATATTCCAGTGACTGCACTATCAACATATTGTTTAGTAGCAGCATGTGTATCTTCAGTAGGGTCAGATGTTAAAATTAATGTAGGAAATGTTGCAGTATTTGATACTGTTAAATCAGTTGCTTGAACATTAGCAATTGTTTCTCCAAAATTTAATTTGGCAGTATCATTTCCTCGTGCAACTAAAACAGGAACATTACCTGATACTGATCCTATAAATAAATCATTAGATGTGAATGAATATGCAAGCTCTCCACTTGACAATATACCATTTGCTGGTGTATCATTTGTGTTACTCGTTCTAATTTGAATAACATTATATTCAGACATTAGAAAAATCCGCCATGCACGCCAACTTTTTGAACGATGAAAGTATTAGAATCAACATCATAAACTAAACTGACAGCTGCTTCATTAGATATTGTGGCATCACTTTGGAAAACCACTTGTTGTTTTATACCAGCACTTCCAAACATTATTCTTGATACTTGTTCTGGTGTGGCTGTTTGAACTTTTGCAATCGCAGTTTTACCACTTCTGAATACGGTAGTGGTATTAGCATTTATTCCTGTGCTTGTATCTATAGCCATTTTAGCTTCCTCTTGTTACACCGGGTGTGACAGTTACTAAACCTTCTAATACACGTGTTGCATTATTACTATTTAACGTATTATAAACCTCAACATCATATACATATCTTCCAGCAGGAACGATATTAGTTTCTGCTGATGTCATACTTAATTCCATGATACCGCCGGTTGGATTTGTAATATTCGTTGATATTATATGAAATATGCTAGATGAATGTGTTTTTCTAAAATGACATGCTGATGTATGATCTGTTAAATTAAAAATATCTCCGCTCATGTCTGTAATATTTACTACGATATTAAATTTACTTCCTTGATCTATAATAAGATTAGCTTTTGCTGCCATCGTACAATCCTCTTTATATTATTAATTATATATATTTATACTAGTTAAAATCCTTAAAAAACCGTTGACTCTTTCATATTTTTATGTTATAATAATTATTGTATGATTAGCTAAGATAGAGGGCCCTACTAATGAATTTTGTTTGTGTTAATTTTGGCAACATGTACCATAATGCATATGTAGACGCTCTTTATTATATGATATTTATGCGTAATAAAATAAACAGCTTTACATGTATTACTGATAGAAAAAGAAATATTAGAAAAGAGATTAACCAAATAATAATTAGTGATGACGAATACGAAGGCGCATGGAATAAACTTTATTGCTTTCATGATATAGATTTGCCGAATGAATTTGTATTATTGGATTTAGATATTGTATTGCAATCTAAATTTAAATTTAATGAACTAAAAGAAATAATTGATAACAATAAGTTATTATTTGTTAATGCAGATTGGGCTATAGATAGTAGACCTTATCAGCCTACCCAAATAAATTCATCTTTACTGTATATTAATAAAAATTTAAAATCCTATAATAAAATTAGAAAATCTATAGACAAGGGAGATTGGTATCCATATGCTACTATGGATAGATATTTATTTAATATACTTAATAAAAAAGAAATAGGTTATTTTGATTCATTAAAAATATATTCATATATGGATAATGAATATATGGAAAAAAATTATGATGTATGTCTTTTAAATAAATTTGATGGCAAAATATTCGATTATATTATAAGTAGTAACTGGATATTTAAATACTACCCAATTCATCTTTCATATCCATCCACATATCATATTGATTAATAATATATGATATAGTTATTCTGCTGCCAGATTTATTAGCCGCACAATGCCAAACTTTTTTATTGCCCTCATCATGACCACCAAAATACCCAGTTTTTACATTCCAACCAATACTATCTTTATGTATAATATATTTTTTAGCACTTAAATCATATTCTTCAAAATATCCACCACCACAATCACTATATGTAAATAATACATTATATCCTCTAGCATTAGCATTATGATGCCATCCTATATATCCATTTACGGGGTAATATGTTAGCAAAGAATTGTTAGATGCACCTAATTCCGATGTCATATTATTAGCAAGACTCATGACTTTATCTCTATTATTTAATTTATGAGCACCTACACTTGTTCTATAGTCTATAAGTAATGAACATTCAGGAAAGCCTTCGTGCTTATTGCCATTCATAAGCCATTGATGGTAATCATAACTTGTTCCACTTGTAATATCCATTCCATCATTATACTCTTTACCATCTCTACCTAATCTTTCATCATATGCTATATCATATAATGTTTTAGTGTCTTCAGATAAAATATTATCTTTAATATCATTTAAAATATGTAATATACTTTTATTTTTAATCTCTATCTTGTCCATCTATCCACTCTTTCTTTAAAGTATGATGCATTATAACTATATCAGATTTAACTTCAGATTTTTTATATGTATTAACATAATTCCATCTTGCATCGTCTTCCATTATATCTATTTTCATTTTATGATTTTTTATATTTAAAAGGAACCACCATGCGAATTGGTCCCATTGTTTAACACTATTTAAATATTCAGGATATTTAATAGTAAATTCTTTAGATGATTGATACTTAAATTGTTTATACCAAATATCTAAAAATTTTAAAATATGGGGCCTTTTCCAATACCCGAATATACCACAATGATGAATCATTTTTGCATTGTCATTTTTTTCTTTTGTTAAAAATACTTCTGCTGCAGCATATTTACGAATTGAGGTAGTACATATATCTGCTTCATCCGATAATTGATCAAAGATTAAGGATATATCTTCATGCATAATTTCCGTATCTGCATCTATATAAAATGTTTTATCATATGGAGTCTTAGATAACATGTACAGTTTAGTACGAATATTATATGGACAATCAGTTATAATAGAATCAAATACACCAGAGTTATTGGCTATTGTCCTCCATCGTTCCTCAGTATATAAAGTAATATTTGCTTCAGGGTAATAATCTTTTAAAGATTCTGCAGAATATATTGCACTATGAAGATATGGTATTTTGCACGTAGCAGCATACATAAACCCATTTTTATTTTTTATTTCGTTCATTAATTATACCAACAATTGTGTTTACTAAAACTTCCATTTTATTTTTGGATTTTCGTATAGAACGTTTAAATTCTTTGTTGGTTGTATTTTTTACTTCATCCATCTCAAATGCTTCAAGTTTTGCCATAAACAATTCTTCACCATCTATTCTTGCTTTATTTTCAACATCACGTTGATTTTTTCTGCTTTGCATTTCTCTAAATATGCGCAAAGATTCATCAGTATTTTTATCTATTTGTTGGATTGTATATTGTGATATAAGTGATTTATAATCACTATTTCTTTCATCTCTAGGTATAATAATTTTTACCTTATTACCATTATCATCAACACTATTAACTTCTATTTGTTTTTTTTCTTCTGGTATTAACCATTTGGGTTCTATATATCTCATAATCTATGCTATCCTCAACCATAATGCAATTGTTGTAATACTGTTTTTAGAACTTGATACAGTATCACTTGTGAAATTACCTGTATAATTACCACTATATTCTGCTGTAAAATCCCTAGAATATGACCCAGTAAACATACGTGTATACTCTCTATTATATATGCCTGTAAAACTACCAGTATATTGCCTATTATAAGATCCTGTATATTGCCTATTATACGATCCAGTATACTGTCTATTATATGTTCCCGCATAATAGCCAATATATGATCCTACATATGAACCTGTAAATCCAACTGGGCCAACTCTAGTATAACTTCCAGTATAATAATTGTAATGATAGCTAGGCCTTCCATTAAAATATGAAGTACCTACATGACGGGCATATGTTCCGGTAAAATATCCAGTTATTTGTTGTGATGTATAAGTTCCAGTATAACTTCCAGAATAACTCCCCGAAAAATTTGTTGTTAATGCACCTGTATATTGTCCTGTATATTGGCCGGTATATTGGCCACTATAACTTGCTGTAAAATCTCTATTATATACTCCTGTATATTGTCCAGTAAAGCTTCCTTGATATTGACCAGTAAATAATCCAGTATATTGTCTATTATATGTTCCTGTAAATGATCCTATGTATGTATTTGCCGCAACTTGTTGCCTTGTATCAATAAATGTATCACCTACTTGAACCCATGTTCCAGTTGTTGGTGGTATTGTGGCTAACGAATATCTACCCACTTCTGTAGATGCAATTCTATTTCTATATCTATCTGTTAATGTTTCTATTTCAACATCAGTCATTTCTTGCATTGTGCCATCTATACCAAGCTTTAATGGTCTTATTACTGTTGGTAAAGAATCATTTGTTTTTTTCCAAAGATAAGATGTGTTAGAAGAACTACCCCCACTACCTCCAAATGTATCTGTTAATGATGCAACTGATACCCAAGTGCCTGAAAATATTGTAGCGGGAGTTGCTGTAGAAAGATAATATTGACTTATAGATGGTGTTGATGTATTAGCTAAATTAGATGAAATATAATTCATAATATTGTTATCTAAATTATTACTAGACATTGGTCTAGGTTTTTTATTATCTAATTCTAAAGGACTAACAGTTGTTTCTGATACTGAGACAAGATTCTGTGATAAAGTTGTAGTAGTTGTAGTTATTTGACCATTTGCTGGATGTGTGCCAATAGACTCCACTCTTGCAGTATCTGAAAAATAACCTATTGTAGTACCAACACCTGCTATATTTAATGCACCTGTACTATTATCAGACTCTAATGATACTTTTCTTAATACTAAGTGTGTGATATAATCCATATCTGTATTAGACATTTCTTGAATATCAACTGAAGTATTTCCAGTTCGTATTAATTTTAAAGGGTTGCCCATTATATATTTTCCTTATTGTGGCCAAGCCACATCGCCATTTGCATATAAAATTTCTAATTTAGCACCAGTACTATCAACAATACGCGCTGCAGTGCTTAAAACAATATTAGCATTAAAATTGGTTACCGCATCAAATGTGTCAATAGTCTCTTTTAATGTAGTTCCACTTGATAATCCTATTTCTAATGTATTATTACTATTTTTCCAATCAAGAGAAGCAACACCAGCTACAGAAACATCAGATACACTTGTTATTCTGCCTTTATTATCTACTGTAAATTGAGGCACAGCAGATGCACTACCATATGTTCCTGCAACAACTCCCGAAGTAGCTAACCTTGCTGCAACTAAAGTACCAGAAGATATATTTGATGCATTTCTATAATATGAACCTTCTTGACCATCTAATAAATCTGCATCTAATCCACTAGTAGCACCGTCATTATTCTCATGCCATATTTGATAAGAATGTGTAGCATTAGAACTAATTACTAATCCACTATTACCAATACCAGTATTAGCTACTCTTATATTTATTGGCGTAGTACTATCTGCATCTGTGTCAGCAATATGGACAGTACCATTACCAGAAATATGTAAAGTATTAGCTTGAACGTTCCATCTTTTAGTAGATGATCCTAATGATATTGCATTTGTAGTAGGAATAACATTGTTAGCAAAATAACCTTTTGTATCTATAATATCTCCATTATTATCACCTAAAACTGTGTTTCCGGCAACAGAAAAATCACTTGTTACAGAAATTTCTTCGATAGTGGCATTGGAAGATATAATTGATTGTGCGTGCACATTTTGCCAATTTTTTGCAGATGATCCCAAATCATAAGTAACATCCTCGGTTGGTATTATATTAGTATTTACAGTGGCATTAATAGTTACTACACTATCTGTATTTGCTCCAATTTGTGTATCGTTTAGAATTGTAAAATCTTGTGCACTTGTATTAGAAATAAAATTAATATTTCCAACAACTTCCATATCTTGCTCTACTCTTAAATGGCCTTGGATTACTGTATTAGACCCACCTATTGTTACATTAGCACCAATATTAGCAGCCCCATCCACTTCTAAAGATCCAATCGTATCAATATTGCCAGTCGTAGCTGATACTTCAAATGCATTAGCAGTACTATTAGCTGACACAGATATACCATTATTTGCATTTATTGATCCACTAGCACCAATGTTGCCACCACTAACATTAACACCATTTGCTGATATTTGTCTGGTTGTTAAATAATTAATAAAGCCATTAGCATATGCTTTAGATGAGGTGCCAATGTTATATGTATTAGTAGCACTAGGAGCTACTTGTCTAGTAGTTGTATTAGATGTAATAGTAACAACACCAGTTACTGATAAAGCAGAACTTAAAGCAACATTATTTGTTACTGTTAATTGATCAGAAATACTGACATTTCCAGAAGTATCAAGTGTACTGGACATAGTAACTGCCCCAACTATGTTTGCCGTGTTAGAGAGCGTTAAAGCGCCAGTAACTGCTAATTTATCGCCAATACTTACATTTCCTGTTGCAGTAGTTATGCCTGTAATACTAAGATCCCCACCAACAGATAAATCATTAGATAAAGCTACATTAGAGGTTATATTAACTTCGCCTCCAGCAATTGAGACATTAGCAGATGTAATATCAACCTGTGTGGATGATATACTTGTATTAGAATTAGTTATATCTACATTTGCAGATGTTATAGTTACATTGGAGCCTACTGCAAATTCGCCACCAGTGATTTCTGTGTTTGATGATGTGACACTTACATTACTTGTTGTCACTAAATTGCCAGAATCAACTATTAAATCACCAGAGATAAATGTATCAGATGTTATATCTACTGTTGTGGATATGATATGTATATTAGCTCCAGATAAACTAACATTTGATGTTGATGTAATTTGTTTGCCCACAATATGGGTATTTGTATTATTAATTGTTATATTAGCTGTAATGGTACTATTAGCACCACCTATAACAGTATTGTCTGTTGTAGTTACTCTTTTGTTAAATAAAACAGTGTTACCTACAATAGTATTAGAATTTATATTTAATGTTGAATTAGAAGCAAAAGTAGCATTTGATCCTATAGTTAATAAACCACTTGAATCTACAGTACCACCTCTTATTATATCTTTAGCAATTAAAGTATTGGCACTAAAAAAACCATTAACATGAGCATTGCCTGTAGTTTGACCTCCTGTACTATTTGCAAATGTTGTTATAACAACAGTGCTCATATCATATACTATTTGATTAGTACGTTCAATCCACGATGCGAAGGTATCTGTTTGGGTAGCTACATTAGCACCTATATATTTTGACTCTGACATTATTTACCCTTAAATATTTTGTTAATTAAATCTTTTAACTCTCGCATTTCATTACCTAAACATTCTATTTTCTTCTCAAGAGAACAAACTTTTTTATTTTCTTTTCTTTTAACTTTATATTCTTCATATGACATTCTATTAGTATTTAGTATCGCTTTTGAATGTAAATCTTTTTCAAATTTATTTATCATAATTATAATCCCTTATACAGATAGTGCTAGTGCTCTATAATCATTTACTTTAGGAATAATATTACTACTAGTAGTTGTTAATACAATTTTTATTGCAAATGATTTATATTCATCATATTTAACACCATTATCATCAAAATAAGAAGCTACAAATTCATTTTGAGGGTCTTTAAATATAGCATGATCATGAGATAAAATTTCTAACTGTGTTCCTGCTTTAGTGAATCCAAGTTCCTGGTCAACAATAATTACTGATGTGTTAACTGAGGCAACTCTAGTTATTTGATAATCTGTATTAGAATCAGAATTAACAATTTTCAATAATGTTCCTGTTCCAACAAGATTGGCAGATCCATTAGAGAATCCAGGAGTATTACCAGATACACTTATTGTTGATACACCATTTGATGTAGATCCAACACCAACAAGAGGTGTTGTATTGGGACTATTTGGAAGATCATATTCATATTCTATAACATCAAATTCATTTGATGTTGAACTAAAAACGTCATTACCTAAATTTGTTAATTTAGTCCATTTTTTATTATTAAATTCCTGATTATCAGCTGAATTTAATCCTTTTAAAAATACATGTACATCTGTTCCTGCAGGTCTATATGCAGATACAAATATTTTCAAATCTTCAGCATCTAATCCTTCTTTTAAATTTACAGTTCTAGAAATATATTTACAAACAGATGACCCATTAGCATATGCTTCATTACTAATTGTATTATTAATGTCTGATTTAAATGCCAATAAACTTGTTGATTGGGTATCTAATGCAGGAGATAGTGTAATTTTACCAGTTGATAAATTCATCGTAGTTGTTAATGTTTTATTGCCTGAATTGTCAACAATTTCATTACTTTTACTATATACTGCTGGTTCAAACGATAATATTCTGTTATTATCATTAAATTTCATATCTACTATTGTTGTGTTAGATACACTGTCTGCAGCTGTTAATGTAGATGTACCATTATTTGTAATATTACCAGCAAATGATAATCTATACATTAAAGGTTGGAAATAACTTACAATTTGATTATCAACCGTTGTTATAACTGCATTAGCATTTGAATCAGCTGCGATTAATGTATCACTATTTGCAAATAAATATGTTGAATTTGATGCATTACTATTAGTTAAATGTAAAACACCATCATTATTGTTGTAGTAACTTACGCTACCTGAAGGTGTTATTTGGTAATTAGCTATAGTATTAGAAAATAATGGTTGCCCCTTTATTGAAAGTTGTGTATTATTCGCTATACTGTTTACAGATAATACTTGAGATCTAATAGACCCATTAGAATCCGCACCGACAACCACAATTCTATCACCAACACTAAAATCCGTTGTGAATGTAGTACTTGTTCCAACTAAATTACTACTTGTTGCGGACATACTTATCGTTTGTGCACTAACATTAGCTCCAGATTTATATACTAATTCACCATTAAAAAATGATCCACTTATATCTTGGATCTTTAAAAATTCTATATCAGGGTTATTGAATATTGCTGTTCCAGATGTAGAAGAAAAATCACATCTATATATGTTTACTTTTAAATTTTCATCTTGTGTAGCTGTCCATGTTCTATTATTTGTTGAAAGAAATAAAACACCATCAAAGCTATCTTGTGTTATATTATCTGATCCTGTTGTTAAATCAGATTGTCCAATTTTTGACACCCATAATTTATAACTTGGGTTATTGCCATCTGGTTTTATGATTACAGCATATTCATTACCTTGCCTCATAAACAATGGAGAGTCAAATGTTACAGTAGTGGATATAGATCCATTATTACTTGTGCTAACTTCAGCTGAAGTTAAATGTTTTATTCCAAAAGGTAATATTTCTTGAGCAGGTGTTCCATTAAATACTGTTCTCATTTCTATAGTAACACCTTCAACTGCATCTTTTTCTGCAAAAAATAAATCTATTTTAGGTACAAAGATACCTTCTTCATCTTGTGAAATACTAGGTCCAATATAAAATGTTTGAGCTAGTGGGTCATCTACACCGGCACCTGGATCACCTCCATTACCTACACCACCAGTTTCTCCACCTCCTCCACCATCGTCACCACCATCATCTTGTTGCTGTTGCCATGTCACCTGTCTACTTCTACGGGATTCTACTGATCTTGATGTCTCAATTGTTGTGTTTGACCATCCTATTCTATTAAAAGTTGGTTGTCTTGTACTAATAGACGAACTACCTTTTTCGATAGAAAAGTTATATGCATTATATGCGGTTAAGCTTATTGATGTTGCATCTTTCAATGAGGTAGAAAATACTTCATCAGCTACTGTTAATATTCTCTCACCTACAAAGAATGTTTGTGATGGAATTCTGAAGCTACCTGCAACAACACCAGCACCATCTGCGGTTATTGTTCCTCCAAATTCACCTATTTCTTCTATATCATTTTCTGTTATATCTGCACCAGTTCCTGTAATTATAGCAGCTCTGCAATGTTGATCTACAGCTGTGTCATCAAAATATATGTAGTGTCTAGTATTAGGTCTTAAACCGTGTACTACAAATTTTACAATTCTTGATCTCATATATGGTTGCATAGCCATATCAGTCATATATTCGCCAACTTCTACTGTTGATATATTACTATCTGATATATTCAGAAGTTGTCTTGTTTCTCTAATTGTTCTATCTCTTATAACTTCAAATGTATTTGTGGTCTCAGTTCCGCCACTATTGCCATTATTCCAACCGGTAGTTGTTGAATTCAATAAAACATCTCGTGAAACATCATTTATAATATCAAATCTTCTTTGGTTTATTACGTCTATTTTATTTAATTCTCCAATTAAACTTTCAAATCCAGATGTCATATCAATTACTACATTATTAACTTTTTCTGGGTTTATAGTAGTATCATAGAAATTATCATAGTTTGGAAATAATGTCATTGTGCCATTATATCGATGAAATAACTCAGTAGCATTTCTGGATTTTGTAGCATATGGATTAGATAATACTAAATTAGCAGAATAATCATTTGTTATAAGATCACCTGTCTTTGTAACATTTGAACTCAATGAACTATTAAATGATAAATCTAAATTTACTTGTTCAACTTTTGGAATTAATTGAGCTGCAGCTTTATCAACACCTGCTTTATATTCTAAGCTATTAATATTACCAATACTTAAATCTTTAAATGCATCTACCAATATACCATTTTTAAATCTATCTAATCCATTAGAACCCTTTATTATTAAATCGGTGGTTTGTTTTTCTAATAAATTTAAAGAAGTATAATATTCAAGTCTTGATAATCTTTCTTCCATATCACCAATATCAGACATTGTATATCTTCTAATTTGCCTTACACTTGTTTTAATACCATATGATGGTCGTTTACTTGTAATAGCATCTGTTATACTTAATGATGGATATACTGGCACAGATACTGTAGCTATTATCATACCTGTATCTGGTTTTGTTGGAGGAACAGGAGATTCTGATGCTAATCCTTTAATAACACCTATTTGTCCAGTAGATTCAATATGCAGCATATCAATCCTAGAAAGATAATGTTTAAAATCAGCTACAAATTCTCTTCCAGGAGCTACAAATTTGTCATTGCTAAATGATATTGTATTTGATGGATTTACTGTCGCTGATACAATTGTATTCGCATATACTCCAGTATTAGCTGTCATAGGTCTAAAATCTATTGAGTCCCTTAAATCATATTGTTTGCCTGATGTAGGAGAATTAAATAAAGGAATGTCTTCAGTCCTAAATTGGGTATTATCAATACTACCTGAATCTGTCGGAGCATATGAATCTATTGAAAAAAATCCGGAGCCTCCACCAGTACTATCTTTTTGAAATGCATTAAAGTGAACCAATAACTTATCTGAAGCAGATATTGTTAAAGATGAACTTGATTTTTGTTCTAATGTAGATATACCATAATATGCATCTTTTTGACCTGGATTTATAGCAAAATGAGAAGTTACATCTGTTTCCGTATTTGCATATGTAGAACCTTTATATACGGCTATTAATTGTAAAGCATCTGGCACACCCAGAGACCATGGACCAGATGTGCTATTTACATTATTAGAAGTATCAATTTTTGTAAACACTTCTCTTAAATTTTTATTTACTTGAACAGCACTGTCTATTTTGACAGGATATATTACCGCAGCATTAATAGTTGATGATAATGACTCATCTAAATTAATTGTCATTTTTTGTTGGCTTTGTGATATTACAACATTTGCAGATCTACTAGACAATGGTATTGCGGTATCTTTTGGAAAATTTCTATAATGTGCAGCATTATTAAGAGTAGAACCAAATGCAGATTCGAGAACTATATGAGTCGTGTTTGTTATAGCAGCAATTCTAGAAGATGATGATTCTCCTGATATTGATATATAGTCACCTACATTATATTCTGATACAAAATTAGTTCCATTACCTTCGATTGTAGTATTGGAATGTGAGGTTGCTGTGCCAGTTCGCGCTACAGTATTAGCTCCTGTCAATGATGTAACAACAATTTGGCGTTCTTGTACACTGTTAAGTGTTGAATCATCTGTAAACGGAAATTTGCTATTTCCAGATAATACTATTTCTAAAGAACCGTTACTTGCAAATGTTATAGCATCATTCATATCTCTGTGTATAAATGTTGTATTATTAATACCTTGAGAATTGCGTATAGTTGATACTCCGGTAGATCCTAGCGGATGTACACTAACTGCTAAACCACTATCTTTTAATACAGCTTTATTTGATTCCAGTAATATATCAGCTACAAAATCATAGGTAGAGGTAAAATGGATTGATCTAACACTACTAAATTGTTTTCCTGCAGTCATTGATATATCAAACAAATATACTCTATATGTTGCTGTGGGAGTGCCAGGAACACCTTCATGATTCTCTACTGCTCTAACTCTAGCAGTCCCTATTGAATTAGGCAACGATGATGGTGCTTCTGCATATTCACTAGTTATACCTTGATAAGCCGCTGAATGTAATGTTATTTGACTTCCTGATGTATAATTTAACGAACCAAGCAATTCATTTACTATTATATAATTGCCAAAATTTGGAGTTATTGTTTGATTTAATTTATCTACTTGAGTTGTAGCTTTTTCTACAGGAATTCTTGTTGCGTCATGTAATTGAACTCTATATCCATCAACATATGCCAGACCTGCACCAACAACCATACTTGTATGTGTTGTATTACTGACAATATTCTCTGATCTTATAGCAAAAGGTTTAACAACATAATCACCACTTTCATCATTAGTTCTTGATGCCAACTCTTGACCTAATCTATTATATTGTGTAGTTTGATTTCTAGTTATGGTTTGTCCACTTTCAAAATCAACAAGAGAAAAGAAGTTATTAGCAGTAGTTTTTTGTGCTTTAGTTTTAACAACTAATTTAGGTTCTAATTTTAATCTAAATGCGCCTGGAGCATTTTCATTATTAAATCCTTGGGCATTATCAAGTAATGATGTATCAATAGAATTATTAACTACACTTTCTACTACCTCAAAGCCAACTGATAATTCATGAGCATTGGCAGTATATTTAGATACAATTATATCTTGTGGTGCGACGGATACAAAATGCCCTTTTTGGAATATTATACCATCATTAATTTTAAACATATATGAGTTACCGATTGCACTATGAGTAGAATTAGCTACAGTAACATTAGCTATAGGATCATTATTAGCATACAAAACCTGAAGTACTTCATTATTAGCAAATTTCTTTTCGCCACCAGTTCCAGTATTTCGATATTTTATATAAAGAGTATTTAAATCAGGTGTTTGTGACTCAAAACCAGATGATTCATTTATAATAGTCGCGGTTAAATTAGATGCTGCAGATACTAACACCTGGTTAGCATAGTTAGATACTATAGTGTTTTGTCCATCAGCTTGTAAATCATTTATTTTAATATAATCAATGCCTTTGTCAAAATTAAATGTACAACCCTTTACAATAGTACCGTCAATTAAAATATTAGCACCAAATTTTTCTATTTGATCTTGCAATATTGTTTGTAATTGGGTAAGTTCCCTTGCTTGTACAGCTACGCCCGGTCTAAATAAAACTTTATGAAAATTTTTAGTTTGATCGAAATCTTCATAATACGGACTAATGTTTAAATCTGTTTGTATTGGCATCTTTTATCCTTTAAAACTCGATAATAAGTTTAATTGTCTCACTTTGAGTATTTGATCTGGATACAGGGATAATATTCTCAACATATAATATTTCTCCTGATCCTGATATTAAGTCTGGAATTGTCACTGCTGATAAACTGGCTACCGCACCAGATGATATTCCTTCAAATGTATTTAGGTCATCTACATCAGATACATTTACTATCCCTAATTGGTTGGTTACTGATATACTTGTTGTATTTACAGAAAATAAATCAGCATTGGCAACTAAAGCGGTATTTGGACTTTGTGTAACCACTTCATCTATAATAAAGCCACCGAAAGCACTGCCACTACCAGTAGTAATTACATTAGCAGTATACTTATGTCGTTGATCAAAAACCGTAGTTGGTTGTATTGTTGATGTTACTTCACCTGTATTATTAGAAACGGACCCTCTAACTGTCTCTGCTGTCTGAAAAAAACCTATGGCATCAGTCAATGATATTTGACTTGAATTTGATCCTGTGATTACACCAGTTGCATTAGATGTATCACCAGATAAAGTTTCACCTACAGTAACAACTCCAACAGATGATGTTATATCAATAACTACATTTGCAAATCTAGGATCTTTTATTATAGAAATTTGTCTAAAATCATTTTCAGTAGATAAAATACCATTTTCTGTATTTGCTTGTGTTGTGGTTATACAAACATAATGGCCGTCTAATTCTTTAACAATATCAGATCCATGACCATATTTGGGGCTTATTATAGGCCTAATTGAAGCACTATTGGCGGTTATAGAAGTATTTGTTGCAACATTTACTATACCAGTATTTCCAATAACTGTTGCATTAGCCCATGTATAATTAGTACCTACATTAACAATATGTATATTACTTACTGTATTAGTTGTTGTATTTACTAATGCTCTTGCTAATGTTCCAGTTCCATCACCAGTCACAGAGACGGATGGAGATATAACAAATGTAGACGTTAAATCAGGTATAACATTAAAAGGCTGATTCACTACAATTCTTCGTGTATTTCCAGAAACTATATATTCACTTACAGTTCTTAATTGCCCAATTCCTACACCTGAACTTATATAAAGTGCGGAACCTTTATAAAAATCAGTATTAGATGATAATACATCAGAACTACTTTCAATTGCAAATATTAAATTGTTGCCGCCAATAGAAGCTTGGGATATAGCACCGTTTGCTCTAGCATTATATTTTTCACCTCCGGTATTAACAATTATTGTTTGTATTGATCCTGGTGTTGCATTTCCAGCAACATTATTATCAGGAATAATAGGTATGTATTCGTCAGTAGCAAATTTATCCCAATTAGCGGTTGATATTGTATATAGATATTTCCATTGATATCCATCAACCGTTTTAACATAAATTGAATCATTAGCTGATGTTTCTGACAATAAAGGTGCAGATAAAGAGATTGAATCATTATTATTATCTAAACACACAAATACATTATATTCAGAACTTTCCTCATTAACAACAAAAAACTGCTCACCACTCAATTCCTTTTTATCATCATACATTGTATATTTGGTGTTTGCTGTCCAATTATATCTATGAGCCATTGATTTAATATCTGCAGCGGTAATTTGTTTACCTCCAATTAAATTTCTATATATTTGAAAATGACTATTACTCAATGCATCATGTGGTGTATCTGGAATAGAATCATCTTCAAATGGTGTATGTTTACCATAACCAACATATAATATTGTATTTGCTGGTTCGTCTATAGCTTCAATAAATTGTTTTGCGCTATGTATATTAAAATCTTTACGTATTATTTTTGCCATATGATTAACCTATTGTCACACTACTATTAGCTACAGATAATTGTAACCCAACTGCTTCTTGAACTTTTATTACTTCGCCAAATAACTTTGTACCTGAGACGTGAAGAATATCTTTTAGTACTTTAGAATATTTATCTAACGATAATCCTGACTGAATTACATAGGACAATTCTTGATAATAAAAATTATCGTGCAATTTTGAACTATCACTTAAAAAACTTTGCTTTGTTCTCCAACGTCCTGTACCAACACCATAATGCAATACATTAGCTGTACCGGTAATAACAAAATTAGAATTTCCAGATAGAGTAAGATCTCCACCATTGATATATCCAAATCCACTATCAATTACTTCAACCCCTGTAGCAACTCCATTAGCTGTTTGTGCGGCCGCACCTATTATAGCATTGTCACCCATTCTTTTAGAATTCTCATCAGTTATAACTGATAATATATCTGCTGTTGCTCCACTATTAACACCAGTAATTCCAAAACTATTTTCAAATGAAGTATTAAATGATGTTCTTTTCATTGCAATATGAGTACCATTTGAACTTTTAACTATACCTTTTGCATTAAATATATTATTTATTGATGTGTTAGATGATACATTAGCCGTTGCATTACTATTCAATCCAGATACTGAATTAGTAGAAGTAAACGTGCCGTTAGTATTTGCAATATTAATTACAGTAGAATTTGCAAATGAAATTATACCTGTTGCATTAGATGTTGATTGTATAATACCTTCACCAGTATTGAATGATCCTGTGAGATCAAGTATATTCATTGATATACCAGCTTGCTGTATAGTTTGTGTTATTGCTTCACCAACAGCAAAACCACCTGATACATTATCTAATTCTAATATTAAATCTCTTCTATTAAATCCTGCTATATATGGATTAAATGCAAATGTAAGTGGAGCTAAATTATAATTTTCACCTGGGTTAATACCACTTAATGAATTTATAGATCCTATTACAAATGTATTTGATGATAACATATTATCTAGTATAGTATTAAGATCGCCGTGTCTATCTTTTGGAAATCCATATCCATAATCAAAATTGGGATTTATATTAGCCCCTGTACCACCAGATGTTATTACTGTTGATACACCATTTGAATAATAACCTCCACCAGGAATAGTTACTGTTATAGTATTAATAGTTCCATTTGCAAATGTTTGAACATTAGCTACAGCATTAGTCGATGCAGCACCTCCTGAAAATGTTACTGTATCAGAATTACTATAACCAGAACCACCATCATTAACAGTAATTGAATCTAAAAAACCTATACCTGAATTACTAGCATCTAATTTAACATCTAAATATGCTTGATTAGCTATATTAATATCTTTTATAAAATCAGTATAAAGAGATATTGTTTCTGTATTGCCTATGGTACCAACATTAAAGTCCGCTCCTTGACCAGATCCAGCTGAAATAATATTCGCTATACTATTTGAACTATCTCCAACAACGAATGCATTATTAGTTGTATAAAAAGATAAATTATTTGCTGCTATGCCAAGATATGTTGTATTTGAATTTACTAGATTGCCTGTAATGTGTGTATTAGTAGTTATATCAATAACTGCATTTACAGTTGATACACCTTCTAAATATAAATCAGACGAATCACTAAAGCTGCCTGTATTTACTATAATTATTAATGATCCTGATGCACCATTAGCAGAAGTGCTTGCAACTATTCCATTTGCTACAATACCCCCAGATGAATTTGCACCATTAATATAATTTCCTATCTCTATATTATTTGATATATCTGAGCCACTTAAATATGTCACTGTCTGATTAGGTTGTCTTATTGTTTCAAATCTAAAAAAATTTGTTATGTTTGGATCACTATTTGTGTGGTTATTATATTCAATAGTAGCAGAACTTACACCAGTATTTGTAGCATCAGTGAGCGTATAACCACTTCCTCCATCGATAGCTGATTGAGCAAATGTTAAAGAAGCTAACTCAAAAAGAACTCTTCCGGTTGCATTCTCAATAGATATCACTCTAGCTTTACCACCTTTACCTTCTGATGAGATTATATCAAATGTATCACCAATTTCAAAATCCTGACCACCATTTGTTAAGTCAATATTTGTTAATGATCCAGTAACAACTGGACAATCAGCAGTATCTCCATCACTTGTTATTAATTCATTTAATAAAAATAAGCCTCTAACATTAGATAATGTTAATACAATTATCTCTTTACCACTAATTAATCTGGTTGATATTGATTCAACAAAAGCTTTACTATTACTAGATGATCCTACAATTTCTTTTCCTAGAAATGTTAATACTTTATCTGTGTAAGATGTTTCTAAATATTGTGGTTTAAAATAATCAGAGTCTGATGCTCTAAATATTGATTTGCTCGGATACTTAACCTGTATCTCTTCATCAAATAATAATCTAAACAATAATTTAAAGGATCTTGGTGACCCTTTAGATGTGTATAAATCCTTGATATGTTTAACTAAAAATTTGGTATCTACCTTTGTATTGAGTGGCAAATTTTGCAAATATGTATTTTTAAAATGTATTAAAAAATCATCAACAGTGTTATCTATATCTCTATTTTGTGCTAATAATCTATTTACATTTATTGTTTCATTATTACTTTCTAAAAATTTAAAATATTCAGTAACAAATGCAACAAAAGGTTTTGCTTCAGACTGATATATTTCCGGAAATTGTTCCGATATAAAATTAGATATATTTAAATTGCCATCCATTATACGCGCTCTTGTGATACATTAATTGTTATATCTTCTCCGTTTAATTGAAGAATAGTATTTTGGTTTGTTACTATATCGGAACCTGATATTCTAGCTTTTAATTTTATTGAATCACCTAAGTAACTATCTACAATTAATCCATCGATAGTAACAATACCATTATTGTAATCTACTGTTCCAATATTGTTATTTAAAACTTGGTATATCCCATTAGTATTAGTTACTATATTTAAAAAACCTACAGAGTTGTCAATTATAAACGCACTAATAGAGTCATATGTAAAACTTGAACTCTCTATCGCAGGCAAATGCGTACTAATGCTAGTATTAGAACCCAATATACCGTCTACAATTAAACTATTGTGGAAATGATAAGAAGACGAGAAAGAAGAATTAATTGTAGGTATAACCTTTTTAAAAGGATGAATAGTAGTTTTATTACTTAATATATTAGGATTTGATTCATCAATAGTTGACGAGAATTTTGATTTTCTTAGAGGCTTATCAAATGTATTAATATTAGAATTTGCAAATTTAATCATAGCAGATGAAACTATACTTGTTATTTGAGAAGGTGTAGCATTGGTTGTATTAATATTATAATTAACATCGGTAGATACACTTAAATATGTAAAATCTGGGTTAACAACATCTACATTTATTGCAACTGGTGTTCTTTGTTCTAAAAACGATTTGATCAATGTCTTTTTTGATTCAGGAATTCCGTCTGCATCAGTCAAATCAACAGACAATATAACTCTACCATATTTTGGTGGATTAGCTTCTTCACCACCATATACAGCAATTGATTGTACTTCAGGAAATTCTGTTTGTACAATTATTTTATAATCATTAGGAGTAACAGCTCTATCTTGTATTTGAAATGACTTAGGAGCATTAAATCTTATTGATTCAATAGATTCTATATTTGCACCTCCAGTTGATTCTATATTAGTTAAAAGAGATATATTACTATAACCATCTATATTCGTTGTTGTAGTAAATGAGGTTGCTTTATTTGATATTTCTTTTGATGCTACTCTATAATGAACTTCCGCAATATTTCCAGCTATTGGTTTTCTTCCTACTATATTATCACCAAATTGAATTTCCCATTTTTCATTACTTGTTGGTGCTATAAAAAATATATTAGATGTTGCACCCTCACCAAATAAGCTTGTTGCTTTTCTCCATGATGTATTTGTTGAAACAGTATTTGATTCCCTGACCGTCAATTCAATACTTCTTGTGTCTATATTTTTATTACTTAATTTATATTTCTGTGAGTTATTAGCAGAGATTGTATAATATTCGGTTATTTGTCTGCCTTCGTAAAAAGCAACATTGGATGCAATATAGTCGCCCAATTCATCTTGTTTTAAAACATGTGCGCTTTCGGTTCTAAATGTAAATGTTCTTCCGTCTATAGCAGTGGATATAGGATAATGTTTGGGTATAGTAATAGTAGATGGATTATCATTAGGTATAATAGTAACATCAAGATGCGCTACCGATGATCTTGAACTTCTAGGATTATAATTTAATTCTTTGGCATGTGATATCATAGCGTCTCTAGTAATAGCACTATCTATAAACATTTCACTTGCTAACATATTAGTATAAAAATTATTATAAAAGCTATTATATGCAAGCACATCAATTAATACATTTAAATTTGATCCTTCATAATCTAAGTCTTTAAACGCACCTTCATTTCTTATAAAGGTTTTTAAATTTGCTTTAATTGTATCAAAATCTAAATTTAAAATATCTAAGCTGGAATTTGCTGGCATTATCTTACCCTATCTAATATGAAGTCTAATTGTATTGGTTCTTCTTTATTTATTACATAAAATGTAATTGATACTGAATACTGATTCAGATCGGGATTTGCTGATACGATAACATCAATTAACCCTGCTCTTGGCTCGTAATTTTCTATTGTTGATATTATAGCATTTTGTATTGATTTTTCTGTAAATGGAGTAACATTTTCAAAAAGGTAAGCTCTTAAATCACCACCAAAAGTCGGCTGAAATAATCTTTCACCTTGTGATGTTTGCAATATATTCATGATGCTTTGTTTAACAGCATTTTCATTTGTATTTTTTAAAATATCTTTTCTGATAGGATGAATAGCAAAATCATTTCTAAAATCACTATATATTTCTCTATTTGATTGTGTAGCCATATTTACCTCTATATCTTATTTATTCACCAACTGGATAATTAGGTTTTAATTCTTTTGCATCTTTTAATTGTCGCTTTAATTCTTTTATTTCGCTCTCAACATCATCTTCATTCGTTAACTCACTTTTTAATCCATTTATTTTTCTAACATATTTTATTCTTCTCTCGTAAGTCTCAATTAATTCTTCTAATGCATTCATTACGTCTGTATCATCTTCTTCAGCTTCTTGATAAAATTGCCCTTCGCTTTTCAAAACTGGAGTAAACACAATAATTGGATTACTAGATAATTGATTTTGTCTAGCTTGTAATTTAGAACTTGATGCTCTATATTGCTTGTAAAGTTTTGTTTTTGTTGTTTGATGCTTTAATGGCAATCCTTCAAACATTCGTTCTGCATCTTCTTTAAATAAGGTTAATTCACCTTGAAGCTTGGCAACTCTTGCATTTTTAGATAAACTAGGTGATTTTTTAACCTCTGACATACTTGATTCTTTTAAATCACTTATTTCACTCTGTATTGATTTTATTAGTCCATCTTGTTTTTCTTTCCATTTTTCAGTATATTTGCTCCAAAACTCTGGTGCAGCTTCTGGTAAACCTACATCAGGTTTTAAGTAACCTTGGTCAGTCATTCCACTAGTAGCAGGCCCTCTAATACCTGTCATACTTCCATACCAAATAAAGTCACCAGTTACTCGACTAATTGATACTGTAAATGTTATTTCATTACCAGCTAATGCATCTCTAACAATATATATTCTTTTAGTAAAAGGTATTTCTTCTTTTTTATCAGCACTTGGTGTAGTAACTACTGGTGCTTTTTTAACAATAATTTTATTTTTTTCAGTTGCATTATTTAAAACAGTAGCAGTAGATTCTTTTTTGACTATTGAAGCTACCTCTCCTTGTTCTGGTTTTATTTTAGTTATTATTTTGACGGATTCTTTTGGTATAATATCAACTTGAGTTTTTTCTTTAACTGCATCAGTCTCTGGTACAGTGAGAGGTATGCCTTTTATTATATCCTTAAATATTGGTGCACCTGATGCATCTTTGCCAGATTCAACTAAATCTACATTAGGACATAATTTACATATCTCTAAAGTATTAGTAGGATCATTTAATACTCCCATAAGTTTATCTACACTAGTATCAGTTTTGCCTAATGCAGGACTCCATATTTTTTCAAACTCAGCAATTGCTTTTTGTTTTGATGCATTATATTTGCCTAAAATTTCTGTATTACTTACACTAGGAATTTTAATGCCGGCTAACTTATTTGTTCCGCCAGTTAGTGAATTACTTATACCGCCCAATTCACTAATATTTGATCCAAATGCTTTTGACAATTCTCCTGTTAATGACCCATCACCAGAACCAGATAGAAAGTTTTGAGCCTTTCCAATATCATTACTTAAACCAGATTGTATTGCATTTGTATCTATATTGCCTAAAGCAGCACTAATAGATCCTGATAAATTTGAACCTGCAGCGGCAGCGCCATCTATACTACCACCAAGAAATTGGCTTAATTTATCACCTGCAGATTTTATACCATCACTCAATTCTTTCCCAAACTCTGGATCATTTAATTTCTTTGACAAATCTTCGAAATCTTTTTGCATATTTTGAGCTACTTCAGATTCAGGCTTTGCTAAATCACTAATCTTACTGTTAATTTCATCTAATGCCCCAGACACCTCACTTTTAATCTTGCCTATATTTGCTGCTATACCTTTTGTAGGGTCATTAATAGCTTCTAATGCTTTATCTGTAGCAAGAGATATTGCTTCCTCTAGTCCTTGTAATTTGCCATCAGGGCCACATGTAATAGGAGGAAGATAATCAGTACCATCACTTTTTTTAGGTGCATTCTGTTCGCCTGCAGTTGTATAATCAACCTTTACTACTGCATATTTTTTTGATAAAAATAAAGTGCTGCCATTTTGTTCATATGATACTGACCCAAAGTAATTAGATCCATAATTTTTACCTTGAACACTATCAATTACTATAGGTTCTTGGAATAGTGATACAATTTTAGTGTCTTTGACTTCTTGAAATGGCATTTGTGTATCCTAAGGGTTCATGTGTATATTATTGGCAACTTCTGTTAAATCACCAGATGCGGTTACATCAATATTAGCTTCTGCTTCTATCGTCATATCATTTGTGGATTTTATAGCCATTGTATTATCTGCAGCAAAACCAATAGTATTGGCAGCTCCTATATTAATATTATTTACACCAACCACACTATAATCACCAGTATTCATATGAAAATGATTATTAGTAACAGATATATTGCTATTACCACCTATAGTTGTTTTACTATTTATTCCAACAGACAAGGTGCTATTTTTATTAATTGTTTCTGTATGATTTTCTGTGACACGTATACTATTATTTCCATTTATTTGTGTGCTTGAGTCTGATACAATTTCTGTAACTTTATTGCCTTGTACTTTTGTTATCATATCACCTTTGACGGTCAGATAATAATCTTTATCTACTTCAGTAATCATATCACCTTGTACATACAATCTAGCATTGCCAGCCACAGTAACATTTAATGATCCTCTTATATAACAATTTTTATTGTCAACAACTATTTCATAATCCTTACCATTTATTTTAGTAATACGATTGCCGTCTGGTTGTATTTCCCTAAATGTACCTGCTGTATGATATTCATGTATTCTTTCTGCATTGGGTGTATCATCAATCTCAAAGGTATGACCACCTTCTGTAGTATTAACATGATTAAAAGGATACGTAGATTCATTTACATCATCAGGATACTTGTCTCTTTCTTCCCCACCATACCTAGGATTAGGCTCACTCCAGGATGATCTATTATATAATGATCTATCATTTTTATCAGGCATTACAGAAAATACGTGTGGAGCTATTGCTGTAGGAACATCTTCTAATTTGGTTTCTCTTTTAGTAGAAAGCATATTACTACTTTCTGCATCGTCCCGGGATAGTATTGGTATATCCGATTGGTCAATATTAGAAGGATATTTGCCATTAGGATCGTTAAACCCCAAATCAGGATTAGGATAATTAGTCGGGTGGCCTGCAATTGTGCCTAAAACAATAGGTTTTTGATTATATCCAGGATCTAAAAACATGCCAATAACCCATGTGCCTTCTACTATTCCTGTTGGAGATCTGCCTATACCAGATACACCAGCTGATGTAATATCTTGTATTACTTGTGCCCATGGTAAAACTGATGTTGGTACATCTGATTTCAATTCACTATGTATTCCTGCAAATCGAACTTTGATTCTACCCATTTGTTCAGGATCATTTCTATCCTCTACAACTCCAATGTATATATTATTGCTTTTTGTAGTGTTTTTCATTATTTAAGCCTTTTTTAAATCCTATTTTTACACAATAAAAAGATGTATCAAATTCTTGTCCGTCTGTAATATGATCAACATCTGTTATTAGCCAATTACCAGAAATTAAATTATCATTTAATTTTGGAATAGTAAATCCATGAACTGTTGGTAAATTTAAACTAATTACTTTTCCAACTGATAAATCTACATTGCCAGGAACTTTAACATTCATTTTTAAATTTTGTGTTAATAAACTATATGATAATCTTCTTGGTATAATACTTTTAGCATATTGATCAAACCGTGTTACATCTGTAATATATGTTGATCTTTCATTAATTTTATAAGCATGCTTTTCTAAAAAACTATCACTATTAGGATTTACCGCGGTTTTATCAGTAGCATATTCATTAATATCATTAAAGTGGGCATGTGCTATATAATCATGGTATGTAATTTGTTTAGATATAATATCTACCTCTTCAACACTAGAGGATAATCCTCCATTATATATTCTGTCTCCGATATTTGATCTTGAATCAATAACATAATTTTTAATATTATAAAATTCTTTTTCCCATTTTTTTGTTACTGATGCTAAGGAAGTTCTAATAGATTCATCATAATTATATGTTGCAATTGGATTATCTCTACCGTCTTTTATAAGTTGTTCAATATTATGAAAATTAAACCCATCTTTATTTCTATAAAACGCATAATAACTTGACGCGCTGGTTTCACTATATGCCCGTCCACATAAATGTTTCATTGTTTCGAATGGTAATAGTCCATTAACAAGATAATCTGCTCGGTTTCCTGTTGGATGATAATTAAAAATAGTGTTGTCTACACTTTGCAAAGTATCTTCATAGACATTTAGAGCACTTAATGATATCATATCATTTAAGTATTTGTCTACACTAACTAATGCATTTTCTATATCTTCTAATGTTATACATTGTAACTTATATCTACTTGTTGTTGATCCAACGGTGGATACAACATTATCTACAGAAGTTATTTGAAACTTATAAGACCTTATACCAACACCACTTGAGTTTAATGTAACATTAATTTGTTCTTCACCTACAATTGGTAATGAATTGATTATATCTAATGCATCAACAATATATATTACACAATTAAATGAAGGCGACATCAACGATTCATTAATCTGTATTGATTCTAATAGTGGGATAAGATTAATTTTTTCATCACCACTAATGATCTCTAATGATTTTAATCCTCCAGAACCTGCTGGACTAAATTCAGTTGCGGCCATCTAATAACTCTTCTAAATTTTCTTCTGCGGTAGATAAATAAGTTTTATCTAATAATAAAATATTTCTATTATTTTCATTTTTTTCATCTTCTGCTGTATATGCATCTACTGCAACCCAATCACCAACACCTGCATTTGAATATACATAACTATCAGGAGTATACAACATACCATCAGAATCTTTATAATATTCAATAGTATTTTTTGCTGTTTCAGTACTGCCATATTTTAATTTAATATGTTTATCTAATTCTATACTATTCATTGGCCATTGATAGTAAGGATCAACTATATCATTGGACAAACAAACTAACCAAAAATAATCTGTGCTCCCATAGTAGTGATATGCTATTGATTCAATTGAATCACCTTGTTTTATAGTATATGGCAAATATGCTTTTAAATCATTTTCAATTAGATCTCGAATTTTTACACTTTCAAGTATATTTTTTACAGTATAATTTTTATATACAATATTTTTAAAATATTTAAAATAACTCATTATAATGATCCTTATTATGTTGAAATGTCTGGGAAAGTAAAATCATCTCTTGTAATTATTTCAACTTCACGTAAGGACATTGATACTGCATAGTATACAGGATTGCCTGTGCCTGCATGAAATGCTGCTCCATTAGGTGCTTGATTAATATTTAAAGCTGATATTACGCATCTTTTAATTTTATATAAAGAACTTGATGACCCCATAAATGTTATATCTACTTCATCTGGGTATGTTAATAATGAATCTCCTCCACCACTTGTTGTTATACCTTTAGCAGTCGGGTGCATATGTTTTTTAAGTTCGTTAAATATTTCTAATAGTTTATCTTCATCTTTTTGATTTGTTGGAGATAAATTCCAGGTAAAATTATGGGTTCTTAAATTCACACCATTAAACAATAATGCAGCATGAGGATTTGGAATATTACCTTTAGCTAAATCTACTACACCACCCAATTCATTTGATATCCCTCCAACCGCTCTTCTTAATGCAAGACCCACTGCAGCTGTTGTAGAAAGATCTCGTGCTCTATCTAATATTTTACCACCTTCAGTGGCAGCCATTGATAATTTAGAACCACTTGTATTTTGTATATTTTCTATAGCATCACTAAGAGCTAATCCTGCTTGCAACATTTCACCACCAAACGTGCCTAATTCAGCATCTTGATACGATGCGGAATATACTTCATTAAGTTCTTGTGGAATAGGCAATTGAATATTATTAATAATTTTCCCCTCTACATACGATTTGTTTCTATTGTATTTTATAAAAGAAAACATCATTGCATGTGAGCCAATATTAGCTGGATATTGCAATTGTGCAGGTGCACCTGAAGATGCTTTGCTAGTATTAACAACAGCAGCTACTGGTTTTCTGTTACCCATCATTTCCATGTTTATTACTCCTTATAAATATACTTATGGCATATAGAGGTAGATACAACCCAAAAAATCCAAAGAAGTATAAAGGTGACCCATCTAATGTTATTTATCGTAGTTTGTGGGAGCGCAAACTTATGATATATTTAGACAACCATGATAAGGTATTATTCTGGTCAAGTGAAGAATTTTGTATTAGATATCAAAATCCTCTAGATGGTAAATGGAGAAGATATTTTCCAGACTTTTGGGTCAGAATGATTAATAAGAATGGAATAACCGAGACTGTGGTAATAGAGGTAAAACCTAAAGCACAAACAATACCACCTTTAATGGAGAATAAATATACAGTAAAGGGCAGAGTTAGTAGAAGATGGTTGAACCAAGTAAAGACATATGGAATGAATGAAGCTAAATGGAAAGCTGCGGATGCATTCTGTAAAGATAGAAAATGGAAATTTCAGATTATGACAGAAAAGGAATTGGGTATATAAATGACAGTATTTAAACAGAGTAATTAATGGAATATGATCTTAAATCTAGAGTAATACAATCTTTACAAAATGTATATGATCCTGAGATGCCTTCTATTAGCGTTTATGACTTAGGTTTAATTTACAAGATTGAAATAGAAGGCGATAGGTGTATGGTAGAACATACACTTACCAGCATGGCATGTCCTTTTGCTGATCAAATCTGTGCTGATATAGAAAGTGC